GAACAAGTATGATTCAATTAGTAGTTAATGTAGAATTTTAAGAGAAAATGGTAAGTAATTTATACTATAAAGTATTAAAAAATACTATAGATAGTTTAATAGATTTAAGTGAAACTTCTACTCGTAATACTTATCATTTATGTGGAATAGACAAGAATATAATAGAGTATTTAAGTTCTAATAAATGGTGGGGAGGAATTGTTAAAGATACAAATGATTTTCATGTTATTAAAGTAACTGATAATGGATTATTAATAGAGTATAAAGGAAATCATATAATTCTTCAAAAGGATACTAGAGAAAACAAAATACTTTATGACGGATCTCAAATAGGTAAATGTTATCATAACTTTTATAATAAACCATTAAAAGAATTTGATATTATTGACATGAATGAGTTAGACGATGATACAACTGATAATTAATACAGTTATGTTAAGAGAAATAGACGAACGTAAGCTAATAAATGCTTACGCTCGTTTAATATATGAAAAAGAATCTGATATAACTGATGATAATGTAATTAAAGTTAATCTTATAAATCTATTTGATTGGGATATTAATGGAGATAATGGTCTAGGAATATATTGTGGTAAATTTGAATCTATTAAAAGAAAGGATTGGGATGTACTAATACAATTTATTAAAGATAATGGATATGAAATAGAAAAAATATCTAGAACTCCATTAAAAGAAAAACGATTAGAAAACATTAAAATAGTTAATGATTTTCTAGAAGCAAAAGAACAGCACAACATTGAAAGGTTTACTAACGAAAATTATACTGTTAGTGGTAGAGGAAAAACAGCTAGACCTTGTATATATAAAGGAAAAGAATATAAATCTAGACAAGAATGTATATATAAGGAAGGTATTACAAAATATCAATTATATGAATATTTAAAAGAAACCAATCAATTATGAAAGAAATAAAATTATTTAATAGAGATGGTGCTGATTTAAGATTAGTACAAAAGTATCTAAAAGAAATTGAACCAGGAATAACTGAATGGGAATTACAAGTAGATGATAAACACAAATATGTATTAGAGTTTGTTAGATTTATAGGTAATTATAATGAAGATAAAAATTCTATAGATTGGAGTGTTATTGAAGCTATTGATCCATCAGGAGGTCCAATGATTAATTTAGGAGATGAATTTGAAGGAAAATATAAGATAGTTAAAATAAACAGTGTTAAGAGTTTATGGTTAAGTGAAAGAAATAACAACTGAAAAGAATATTTTAACTGAAAACAGTGAACTCCTACAAAAATATTTTAAAGATATATCTAAATATCCGATATATAAAGGTGAGGAACAAGTTGAATTAGCTAAGAAAATGAAAGAGGGAGATTTAAAAGCTCGTAATAAACTTATTAATTCTAATCTTAGATTTGTTGTAACTTGTGCTAAACAATTTGTTGGACAAGGAGTTCCATTAATAGATCTTATCAGTAGTGGAAATTTAGGATTAATTCAAAGTGTTGAAAAATATGATCCAAGTAAAGGATATCATTTTATTAGTTATGCTGTATGGTATATTAGAAGAGAAATAATGAAATCCATATATAATACAGGAAGAACTATTAGATATCCTATTACTTATATTTCTATGATAACTAAAGTAAAGAAAGCTTATAATGAGTTTTTAAGTAAGTATCAAAGAGAACCTACTGAAGAAGAGTTAATTAAAATGACTAATATTACAGAAAAACAATATAATTCAGTTATACTTAATAAATCGTATTGTCAATCTATAGATACACCTATTACTGAAGACGGTAAATCATCAGTAGAAGATATATTAACTGAAGAAGTTAAACCTTTTTCAGATTTCTTTACTAAAGAAGCAATTCTAGATTCTTTAAAAGTATTAAATCCTAGAGAATATAAAGTTGTTACTGAATATTATGGATTAGGAGGCGTTTCTGAAAGATCTATAAAAGAAATAGCTAAAGAGATGAATTTAGGAGATGAAAGAATTAGACAACTTAGAAAAGAAGCAATAAAAAAATTAAGTAAAAGATGTGGGAAAACGTTAAAGACTCTTTTGTAATTCCTTCTAAATTTACAGTAGGAGGTTGTACTTATAATGTAGAAGTAGTTAATAATTCAGATAATGATTTAGACGGAGCTTTGGGAGATTTTGTTAATCTTGCCCATAGAATAAGAATAGCTAAAACATATATCAATGATAAGGGTACTGTTTCTGATATACCAGACAATGAATTTATAAAAACATATTTACATGAATTAGGTCATTGTTTTGGATATTATTTTAACGGAGATTCTTCAGAAGAACTTGCTTGTGCATTTTCCAACTTCTTTTATGAATATTTAACTACTAGAAAATGATTTATTTTACTATATCTAAAAATGATTGTGGTTATTTAATAGATAGTATTTCGGAAGATTATTCTACTTTAAAGTTAAAATTTCCTAATGAAACTATTTATCATTCTAATGAACCCATAGTTAGTATTTATGTTATTAAAGATCAATTAAAATCTGTAAAATAATGAAATTTAGAATTGAAAATAATTGGTTACTTAGAACAGAAGAAGATATAGAATTAGATCCAAAAGATTTTGTTCATTGTACTACTATTGAAGAATTAAATGATGAAATTAAGGATTATATTCATAAATGGATGAAATATCCAAATATGGAAAATGGATATTGTCTTTATGAAGAATCATTAGGAACAGAATTTTGGGATACAACTTATGGGCAATTTATGTTAGAATGGCAAAGACTAAAGGGATTACCACAAGAACTGTAAGGCTTCCAACCAAAGTAACTCCTGTATGGCAAATAGGAATAATATTTCCTAATGGAAATAAAATAATGAAGCCTAAATGTACATTAAATGAGATATTTTTAACTTACTTCTTAGATCTTGAAAAGCATTTAAGTAAAGGTTATACTCCAGAACAATTACTAGAGTTATATAAAAAGACTTATACTAATAAAGGAATAAAGGTAGGTATAAATTATATAGATTCTTGGGGACATAAATGGACTGGTAAAGTAGCGTGGCCTAGAGAATCTAAATTTATTGAATTTTTAAATACTAAACTAAATGAGGTTCAACGAGATAATCTATAATCAATTAGAAATTGATGATGATATCATAGAGGAATATATAAGAAGTTTTGATAGAAGTTTTGATGAAGAAGAACTTTCAATAGATGATTGTACAATAGATGATTTTATTGATTTCGTTACAGAAAGATATTATATAGAAGATTTTATAGAAACAACTGATTGTGAATATAATCTTAAGAAAGAGTATTTTCATGACGAATTAAATAGAGTAAAAGCTCAAATGAAAAAATGACTGAAAAAGAATTTTTAGAGAAAAGAATACCTATTTGGTTAGAAGGAGATGATTTGCATATTAGTACTCCTTCTAATATGGATAAAAATGATATGCATGTATTTCTGTCAAAGAAATATGGTTACAATTGGATGTTTGCCATTCGTGGTTATTATATGCCTGGAAGTCATGTAACTTTATATATAGGTGATTACGAATGTCCTAATTGTACAACATTAGTTGCTCCTTATTTATTTAATTATTTTCCAGATATTAAATATGTAGGATTTGGTTGTAATAAAGGTAAAGCTGGAGAAATTTGGGAGCCTAAGATAATTATTGTAAAGGATATGTCATGTATAAATAATGATATATTTAATAAGCAAACAGAAGAGTCTATTTGAAACTGACCTATATAAAGAAATAAGTTTCAAAGATGCTAAAGAGTATTTATGGGAACTTAAAAGACAACAATTTGATACAGAGACTATGGGTTTAGATGTACATACTAAACCTCTACTCTGTTATCAATTAGGTCATAAAGAAAATCAATTTGTATTTGATCAAGCTTCTTATCCCATAACTCTATTTAAAGATATGTTTGAGTCTGATAGAGAATTTATAGGACATAATATAGGATTTGATTTGAAATATCTTTATTATTATGATATATGGCCTAAACACGTTGTTGATACTATGTTAAGAGAACAATTAATATGGTTAGGTTGGGGTACTTCTACATTTTATAAAGGTATCTTTCCATATGAATATGAAACAAATCAATATAAATGGCCATATTTAGAATTTAGAAATAAAGATGGAGATATTATGTATAAATTCTCCACAGCATTAAAAGCAGTAGCTAAAAATAGACTTAATATAGACCTTGATAAAACAGTAAGAGGACAAATTACTAAAGTAGGATTAACTCCAGAAGTCGTGCAGTATGCTGGTACTGATGTAGAATATCTAGAAGATATTGAAGCATCTCAACAAATTGATATTAATAGAGAAAATCTTCAAAAAGCTTGTGATTTTGAAAATGAATTTGTTAAAGTTATAGCTTATACAGAATTCTGTGGAGCTAAATTAGATGTAGACAAATGGAAGACTAAAATGGCTAAAGATCAAGCTAATTTAGATTCAGCTATTAATAAATTAAATACTTTTGTACTAAAATATTTTAATCTTCATGGAGGTAATATAAGGAATAAAACTGTTGTTACTGAACATATTGTTGATACTCAATGGGTACATAATCAGGAGGAACTTAGTAAGTATAATATAAAAATTTGGAATCCTTCTAACAAAGTTAAAAGATATTATACTAGAAATTCTGGTAATGATGATTTAGGACTTTTATATTGTGAAGAATTAGAATTTCCTTTTCCTTATGTTGATCAAAACTTGCAAGGAGACCTATTTGAAGGATTCAATACTGATCCTTTTTGTAATTTAAATTGGTCTAGTAGTAAACAAATAGCTCCTTTCTTTGAATTTATGGGATATAACATAGAAATATTCGATAAAAAAGAGAAAAGAAAAAAGAAAAGTGTTGCTGCAGAAGTCATAAAATCTCAAAGACATATATGTCCAGAACTTACTGATGCTTATGTTGAATTCAAAAAAGCTGAAAAAGTTTGTGATTCATTTGGAGAAAAATGGCTAAAGGCTGTTAATCCTGTAACTCATAGAATTCATGCTGATTTCCATCAATTAGGAACTGATAGTGCTAGATTAAGTTGTGGTGGAGGTGAATCTGCTGTAAATATGCAACAACTTCCAAGAGATGCTGAAACTAGAGCTTGTTTTGTTTGTGAAAAAGGTAATAAATTTATTTCTGAAGATTATCAATCACAAGAATCTAGAATTATTGCAAGTGTAGCTAATGATTCTGCCATGCTTCATATTTATGATCCAGGAGAATGTGCTGATATGCATAGTCTAGTAGCATATATGTCTTATCCAGATATAATCCCAAGAGATACTAAAATTGAAGATATTTCTCATTTTTATAAACCCTATAGACAAGAAGCTAAGAAAGTTGAATTTGCTATTAATTATGGTGGTACTGATAAAACGTTAGTACAAAATAATGGATTAGATCCAACAGAAGCTAAGAAAATCTATGACTCTTATATGAAGGGTTTCTCTGGAGTAGCTAAATATCAAAAGTATTGTAGGCAAGCTGTTGTAAGAGATGGATATATTCTAATGAATCCTATTACTGGACATCGTGCACATATTCCTGATTGGGAAAATAAATGGAGTAAAATTCAAAATAATATGAATTCCCCAGAGTTTTGGGAGAATTATGGATATATGAAAAAATATGATCCATATTGTGAAGAAGTTCTGGAAATTAAAAAGTATTTTGGAATCAAATCCGACATTGAAAAACAGTCTATTAATTATAGAATACAAAATAGAGGTGCAATGTGTTCAAAATATGCTGGAATATTATTATTTAAATGGATTGTAAAAAACAATTTACAGAATAAAGTAAAGATTTGTATTCCAGTTCATGATGAATATAATATAGAAGCTCCAGAAGAGATTGCGGAAGAAGTTGCTTTGGTACTTCAAAAGTGTATGGAAAAAGGAGCTAAACCATTTTGTACAAGGCTACCACTGTCTACTGATATTGCTAGATTAGATGATGGAAGTTTACCTAATTATTGGATTCACTAATATAGATAAGTTGTGATATGGTTGATAATTTTAAGTTAATAAAACCTCTTTTAGAATTTCCTAATGATGATATTTACTATCATTTACAAATTCTTAGAAGAGGTAAAGACCATCCTGAACTTCCCGCTGCGAATAGAGTAATTAAATCTTACTTTATTTGTAGTTTGGAAAGTTTAGATTATGTTGAAGATGAAATCAAAAAACTTTGTGAATTTTTTGGAGCAAGAGCATATATTAATTTAGCACCAAAATCTATTAAAAAGACTACAATGCTACAATTAAAATATCTTGCACAAAGAGCTTACGAAGGTGATTTTAAGAAAATTTGGAAGTCTTGGAATACTTGTGCTGGAGAAATAAAAAGTGAAGAATCTATATGGGTTGTAGACATTGATAATAATCCTGAAGATAATTTAAAAGAAGTAGCTTATAGAGAAATAGCTGATTATATTGATGAACAATGTGCTCCTATAAAATATACTTTAGAGGGATATATAGAAACTAAAATAATTAGCATTATTCCTACTAATAATGGATATCATTTATTGACAGAACCTTTTAATCTTCAACAATTTAAAGAAAAGTATCCAGATGTAGATGTTCATAAAAATAATCCAACTTTATTATATTGTTTATGAAATATACAGTTATATGTAAAGAATTAACTTGGAGTACAGTAGAATATGAAGTAGAAGCTAGTTCTGAAGAAGATGCAAAGCATAAAATTGAATATGGGGATGGTAACTTCATATTCGATGATTTTGATGCTTTAATAGAACAAAATATAATTAGTATTAAACCTAAAAATGAAAATTAAAGAACTTATTTATCAGACACCAGAAATGACTGAGGAAAAATTGTTAGAGATTATGAATAGTCATTTAAATTGGATTAAAAATGATTTAAAAGAAAGAATTATAGGTTTACATAAAGATCCTATAAAACCTTTTGATCTTTCTCAAGCATTTCTAGATGAATACGATATAATACAAGATAAGAAATCATATCTTACAAAGTCACAAAGAGATGTTGTTGTAGGTTTTGTTGGAACTTGTATGATATTAATGACTAAAGGTAAAGAAACAGTAAATGAGTGATTTAAATAGTACTATAATACAAGAGTCTGAACCTGTATCTAATCCTCAAGTAAAGATTGATTTTAGTTTATATAAAGAACTAAGAAAACTTGGAATAATTCGTGAACATGATGAAGAAGATGTAAGAGCTTTTAACGTTGGAAAGAGTGATTATTCTAAACATATAATTCAACCTTGGACTATATGGTTAGCTTATCCTAACTTAACAGGCTGGGATCAAGATATTATAAAGAGAGTCCTTAGAACTAAACAAGGAGAATCAAGAATGATGGATTATGAAAAAATTATTCATGATTGTAAAGAAAGAATTAGACAATTAAAATTAGAACAAGAATATGAAGATTGAAATAACTAAAGTAACATCTTGGACTGACGTTTTAAATGCTGCTAGATTTACCCAAAGAAAAGATCCTCGTAGTGGAGAACCTTCTATCGCTTGGAAAAAGAAAATTATAAAAGCAGAGCACTCTCCTTTAAGATGCTTAATGTTTAATATTGACTTTTATGATATTCCTAACTATGTCTCAGTACATTTAGTTAGACACGTTCATGCTCAACCATTCGTAAGTACCTCGCGCCCAGACATTGATGGTAAACAAATTCCTAGAGAAGAACAAAAGAAAATTGATCCTGTTAATATGAGATTATTTCTTAATGCACAAGAAATAATTAATATTAGTAAAGTAAGGTTGTGTAGTAAAGCAGAATCTAAAACTAGGGAAATCTGGAGACAAGTAGTAGAAGAACTTAGAAAAACAGAACCAGAATTGGCAGCAGCTTGTGTTCCTTCCTGTATTTATAGGGGACATTGTCCTGAAATTAAATCTTGTGGGTTAGCTGATACTGAGTTATTCCCATTAAAAGTAAATGATTATATTAATTCTTTAAATTAAAAAAATATGGAAACAGCAGTATTTCAATGTACTTGTAAAAATGACTTTCAAGATGAATTTTATGGTAAAAACATGAGATTATTCAATGCTAAAGGTAAAGAACCTAAAGTAGATGGATATCGTTGTACCGTGTGTGGTAGAGAAATTCGTACTGGAGAAGGTAAGAAGAAATAATTATGCACTATAGTAATTGTTATCACTGTGGATACTTCCGTGAGGAGAAAAGGCCTGACGGAAGTATCCGTAATTATTGTAATGATCGTGATTGTACGGTAGATCCTTATGATCCTGAATGTAATTATGAATAAATATATTAAAACTGATATTGAACAAGGTCTTAAATATTTAAGAACCGGAATAATGAATGCTCTTTCAGACATTGAAAATGGAGAAGAAGAAACAATTGTTTTAGGTGACAATGTTCCATTTTCTTTAGTAGTTAAATGTGCAGAAGAAAGAGGTTGGAAAGAGGATGCTCATATGGACTTTGATACTAATGGTTGGGAAAGCGATTGTTGGTATTATATGATAACTCCAAATGAAAAATATGTTCTAATCGAAAGCTGTTTATGGAAAGGTTTACCTACTAAAATAGAAATAAATTACGATTATGAAGTTTGAATTAAATGAAGTGGAAACAGAGAGAGCCAAAGCTTTCCAAAGAAAACATAGACATCCTGAAGTATATAAAGGAGCTATAGGAGGACATATAAATTATATATTTACTCCTACTTCTATAGGTGATGCTTGTAGTATTCATTGTAGTATATGTGATGAAAAAGAAAATATAACTGATTATGATTGTTGGTAAATTATGGATATTGATAAATTAATTAAAATAGCAACTCTAGATAAGAATGGTGCTGCTAAAGAAGCTTTTAGAGCTGTTAAAGCTGAGTTACTTTTAAATGCTTCTTCTAAGAATCCAAAACCAAAAGGAAAATTTATTTGTGTAACAGGATTAGATTCTTGGATAGAAAATATAGAAATCAATGAACTTGATTTATATATTATTAGAAAACTAATTAAAGAAAGAGAAGAACAAGTTTCTATGTATGATGCTAATAGTCGTAAAGATTTAGCTGATATGTATAGAGAACAAATGAAGTATCTTAAAGAACTTCTTCCTCCCGAAATTTCTAAAGAACAAATTCAAGAAGCTGTTGTAACTGCTTATCCAAATGGATTTACTCAAAAGGAAATGGGAAAAGTTATTAAGGAAATTAAAAACATATACCCAACAGCAGATGGTAAATTAATTTCCGAAATAGTTAAAGAACACATTGTATGAAAAAGACATTATTAACTTGCGCTAACGACGTTTTATTTGTATGGTCAACAATAATAGCAGCCTCTGTGGCATCTAGAAGTATAATTGCAGGAGTAGTAGCTTATTTTATTGTATTTGTATTATTAGATGCTCATACATATTTCTCTAAAAAATTGAATTTTCACAATAATCCTTTTATAAAAAATTAAATTATGATTACTTTAATTATCGTTGATTGTCAAAATGATTTTATCACTGGAACATTAGCAGTGAAGGGTTCAAAAACAGCTTTAGAAGAAATTAAAAAGTTCATTAAAAATCGAAAGAAAGAAATTGATAAAATTATCTTTACTGTAGATTGGCATCCTTATAATCATTCTTCATTTAAAAAGAATGGAGGTCAATGGCCGGCTCATTGTGTTCAGTATACACCTGGAGCTTGTATAGAACCTAAACTTTTAAAGTTTGTTCAATCATTAAATATCAATTATGAAGTAAGTCAAAAAGGTACTATAGAAGAAGTAGAACAATATGGTGCTTTTGAAGATATTGACTATGTTCAAGATAATTTAGGTAGTCGTTATTATTTTGATAGTATTGCTACGGCAGATGCTACTACAGATTTTGTAGTTTGTGGTATTGCAGGAGATTACTGTGTTAAAGCTACTATCGAAAACATGATAAAAGGTGAAATCACTCCAAAAATCTTCTTTCCAGGAATAGCATCTATTGATGGAGGAAAAACTTTAAGTGATTTTGTTAAAGAAAATAAATTAGAAAAGATTGTATGAAATATAGTGAAATATTAAGAGAACTTGAATACTGGAAAGAAATTTCTGATGAAGAGGATCCTGAAATTGTAGTAAATGATGTTCCTTATTCTTATGAAATTGTAGGTGTTCAACCAGTAAAAGGTGTTGAAAATAGTAAAGCTATAGGTCTTTTATTTGAATAATATGAATAATCATCCTTTAAAAAATCCCGAAACTGGAGAAGTTGAATGGATAGCTAGAAATATAGCAGCTTTAGTAATGGTTATAGGTATAGATAAAAACAATAAATCTTATATACTTGCTAATAAACGTGGTCCCAAAACTCCAGATCCAGAATTTCGTGGATGTTGGTGTATGCCTTGTGGATATCTTGATTATAATGAAACCATTAAAGAAGCTGCTGTTAGAGAAGTATTTGAAGAAACAGGAGTTAAACTTAATGCTAATAATCTTATTCTTTTTTATATAAATGATAATCCTAATGATGATAAACGACAGAATGTTACATTTAGATATCGTTATACAATAAAAGAGAATATAGAAGATATTAAATTAACTTCTAAAAATTCTGAAGAAGAAGAAGTTTCTAGTATTAAATGGATTCCTATTGATGATATTGATAATTATAAATGGGCATTTAATCATGACAAAATTATTAAAGAAGAAATCTAAAAGTTCTATTATTAAAGCTAAAAAACAACAACTTTGTGATAGAATTAATCAATGTAAAAATCTAGAAGAACTGAAGGGGTGGGAGAAAACTTTCTCCTACCACGATGTTCTCAAGGATGATTTTGATTGGGATGAAGGATTCTTTTTTGATTTAATGGAATTTAAATTAAAAAGAATGTCTAATTATTTTCATACTCACAACATTGTAGCAGATGAAGATTGGTATGGAACTCTTTGTGATAGAGCTATAGCTATTCTCAACGCTGGATATAAAACTAATATTATAACAGATAAAGATTTACATAACTATGTAAATACTAGAAATGTTAATAGATTTTTTAATCCAAAAGAATTAGATTTTATATTAAAAGAAGGATTACAAAAGTATTATCTTCCAACAGTTAGAGAAAAGAAAGCAAAAGCCTTATTTTGGAAATTTTTACATCATTATATTGAATATTTGTGGGATTAATAGAGAACTATAAAGAACTTTTAAATAAAGAGTTTAAAGATTTGAATGATATACTAGAATTTCCAGGATGTAATTCAGAAGAAGAATATAAAGAATTAGTAAACCTATATATTAAAGCTGGAGCTATTCCTAAATCGGAATTAAAACCTGGAGGATGGTATATTGGTCAATGTAGAAATACTACTATAGCTCAATGGTGGCCTAAATCTGGCTTTAACTATATTAGGTATAAGTTTGGAGATAAATATGTTGATACTATTAATCATTTTGAAGATGATGATGGTTATGATTTATTTATTCCTTTTAAGTTAATTTATTATGAAGAATGAGTGGAATTGGTTTAATAGAACAAGAAAGACTTAGACAAATTTATGAAGAAGGTTGGACTACAGAACATGATGACGAACATACAAATAATGAACTAGCATTAGCTGCAGTATGTTATGCCCTTCCTACTAAATATTTATCAAGTTATTGGCCTTCTACCTGGGATAAAAAATGGTATAAACCCACAACTAGAATTAGAGATTTATCTAAAGCAGCATCTCTACTTGTAGCTGAAATCGAAAGACTTCAAAGAATTGAATTTAAGAAAGCTAAGGAAAAATTTATTCCTAAAATTAAAAAATTAGTAGATGAAGCTTTCGAAAAATTTGGAGAAGAAGATGATAATATTATCATTTTAAGTTCTTGTTATTATTCTGACGACAGTAGAAGCACCTATGAAATAGATGAACCTTTAAGAAGTATAGGTTTTTTAAGGAACGATACTTATGGAAGTAAACTTTATTTCCCAATAGGTAAAAATTGGGATTTAGGAAGTTGGAATACTAATGGAAGTGATGATGATAAACTTAATCTTTTTAATGAAAATTATGTTTATCCTATATGTGGAGCCTTAGATGAATGTGGTATTGATTGTATCTCAGAAGAATATTTTTCAATAAATGATAATGAGGCTATAAATGAGGTTTGGTGTGGTTGTATAGGTATTATGAAGGATTATAAAATAGTATCATTTGTAATACGTAATGATGGCTGGCCATGTGACAATAACTCCATTGGTGAGGGTTATAATAAAATTATTGAACAATTATGATTTTTAGTATATTAGACACAGATTTATATAAATTTAGTACTTCATATGCTTATATGAAGTTATATCCAGAAGCTGAAGGTACTTTTACTTTTTGTGACAGAAATAATGTAGTACATGATGATAATTTTGTAAAGAATCTGAAAATGAAATTTGCTGAATTATCTCATTTATCATTAACATTTTCTGAAAAACAATGGTGTATTAGACGAATTCCATATATTCCTGCAGTTTATTGGGAATGGTTGTCACAATTCAGTTTTGATATGGATAAAATTTATTGTTGGTTAGACGACGATAAACATCTTAATATAAGAGTAACTGACAATCTTTATAAAGTTACATTATATGAAGTACCTATTTTAGCTATAGTTTCAGAATTATATTCTAAGCTTCAAGGAGTAGAAAATGTATCTAGTGCTATTGATAAACTAGATGCTAAAATAAATCTAGCTAATGAACATGGATTAAAATTCTCTGAATTTGGTACTCGTAGACGTTACTCTTCTACATTACATGAACTTATTGTACAACGTCTTAAAGAGAAATGTCCAATTAATTGTGTAGGTACTTCTAATGTATATTTTGCTATGAAATATAATATGACTCCTGTAGGAACTTTCCCTCATGAGTGGATTATGTTTCATGGAGCTATTTGGGGTTATCAAGAAGCTAATTATTTGGGAATGAGAGACTGGGTTAGAACTTATGATGGAAATTTGGGAATATTCTTAATGGATACATATACCTCTAAAGTAGGTTTAAAAAATATGTCTCTTAAATTTGCTAAGTTGTTTGATGGAGTAAGACAAGACTCTGGTGATGAATATTTAATTGGTAACATGGTTATTGATAGATATAAAGAATTAGGTATTGATCCTACTACAAAAACTATAGTATTTTCAAATGCTCTTACATTCCCTAAATATTTAGACATCCATAATTATTTTAAAGGAAGAATTAGAGTGTCAGCTGGAATTGGTACTAATCTAACTAATGACACTGAATTCAAATCTGCTAATATTGTAATGAAATTATCTAAATGTAGGATAAATAAAAATCAGGAATGGAGAAAGTGTATTAAGATTTCTGATGATTTAGGAAAACAATTAGGAGATAATAGAGAGTTTGAAATTGCTAGAGATTTATTAGATCTCCATTTTGATACTCGGGATTATGAACATAGACATTAAATATGAATCAAGAAAGTTTAAGAATTATATTAAGAACATATTCTAAAGGAGGATTCACTGAAGATGAAGCTGTTCAGTTAATAGAAGATTTACGTAGTAATAATACTATTATAAATAACCCTCCTTATTATCCTTGGACTACATATCCTTGGATAACATATGATACTGAATTTCCTAAATATGAAGTAACCTGTAAAGCTAAATAATATGTATCAGATTAATTGTCCACATTGTAATAAACCTGTTCAAGTAATTCTTTCTAATGCCTTAGATGAGGAAGGTGAAACTTATATGTGTCCAGAATGTCGTAAACTTTTTAGATATGCTCCCAACGGATGAAGAATTAAATAAAGTTTTTAAACTTTATAAAAAGTATTGTAATGCTGAAGTTTATGAACAGCAGAGAATTAATATGTTTGATTTTATAAAACAACATTGGAATGATTGATTATTCTAAATTTTTACAAAGTTCTAGAGAATGGTTATGTAATTATATAAAAGATAATCATTTACAAAGTTTAATAATAGGTGTATCTGGAGGAATTGATAGCACAGTAACTTGTGCTATTGCCTCTCCAGTTTGTCAAGAAATGTGTATTCCATTAATAGGCAGAAGTCTTCCAGCATCTACTAATCAATCTGAAGAAGTAAGTGCAGCTACGTTAGTTGGTCAGGCTTTTTGTGATGATTTTAAAGAAGTTCCTATAGAGAATATGTATGCTAATATTGCTTTTGATATATCTTTAAATGAAGGAGAAATGTCTAAACTTCAACTTGGAAATATTAAAGCACGTCTTCGTATGATATATCTTTATAATTTAGCTTCTATTCATAGAGGTTGTGTTCTTGACACAGATAATAAGACAGAACATGAATTAGGTTTTTGGACTATTCATGGAGATGTTGGGGATATTAATGTAGGAATTATTTATCTTTGGAAAACTGAAGTATATGAATTAGCTAAATATATATTAACATGTTATGAAATTTTAGCTGTTAGAACTAAAGAAGTTGATTTAGCTATTCAAGCTTTAAAACAATCAATAGCTTTAACTCCTACCGATGGTAATGGAGTAATGGCTGGAGGTGATTGTGCTCAATTCGGATTAGATAATTATGAACAAGTAGATGATGTTCTTAAAACTATGTATTTTCCAGATGGAGGAATGGATAATATAACATACAAGAATGAATATATTAGACTTATCGATTCTTATAATGAACAAGGAGTTGATAAAGTTATGGTACTTCATCAAAACTCTAAGTTTAAAAGAAATCATTTACCTGTTTACCCTTATTTATGTGATTTAGTATGATTAAAGTATTAGAACATGGAATAATGAAAATCACTTGTCCTAATTGTAAAGCCAAATTACAATATGAGCAAGAAGATATTCAATCTGGAAACAGAATGACTTACTTAGACAATGAAAATTATAATTATATAATTTGTCCAGATTGTGGAAATGAAGTTATTTTAACTCCTATTAAAAGATGAAAATAGCATTATATCTTGGTTCATTTAATCCGTTTCATAATGGTCATTTAGAAGTAATTAAGACTGCTTTAAATGATTTTAAAATGAATGGAGTAATTATTGTTCCAACAATGCAAAATCCTTGGAAAGAGGAGAAAGTTCTTGATATTGATAAAAGAATTGAAATTATTAAAAAAAGTTTTTTAATTTCCAAAAAAGATACTTTTATTCCAGGATTATATCAATTTTATTATCCAAAAGGAATTGGAATATCGTCAATAGAAAAAGAACTTATTCCTCCTTATTATAGTTATGCTACTTTACATGCTTTAAAGAATAAATATTGTAATGATGAAGTATTCGTTTTAGTGGGTAGTGATACTATGAAGGATATTCCAAATTGGATGCATGGTGGAAAAATAATTGAAGATTATGATTTTCTTATAGTAGATAGACCAAGAAATTCTATTTCATCTAGTTCTATTAGAGAAATGTTAAGAACTAGAAATAAAATGGATGCATATTATTCAGATGAAAAATTAGCTCGATATGTTTCTCCTAAAGTAATAGAATTATTGAAAAAATATTATTAAAATAAGGCTGTAATCACCGTAATTGGTGGTTGCAGCCTTATTTTTTTCTTAAATTTTCTACAATCTCTTAAAATTTCCAAGATGAATAATTTATCATCTTGAGTATAAAAATCGATTGTAGACAATTCTATATATCTTAAAATTAAAATTATAAGGATATATTACAATATTTTATAAAATAAATAAAAAATTTGACTTAAAAAATTAATTCATATATTATTATTGTATTAATTTTTTAATTTAATTTTTATATGGTATATTTAATTGATTTAGGTACTTGTTATAAAATTGGAGTTACAAATAATTTAAAAAAGAGAGTAGAATCATTTAAAAATTCTAGAGAAATAGTAGTTCCAATAGATATTATAGTATATCCTTAGAATACTATAGATATAGAAACTATAGATAAAAATATGGAATTTGAATTACATCTTTTATGCAAAAAATATAAAATTTCTAGAGAACTATTTTAGAAAACTCCAGATGTAATTCAGATATTTTAGGATTATAAAATAAATAAAATAAAAGATCTAATAGACTGGAAAGAATAGTTTGAAAAAATATTAAATCCTCCTAGAAAAGAAAAAGTTAAAAAAGATAAAATAAAAAAGATAATATATTAGTATGATTTACAAGGAAATTTTATAAAAGAATGGAATAGTATTACTCAAATTGAAAAAGAATTAAATTTTGAAGGAAGAGGAATAGAAAGAAACTTATAGGGAATATTCCATAAATCTCATGGATATATATGGAGTTTAACTAAATTATCAGATATAGAATTAAAAGAAAAGATAAAAAATGCTACCAGATATAATAATTATTCAAAAATATTATAGTATTCTAAAGATAATAAATTAATAAATATATTTAAATCTATAACCGAAGCTTCTTAGAATACTGGAATTTCTATTTCTAGTATTTCTTTATGTTGTTAGGGGAAATACAAAACTGCAGGAAACTTTATATGGAAAAAGGGAAGTTGAACTATATGGTTCAGCTTCCCTTATTTTTTTTTGAGTTTTGTTATCGGCTATTTTTTTTTAATTTTAATCACCTATAAAATTTTTGGGATTTAACCAAGCCATTAAAGGACCCATTTGTTTACCAGCAGCAAAAGTATTTACTACTCCAGTATAAAAATCCTAATCTCCCATAATAACATTGGATGCTCTTCCAAATAAATAAGTAGCTTGAGAAAGAGCAAATGGATTCCATCCAATAAGAGGACTTCCTATTGAAGACCACCAATTAAAGTCATCAGCAGATTGACCAAAAGAAGTTCTAATCAATTTAAAGGCTGTAGCTTTAATAGCATCTCCTAATTCTCCTGATTCTTTTGTCTATTTTTGTAGTTCCTTATCCCAATCAGCCATTAATAGACCAGCGATAAGAACACTTATTATTCCATAGAAAGTTAAATCGCCAATAAACTATTTTAAATTAGCTTGTCTAATAGTTCTAATATTTTCGTCTTGGTTATTCCAAGTTTCATTCCAACCTTCTTTTAATCCCTCTTTAGTTAATCCGTGTCTAAATATTTCAGATAAAGTAAGTACAATACCTTCTTGCCACTATCCTTTCCATTGATAGAATGGAGCACTAGTTTCGTCAGTTGTTAAAGGAGCATCGTAATCAATAGTTCCATCAGGTTTAGTCTAATAATATAAAGGTTTTTTAGTATTATTATCTATTGCTTGTTCCCATTTACCCTAAATTCTAACTCCTCCTGGAGCTAAATATTGGTTTTTCTTACCAGACCAATATGTTCTCATTTGCATATATAAAGAACCTAAGAAAGTAGCATGAATTAAGGATTTCTTTTCATGTGAATAATAACCATAAATTAAATCACATAAAGATTTAACACTTTCTGCTTCTTGATTAGTCCAACCATAAGGTAATGGATCTCCTATTTGGAACAAACTTCCATCAGGTTTTTGAGTACCCTCAGATACAAATTGTTCTGCGATAGTATGATATAAAGATGCTTGTTTATTATAATTAGGGTCAGAAGTATTTCCGTTGGCATAAGCACTAAATCTCTTATCCTTTTTAAAATTATAAACTAACTAATTATCTTTAACTTCTAAGGCATCCCAAATACCATCAGCTTTCATTTTAGCTACTATAATAACCATTCTATTGTAATAGTCAGGTCTTGAAGCAAATTTAAAAGCTAAATTAGTAAAATTATATTTATTATGAACGTCTGTTCTCATTCTTTCTGAATAAAGATTCATGTCCATATCATTTACTCCTAACCATTCATTAATAAGTTGACATTTAGTAGGTTTATCAGAAAAATGTTTCAAATCAGCATAAACTATTTTAGCAGCATCCCACATATTAGCCCATGTAAATGCTTGAGTTCCATCAGGCTTACGAATAATTAAACTTATGTCTTGCCATAGACCTTGAATAGTCTGATACATTGCTTGTACAGGAGAAAAAGCTAAAGCCATAAAACTTGCTATTTGCTTTATTTTGCCTGATACTAGAGTAGCTTCTTTCATTTCATCACTTTTTTCTAGTGGCTGATTTTTTATACTACTTCTCATGTATCCAGTTAAGTATTCAATATCATTTTCGAAGTTTTTATTTGTTGTTGTTCCAGCAGCCGTTAAGAAAGCCATAGCAGCTTTCATCATAGGAAATACTTTATTAAATTGTTTAGCAGATTCATAAGCATAAGTATGTTTAAAACATAACATTTCTAAATTATGCTCAAAAAATCCTTCACCATTTGACCTTAAAGCTTCTCTACGTTCCTTTGGATTTCCTTCAGTTCTATCAAAACGATTTGCAATATCAAATAAAAATTCAGGATGATCTTGACTAGGAGCATCTTCAACAAATATACCTTCAGTAGCAGCTCTTAATTCGGATAAAGCGTTTTTAGGATTAAATCTTTTTAATCTTTCTGTAAATCCTTTTCTATAACCTTCTATAGAATCCTAAGATTCCTAAGAACCTATAACTAAAGGAACTCTATAATATCTTAAATCATGAGTATCTCTCCATAATTCTAACTCTTCTTTAGAAATTTTTCCTCCAAATCTATTTTCATTAATTATTTCCAAAACTAATTTAAGATATTTCTTTTCTGCAGGATCTTGAATACTATTTAAATCTTTAAATAATAAATCTCCATCTACCATTTCTGTCATATTTTTATACATATTGGTAGCATTTCCAACATATTGTGCTATACCGTAATATCCTTTAGCTCTTTTTAATTCCTCTGTAGCATTTCTTAATTGAGCTACCTTAGAAGTCATTGAATTTCTAATATTTTGATAAGCCTAAGTCACTAATTTAGTTACCTAATTTAAGGTGTCACTAAGTAAGTTTCCCGGGTTATCTATCATTGTTCCACTAACTCCTTTAGCTAAAATTCCCCTAAATGTTCTTTCTTGTAACCATTTATCATGATCCTTTACCTATTGTCTAAAAGTAACTCCTCTTAATCCTGCTAAAGCTTGGAGCATCTAAACATATAATCTTGCTTCAGGTTTATTTAGAATATTTTCCCTTGTTACTCCACTTTTTAAATAACCATAAGAATTTTCTAATCTTCTAATTATATCTTCAACTACTTCAATTTTTTTATCAATAGAGCCATCAATAGCTTTGTCTAAATCTGCTTTTGCTGAATTAAATTCACTTTCTTTTAAAGTAAAATCTGGATTCTAAGTCATAGCATCTGTAAACATATTTACAGCTATATCAAATGCTGTTCCAAATTTTACTTTTCCAGAAGATATATTATTTTCATGTTTTAAGGGAGATAACTGATTTAATTTATTAAAAGTATATAATAATTCTTCATTAGAAGCATGAATTCCTTCCCCTCTATAAGAATTCATTACTTGAATGTCTCCAATAACTGCTCCACTATATCCTTGTGTAAATAATCCTGGAATATTATTTAATACTAACACTGTTTCTAGTAATTCAATATTACCTTTATATCCGTCTAACATTAAACTTTTCTAATTAGATTGTTCAACAATGTCAGGCTAAAAAGCATAAGATAATAAATGATTTCTATTTTTCTTTCTAGTTTCTTTATTAGATTCAAATGGATTATAATATAAATTAGGAGTAGAAGTCATTTTAATAACATCAATCTATTGCTTATTAAGTTTGTTTCTTAATACAATTATACCAAAATGCTTTAAAGTATCGTGTTCTACTACTTCCCAATTATTGTTACAATACCTACCTAAATAATCAGAAAACCATTTAGAAAGACCTGTTTCATCAGCTAAACCTTTTGTATCAATAGAAGATATAAATTCTCCAATATCCGTAGTATTATTTTCAATACCATATTTTAAAGCTTTTATAGCAGTAGAAGCCATCCATTCTCTACTTCTTTCGTATTTTTCCTATTGTTTTTTAATTTTTTCTATTAATTCCGGTTCGTTATCAGCAATTATTTCTTTATTTCCATATTTAGTTTTATAAACATAAACTTGTTTTCCGTTCCTTTCTACTGGTTTCAAAGCATCTTCTTCTTCTAACATTGAACGAATTTCTTCGTCGGTTTTTGCTTTATACTTCTAGTAATCTGGACACCAGGTTTTTAACTGTTCTTCAACATTCTCTACACATTTTTCAGTAGGAGCATCTAAAATTAAATCCTCTGGAAGGTAATCGTCAAGATTGTCTAATATAGGCTAATTACCTTGAGAATTTACAGCCTACATTCGTTGTTTAACTTCTCTTTGAATTAATTCTCTACCCCAAGTAATTGTTTTATATTCAAATTTAGCTTTTTTAGGATTTTGATGAGCTTCTTCTGGATTAACTAATTTTAAATCCTAAAATTGTATAGGTAATATTCCTATGTCACTATCTCTATAATCCAATCCGTATTGTCTAAATAATTTTCCATAGGCTGCTAACTGATATGTATAAGCTAGTCTTTTAGGTTTTCCAAATTCGCCATATTCTTTTGGAGAGGTTTTATAGTCATAATAGTTAATCTTACCTTTTTCGTCAAGAACCGCTAAGTCAATATAACCCATTAAAGTTTGTGGTTTACCTGGAGTTGCTTTATGCATTTCAGAAGCTATTCCAAGTTCAGGATAAAACTCACAGTTTTGTCCATGTAAAGCTCTAAGTTCTCTTTTTAATTGGTCTGCATATATAATAGCCTATTCAATAGTTTCATTATTATATATACCTTCTCTAAATCTACTACCTAATTCTTCTCTTAAATCCTTTTCTATATTAGAGGATATTTTATCAATAATTAGATTTCTTTCAGAATCTCCAAGAATTTTTCCAGTATCAGGATCTTTTGTAAAATATTGCTATAAAATATAGTGAACAGCAGAACCAGAAGCTGCTTGAAAATCCCATTTATTAGTCATTAACTCCTACAACTACTTTACTTCTGTAGGATTTAATAATCTTATTTTACTTTTTTTCTCTTCAAATGTTTCTCCTTCAAAGAAAATATCAATTTCATCTTTAGTAAATCTATCCTCTAATTTTTCTCCAGATTCTAAGGGTGTTGTCCAAGATTCTTCTCTTAAACTCCAGTAAGATTTTAAACGAAATTCAGGGAATAAAAGTTTACCTTCAACCTCTAATCCTGATAGAAATTTAGTTACACCAATATATGGAGCACGAAACTCTAAAATTTCATCACCATCAAAAGAACCTGCTCTTAATCTAGCTTCTTTCATAAGAGCTTCAAGTTCTTTAGAACGAGACATTATTTTATTTTCTATAATATTTTTGGCTGATAAGAATGGGGATGTTCTAGAAAATACTAAATCACCAAATTTAGATTCATATTTTCTTTTTTCAATTAGAAAATCATCTAAAGCAGCTTCAGATTCAAAAACCTATCCTTTGTAAATATATCTACACTTCATTGACATTCCTCCCTTAATTCTCTATTTTTCATTAGTTCTGATTTAGTATTAGCCATCATTCTGTTTATTGTAGCATCAGTTAAACTTCCTCTTTTTTCTGATACCATTGTAGAAGAATTAACTAATTTAGCTAACGACTTTAAACTAAAATTATAAGGATCTTGAACACTTTTTACACTATGCTCTCCCATTAATACCGTATCTAAAGTTCTATTTATATTATACATTATTTCTTTTTTATTAGCATCAGAGAGATTATTAATAGCGTTATTTTGTCCAGTAAGATATTTGGCTAACTCTGTTACAAATACTTCTTCATTTATATCTCCTTTAGTTCTATTTGGATAATTTAAAGAAATTGTATTATAAGAATCAAACTATTCAGCCTAACTAACTAACTAATCATATAATGCTCTATTTTGATATTTCATACTTCCAAATAATAAATGAAGAAATTCGTGTACAGGAGAATCTACAGTAGCTATATCTGTATTTATATAAATATTTCCATTATAAATAAAAGATTTAACACCTTTAGTTCCTACAACAGAAGCCCAACTATCTTTACTTAATTCTTCATTAGTAATAGGAATAATATTAATTCCATATAATGTTTGTAGTTTATCAATTACTTCATTAAAGTAACAAAAACTATTTACTTCATTATCAGTTATATCGTCATTAATGCTAGAAAACCTTCCACTATTATTATCAGCAGATTTAATTTGATTTGGATTAAATACTACAAGTTCTTCTTCTTTTCCTTTTTCCTTTACCCAGTTTACACTATCAGAAGTTTTCTCTAAATCAATTAATTTCTAATCTTGAGAATCTTTAATGTTATATTCTTTTTTGGCATTTAAGAAGAATCCTCTTATATAAGTTCCAGGAAATATTGAAACATATTCAAATGAAGGAGTAAAATAGAAACCTTTACCAAAATATGGTTCTAGATTAGTTCCTATGTAAGATCTATCAAAAATATTAAATTTATCACCGTCTATTCTATATACAACAAGAGGCTCACCATTCTCATCTACTACTTTAGAAGCACTGGCAGGATCGTTAATCCAATCACCGAACCAATCTTTAAAAGCTTGAGTTCTTACCTAAAGCCATTGTCTTTCATTAAGATTAGTCGGATTCCCATTGGGAGCAGTCATATAAGTACCATTAGAAACAGCTTTTTCTTTTATATTCTTCATTTCTATTTCTATTTCATCTGATAAATCTACATTACCAGATTCATTAGGTCTTGTTGTTACATATACTTTAGATCTACTTCCAACTTCTAATACTTCAATTTCTTTATCTCTATATCTGTTATTTAATACTGGAATAGCTTCTTCTACAGTATTAGTATTAGTTTCCTTTAATATGTTTTCTGTTTTAGTAACATTATCTTTATTTAAAGATAAATCTTTAGAAATAGCTTTAGAAGAATTAGCGTTTAATAATTCATCTAAATAAGGATATCTACCTAAGGTATCTAAAGATTCTCCTACATAAACTTGTAATTCAAAATCAGAGAGACCAGACTATTTTAATAAAGTCTGGTACTCTCTAGTATTTTTATTAACACATTGCATACATTAATGACATTTAATTATATTCTCAATACCTTGTCTTATTTTATCAGTATTAAATACTAATTGTTTACTTCCGTTAGGTTGTATTAAATAATTAGCCGGAGGATTTTCAAAGAAAGGTTTTGCCTTATCTGGAATTATTAATTCTGATTTATCTTGTCTAGTAATCTTAGTAACTTTACCTTTATTAATTTCTATAGTAACTTTTTCATTGTCTGATAAAACTAAATCATAAGAAATTCTATCAGCACTTACATTTATATAATTTTTAGTTTCTACATTATAATTCATAAATGAAGGATTGTAACCATTTATAAGTCTTATTTGTCCTTCATCATCCCCTCTTACATTTCCTATTTTTGTCCAAAAAGCTAAAAGACCTGTATCTGGATCTTCATAATAAATATTATGCATATTTGATGACCAAGGATTTTGTCTCAAAGCTGTTTCCTTACTAAGAGTATAATCATCAACATCAATAACCCCTTCCATATCAAGAGCATTTTCATAATCTCTATATTCTTTTATAGGTTTATAATCTAATATATCCTAGAAAATAGAAGTCATTGTATTTTCTCCAGGTCTTCCATCAAAAGCTATTTGATTATAATAATAGAATAATTCTGGAATATCATAATATTTATCTCCAATCTTATATTTAACATGACTTAAGGTTCCAGAACGGAAAGCATTAAAATCATATTTAATTTTCTCAAACAAGGCTTTTTCAGCATCACTTCTAGGACTCATATTAATTCCTGGAGCATAACATATTGTAACATTATAATGAGCATTATGTTTATAAAGAGTTGGAGCTAAACTTTTAATAAATTCATTTTTAAGTAAAGCTGCATCTTGGTTATTACCATCACCATATTTACCTTTTTGTAAGTTAGGAATAACTACTGTTTCCATAAATAGTTTAAATGAAGCATTTCCTTCCTCTGTTCCTAACTATATTGGAGTGGTAGTAGTTTTTGATTTCTTTACAAATTGTCCATTTTCCTTAATAAAGTAAGAAGAATTTCTTGGTAAAACAATTTTAAGTCCTTTAGATAAATAATATCTATCTCTAATAATTCTATCGACCATTTGTTCAGTTCTTCTATAAATAGACTCTTTATCATTAGTAGAATAAGCTCCTAAAATATCAATAGCTCTTTGACCTAATTTAAATACAGAACGATATTTTATAGAAGTTTTCATCATAGCTTGATGTAACATATCAGCAGATTCTAAATAAGAAGCAAAATGAGGAACCTATAATACATCAAGAATATTAATAAATACCTTTGATTTTTTAATATTTTCCATTACCTTGCTATAAGCGTCATTAGTAGATGTAGCCTATCTAACTATAGGATAAACTTGAGCAAATTGGTCTCTATAGATTTGACTATTCTAGAATCTTTCTCTATTACATTTACCTTCATAAATGTCAATCCAAGCCTCTTTATAATTCTAATCAGATACAAATTGATGGAACTCAAAATTCCAGTTAGTCTTTGACTACTATATATAAGGTATTGATTCTCCTTTTTCTAAAGCTTCTCTAACCTTTTTTCTTTTATATTCCCTAAATTTAGAATACTGTCTATCAGCTATTACACTTGTTACAACATTTAAATAATTAATAGATTTAGCATAAGAATTCTCCAATCCTTGATTTATATGTAATAATTGTCCTAATCTACGTATTTCTTCGGCACCATCATTTAACTTTTTAAAATCTTTATAAGTTTCCTAATTGATAGAATTATATCTTTCTATGTAATTTTCAGCTTGCTCAACTAATCTATGTAATTCATAATATTCTCGTAATTGTTCATCACTATCGTGGAGAACATTTTGATCAATTTCCTATTTAATATTATTTAAATATTCTAATTGTTCTTCAATAGTAAATCCTTTATGAGTTAAATTAAATAATTCTTGTCTATCTAATTTTAATAAAATAGCATTTCCTTGTTCAGATAATCTAACATTACTATCCAATACTGGAGCTAATTCTAGATAATCAAAAATATTTTGAATATTTTTTCCTTTTTCATTAAGGAATGAATTACTTCCCATTAATTCGTTTATTACAAGCCCTGTTTCAGAACAAATAATATCAGCTATAGCTTTGAAATCCATACCTATAGTTATACCATAAATATACATTCCTAACATATTAGAAGCATTAAGTTTATCAAGTGCCAATTCCTTTGCATTATCAGTAGCTAGTGAAAGTAATGCTGATAATATTAAAGCCTAATCCTAATTACTTAATTCTGATACAACTTGAGCAATAGCTTGATTCGAAATTTCTACACCATAAGCATTAGCTAACATCTAATATTTTTTTCCGGCTATAGTGACTTCTGATTTTAATCTAGCTTGTTCCCATTCAGTGCCATTTCTTAATACTTCATTATATCTAGCTGTAGCAGCAAAGAAAGATTTAAGACCTACAGCGCAAATACCTACACCTTTTTTACCAGCCATATTCTAGGCTATTCCATGAATATTGGTAGTAAAATTGGCTGGATTTTCTAAAGAGGATTCCTTTGCTTTTATAGTATTATTAGCAACATCTTTAAGAGGTTTAGTAATATAGTCAAGAGCTTGTTGTGATTCAATAAGATTAGCAGGACTTATTCCAATATTATACATAGTAGCTACTACAAAGTTTTTAGAGAAATCTTCTGCTTTGTCACTATTTATATAATTATTATGTTTATTTGCTATTTTCTTTATTTTGTCTACAATAGGTGCTAATGACGCATCCTAAGATGCTGGAATATATCCAATTCTATTAAAATATTCTATAAGTTTAGCAAAATTTCTAATGCTATAAGGATTATTTAATTTAGTTATTAATTTATCAGTTCCCTTAACAACCATAAATGGTTGTGGCATATTCTATGCTTCAGCGTAAGAAATAAATTTACTATAATCAAAAGTTTTTTCTGAATTTATTTCTAATACTTTTCCTGTTGGGAAAGGTATTGTCATACTAGCTTCTAAATTTTCTAAAGTCTCTGTATTACCATAAGGACTATGTAATATATATCTTCCAGATTTATCAAATGAGAAGGAAGCTAATGATACAGCGTCAATATCAAGATCAGAACCCTAGAACAAGAACTATGCTGTACTTACATATGCAGTATTTATGTCTGGAGCTTCAAAAGCAACAACTTTCATAGGCATAAAAGACTGCATAGATTGAGCTGGAATACGAGCAGCAACAACTTTTAAGGATTGTAAAAACGATGTATGAATTTCATGTCCACGTTCTATGAAATACTTTCCAATTGGAGATTCCTTTAAATCATTAATATTAGATATATTTTGAATATTTTGAATAGCAGTTTTTAAATTATCTCCATATTCAGATCTAGCAATATTAATATAATCTATAAAGTCTGATACAGTTTTATTATCTTTACTACTATTACTTAATATTCTCATAAAAGAATTTTCATCATAAGAATAAGAACAATTTAATGTAATGTAAGAACAATTTTTTACATAGAATTCAGGTTTATTTGAAACTATAACTTCCTAAATTGTTCCATCTGGATGTCTATATTCATAAATTGTATCTCCTTTCTACATTTGATACATTTTTTCTCCATTTCTTACTCTCCAAATTTTACCTTTTTCGTTAATTTGTTGAATTTCTTTTTGAGTAAATGAATCAGTATCCTAAACACCTTGATTTCTATCTAGAATATATAGAGAATTGCGATTTCCTATATTCATTAAACCAATACTATAGAATTGACTGGATACTTTTGGCTTAGTAGCTTGTATAAGTTTTTTAACAAAGAAATCTTTATCGTTTTTAATAGCTTCTAGATCATCTCCAACTTCTAACCCAAATATAGAAGCAAAAATTTTAGGCATTACTATTTCATATGGTTCAATATTTATAGATTTTGGATTAACCTAAATTCTTGTTCCATCATCTAATAATAATGATTTGTCAGAACCATCTTTTATGATATTCTCTCCTTCTTTAATAGTAGGATTCTTTAGATTAGATAAAATATTTAAATCCCATTGAACATCTTTTAAAGCCTAATCAATTTCTTCAGTAGATGCTCCTTGTTTCTTTAAATCAGATAATCTATGTACAGAAGCTAAATCATTAACATTATAAGTTAAAGGAACTTCGTTTAGATAGTCTAAATATTGTTGATAGTTAAAATCATAATCTTCTAAAGCCTATTCTATTCTATTTTTATAAATACCTTTAGTAATATCAGTATAACTTATAGAAGTTGTTAATAATTCTATTATTATATCTTTTATTTCAGTATCGTTAGTAGTATTTTGTAAAGTCTCTGGAAGATTTCCATATAATTGTTCTGCTGCTTTTTCAATACTTATTCCATTAGTTCTCAATATAGCTCCAAACTTTGTTAAATCAGCAGGTTTTAATCCTGTATGTTGCATTACAGAACTTCTTGAAAGTGTAGGAAAATTTTGACATATATATTCACGAACATTTTTAGGAGTAGTATCTTTATCAATAGTAAGACCTAACTATTCTGCTTTATTTAATTTTTGTTCCCAACCTCTTATAGAATCTATTTGATGACGAATATTGTCTGTTGATTCCATAGTAGTCGTAGATACTCCTTTAATAGCCTAGAAAGTAGCATTATAAGAACCCAGTTCTCTACCTCCTTCAAAACCTAGTTCGGGCATTGGAGCAAATTGTTCTGTTATTGAAACAATATTTTCAGGAGTCTATATTAATAAATTTTTTAAATTATAATAATCATCCTATGTTCTTGCATTTAATAGCTAAATATTTCCTGCACTATCTATTATTTTATATGTTCTTCCAAGTTTAAGTCTACCTATATCATTTACAAGATTATTTTCTGGAATAGAATCAAAAGTTTCTTGTTCTGCTTGAATCTATTCATCATTATTAAAACTATTTAATGTTTTATTATTATATAATTTAACAACTCCAAACGATGGGCAAAGTACAGAAAGAACTCCTTGAACTTTAATTTTAATAGCGCCTCTAGTTAAAGCTACAGCAATAGTAGAGTGTAATTTTCTAAATACTGATGGATCACTATAAGGAATAGTATTTGCATCCTTAAAAGCTATTTCCTTTCCTTCTTTAGCTTTATTTATAAGTTCTTGAGTTACCATCTATAAAGTAGCAGCACTATTAGTAGAATGTATTAAAGCATCTATTAACGTATTAATAATTACTTGTTGATAATTCTAATCAGTAGAAATAGAATTTCCATTAATATCTGTTTTAGGAATTTTCTGTCCAGTCTATGGATCTATTTTATCTGTTCCATCTGGATTTTTTTCATAAATATATCCATCTGGATTGGTAAAGAATTCTCCAAAACTATCAATATAATCCTTAATACCTGCTCTTGCTAGAGATGCTAGAGCATTTAACATTTGCTGTTGTTGTTCATGTGTATAACCTCTAGCAGCACAAGCTGAAATAACCTACGTCATAATAGATAAATCCTCATCATCAGCATGATGTTCTTTATCTAACTGAATTCCAGCCTAATTCATTTTAACTCTCATAAAGTTAATTTTACTAGGATCTGAAATATCGTACTTGTCTACAGTATTTATATTACCAGCACCCTATTTAATAGCTCCAACTGTAGGCATTAAATGTATATCAGAATGTTTTAGTGGTTGATATACATCAGATTGTGTTCTAATTATACCACTAACAGGAGTTTGTCCAGTTTTATCTTTTGGATCAGTTCCTATTCTGTTAATTATATTAGCAACTATTTTAATAGAATTTTCTGTGAATTCTAATTTAGAACTACCTTCAGTCAGTTCCATTGAATAAGCTCCTCCAAATAAATTCCACAATTTATAATTAGTATTTACTACTTGTGGTCCCTATGGATCAGCTATTACTTCTCCTTGTACTAATCCTGTTCCATCTACCTCCTAAATATATCTTTGGAATGTATTATTTCCAAGATATTCTATAGAAGCTATTTTAAAGTATTTTCCATTATCTTTAAAATATAATTCACCATTTATATCATTTGGATTGGTAAAGGATATTGGATTCCCATTATAGTCTAATAGACTTCCTTTTTGTTCATAAAATGCTCTATTTTGTCCTGTTTCATCATAATCATAATATCCATTTTTTATAATGAAATCAGTTCCATTTTGATTTTTCCAAACTCTATCAGTCATGTTTCTCATCATTCTCTAATAGAATTTAGAACCACGTATTCTATCATTAGTTAATGGGAAATTAGCTGTTTTTATAATACCTCCGGTACCAGTACGAGCATCATAAAAATGAGTAAAAGTCTTTTTATTTACACCAACTTTTGCTCCTCCTAAAGAAGCATTTTCTTGTTCTCCAAAGAATGGACATTCAAATGTACAACCATCAAGTGGAGTAATATCAAAAGTATCTCCACTAATTGTTGATAAATAATCCTTTGGATCTTCCATTATAGCAATATTAATTTCATCAGGAATACCTTGAATTAAATTCTTAATAAATGAATGCATAGCAGCTGTAAAGGATACATTACGTTTATCCTAAGCTAACTTTCTAGCTTTTTCATCCTCTAGAATCATTTTTTTAGCTTGACTTTCGTCTATTTTTCCTAACATTAATAATTGCTAAATATGCTATGCTTTTTTATTTGGATGTGCATAAAAAGCTCCTACTGTAGAATTCATAAATTCCTAAGTAAAGAAGAAATTAAGAATATTATAAGATTCTATAATTGGATTTATTTCTATATCATCTACACTATAATGTATATTTTCTAGTAAAGATAAATCATTAGGTCTTCTTATATCAGAAACGAATTCATATTCATCTGTTTTTGGATTATATGTATGAACTTTAGCAAATATTATTTCTCCAGTTCTAGAATCAATCCATTTAGAAGCATCATTCCATCCCTACTCCTTCCATTCATTCATTTTAGCTTGAATTTCTGGAGTTATAGGCACTCTTAATTTATCTTTTAGTAATTGCTTAACAGTTTCTACATTCTATTCATGTAGAAATTCTCCTGTACTAATTGGATCTTTAAATCTTTTAGTATTTTCTAAGAAAGATTCATTAACCTACAATTCTCCATTTTTATCAGAGACATAATGAACCTAGTCTATTAATACTATTGGATTTGTTGGATTTTCATTGTTATATTTTGTTACAATATCATTAATATATTGTAAAGTAGATTTTCTTTCTTTTAAAGCTTTTACTGTTATATGTCCCCAATCCCCATAAGAAACTCTTTCTCCTACCAATAATCCAACTCTTGCCCAAGTTGAATTTATATTATCCAATGCTTTAGTATAAAAAGCATTAAGTTCTTTGGCTAGTGTTGGAATTACTTCAGCAATTCTAGTAGGATTCTTTCTAAGAATATCGTAAACAGATTCTTCACCAAATTTTAATTTGGCTAAATCTATTAACATTCTTCCTATATATGTTTTATCTGAGTTTTCAGATGGAATAAAAGAACATAAACCTTTTTGTAAAGGAGTTTTATCATTAACAGGTTTAGTTAATAAACTTTGTATAAAATCTACAAATATTGTACCATATTCCATTTCAGAATTAGAAAATTCAGTAGAAGATTTAGAAGAGTCTTCACTATTATCCTGAATTTCTTTCATCTATCGAATACCTTTAAATACACCGGTATTCCAGAGACTAAATCCTTGTGCTGCAGCTCCTTCAGTTAATACTTGTTCATTTATTTGATATGTATAAGTAGAAAGAAGTCTACTTAAAGAACTTGAGGCAACAGCATTACCATTACTATCTATTACTTGAGAAGAAGTTAATCTACCAGTTGCTTGAGCTTTAGCTTCAGCCAAATTAGATATAGTTTTAGTAGCAGAATCAGTAATTACATTTATTTCTCCTAATTGTTTATTAACAGTTGGTTTTATACTACTTTTTTCTTTACCAAAAATCTAATTTAATTTATGGTTTATTTGAGAAGGATTTAAATCCTTTAATATAGTATTTGATAAGTGTTTATTTGCTAATACTCTTGAAGCTACCTTCATTAATTCTGAAATTATTCCAGCTTCTGCTCCATATTTAAATTTACCTTTATAGGCATCTAAATAAGCATTATCAATATTTAAATTTTGATGTAGAATTTCCTATATAAAATCCTATAAAGAATCAAAGTCTTTTTTAGATGTAAATGATTCAAATTGTTGTCCATTTACTTCATAAGTAACAGAATCCTTATTTAAACTTACAATAACTTTTAAAGGACCTTTATGGAAATCTTTTATAGTAAATATTATATTATTAGGAGTATTTAAGAATGTCTTAATTAAATTTTCTAATAATATACTATCATATATTACTTTTCCATTTTCACTAATTGCAGTAATCTATGAATTCTACTATGTTAAAGTATAATTTAATCCGTTATAATGTATATTATATGTTTGTCCTTCAGAAAATGTTCTATTTTCTGTTTTAACATCATACTTAGATTCATCATAAGTTTGTTCTAGTAATTTACTATTTATAGAATTTATAGTGTCTTTAATAGCATATTCAATATTGCTTATGCTCTAATCATACATATTTCTAATAAATATTTCACCTTGTTGATTTCTAAAATATTGTAAATATGATGATTGGAACGCTGAATCAATGGTTTGTGCTACAAATGCAAAATAATTTATATTATCAAATCCAGATTTATTCTATATTGATAACAAACTATTAGGATTATCTTCATTAAATAATCCTTCATATAATGAATTAATTAAACTTTTATCAACATTTAAAAAAGTATTACTTTCTATTACATTAGCACTTATTAATGCACTTATAACATTGTCATTATTTAATAATTTAAATATATCAGGTAAAATTTCCTAAGGATTTGTTCTTATAGAACTTATTAGCTCTAAAAATGATTTTCCATTATATTTTTCTACAAAATCTTCTGAGAATGTTGTATTTGTTCCAAATGTAATAGTCCAATCATTATTGGCTGTTTGTATTAGATTTTTTATTTTACTTATGATATATAAAAATTCATTAAATTTTATATTGTTTTGAGAAGGTGTTGTAGAACCATAAGGAATAAAAGGAATAGAGGTTACTATAGCCTAAGTTATATTATTTATTTCTTTTCCCATATCTATTTCTTCAGAGGTTCTCCAAGTTGCATATACATTACTTCCTCCAGCTATAGCATATTTATTTTTAGTAGAATATTTAGATAAATCGGGATTTATACTTATAGCTTTTCCAAAAATTTGTTGAAGAATGGTATCAAAATAATTTAGAATTATCCAAGAATTATAAGCGTCTAATACTTTATAATTTTCATCATTATAATATTTATTTAGTATTCTTGGATCAAAATTCTAGCTACCTAAAATACTTCCGTAGTATTCCTATATTTTTTCTACAATTCCAGTATATTTATTATCAATATACATTCTTCCTTCAGAAAATATTTCAGGATGTTCATTTTGTCTTTCCTCTGGTATTCTACTTTTTAAATAATCTATTACATCCTTTAATAATTCTTCTTGTCTACTTCTTATAGATTCATTTAATGTATTAGTAGAATTTATAATTCCTTGTTCATTGTAGAGTATAGAGCGTATACCAACTTTATTAGCCTACTATTTAGCCCTAATTTTAGCGTTCATAGCAAACTAATAATACGTTTCAAAAGGATCTTCATTAACCCTTTCAAGCTTTTCATTATCTTTTAATAAATGATCAGCTGTATTGTCTTCAGGTATTGGAGTGTGTTTCCACTAAGTTAAAGCAGCTCTAATATCATTATCATCTAACCATTGCTCGCTTTTAAAAAATTTAGCAACTTCTTTTTTTATGATTTCTAATGATTCGTCTACTTTACTAATTCCAGTAATTCCTAACTATTCAGAAATATCTTTAAATGTATTATATAAACTATCTCTAACGTCTTTATCTGACATATTAAGACGATTTTTAAAAATAGGAAGTACCTTTTTTAGTACTTCCTATTTAAATTTCGTTGGTGTAAAGGTACATTTTATACTCATACAAAATTAATTTTAATTGATAAATTACACATATCCTAATTCTAATTAGGCATCTATTCAAAAGTTAAAATATCATTAAACTAAGAAATATCCAAATTTTCTTCTTCTAAAATCATTTTAAAGAAATCTGAATTTAAAAGTTCTAATGTCTCTTCAACCAAAGTATCTGGATTTCCTAATAATATTGGATTTATAAGATCTTTTAAAGATTCTGAAGAATTAGATAACTAAGTTAAAAATTCTTTAGCTCTATCTATATTTAAATTATTTGGATCAACTTCTGAGTAACTATTAATTTGTTCATTCTGATTCTATTTAGGAGTTAATTCCATTATTTTTCCGTTATTAGTTTCACTATAAACAACATCATATTCTTCTCCATCAATTATAGCATCAAACTAATAATTTTGTCCACTTTCAAATGGATTATTTCCTAAATTAAATTGAACATCTTTATCTTTAAAGAAATCATTTTTACCTATAATTAATTCTCCATTAGGAAGAACTAACGCTCTAAAAGATAGTTTATAACTATTAATACTATTAGCAATTTGATTTTTTAATTCTATAGAATTATCATTTACAATAGTAGGTCTTATATCAGAAGAACTATAAAGAATACTAGCTACTCCAGCTTTAGTTAACTTATCAAGAATATCAGGATGTATAGATGGTTGTTGCTATACTGGATTTTGTTGCTATTGTTGTTGTTTTGTATTAAATCCACTATAATTATCATTAAAATAAGCGAATCCATCAGTAGTTGGAGTAGTTGAACCTCCTGAACGATAACCTTTTAACATTCCTTCAATTATATTATTAAACTCTTCATCTGCCATAAAAGTAGATGTAGATAAGTTACCATTAACTTTATATTCTCTATCAGTGGTTAAATAATCATTATTTATTGTAACACCGTCTTCAGATTCTTGTATAGGAGAAAAACGTCCATATTTTATTAAACTAGCATCTTTACTACCCTTTGTTTGATAGAATAAAGATAAACCACTTTTCTCAAATATTTGTGAAAGTAACTATAGTTGAGAATCTTTAATATCAGAAGAACCTTTATGATTAACTGTTCCCCATACTGTTACACCACTAGGTTGAACTAATTGCTTAATAATATTCTATAATTGTTGATATAATTGCACGTTAGCATTTAATCCTACACCATTAATATTCCAAGCTTGTGGAGTATCGTTAGTTAATTTCTTTATTTGCTCTTCAAAACTTAAATCTTTTAATTGATCTATAGTTTCTTTAACTTTATTATAAACCTATATTCCATTGTCTTGTCCAAAAGCATTCTAGAATACGGGAATTAATTCAGAATTTACATTACCTTCAGCATCATAAATTAAACCTTCCAATACCTTTAAAGGAGTTCTCTGATTTCCTAGTACGCCTTTTTTACTTCCTCTAACCATAAATCCTATTAAACTTTCAACATATTCTCCTATTGTAAATGTAGGAGGTAATACATATACTAATTTAATTGTCTATTCAACTTCAGGATGAAGTTTTTGATACATAAATTCATTAATAATATTATCATCAGAATTTAATTCGGTTACTCCATCATGAGCATAAAAAGCGTCAGTATATAATACAAACGGATGTTTAGGTTTAGTTACAATTTTAACAGGATTTCCAGCTTCATCCTCAAATTCTCCTGATTTATCAGTATAATGATAAACTCCAGTTATTTTTAATTGAGGATCTTGTCTTAACTCACTTAATGAAATCCATCTATCTTCTTGTATGTAATCTACATTATCATAATTATCTTTCTATCCTCTTTGTAAATTTAATTGAGGACCAAAATTATGTAGATTTTTAGCTATAGTCCACTACTAATCTCTAATAAATGAAATTTTTCTATTAGTGTCTAAATATACTTTAATTAAATTAGTTAATCCTTTATAATCATCCTAAGTAAATGTATTTACTATAGTTTTTAAAGCTTCTATTTGAGCATAACCTTCCATATCATTTATAATAGGCTATCCAGCAGCATTAGTCTATCCTGCAGCATAATTATATGATCGTGTATAAGCATTATTATATGCATATGCTATTTGAGGATATTTATATTGTCCAGAAGCTTTCTATAATATAATAGTAATAGGATTATTAAGCTGTAATAAAGGAATCTCCAATCTATCTTCAGTATCTCCAATTATTGCTACAAGATTTCTATTATTGGCATAATTAGATTCTGACCGTGGATCTACCTAACATCTAGCATATGGTACTGATTCATTATAATAGTTTTTCTAAGCTTTATCGTATTTACTATTTAATACGTTAGGTTCAGAAGTTTTAATAGCAAATCTAACAAACAAATTACCTAAATTAGCTTTACCTAATTGTCTTAATTTTCTATTAAATAGTGTTCCAAGCTGTCTTTCCATGTCTGATTTATTTTTAACAGACATTAAAATATTTCTAGCTTGTGCTAATAAATTAATACCCTCTTGTAAATTATTTATTCCAAATATTTTAACAATACCATTTAGTGAATCTATTCTCTAAGAAACAGAACTAGGATTAAATGTTCCATCATCGTTAATTAGATTTGTTCCTAGTTCAAATGTAGCATTACTAAATAAGAAGAAATTAAAATCTTTTTTACTAAATCCACTTATTTCTACTTTATCAAATGTAGCAGAATTGGTTTCTCTATTTTCATCAGATAATTTAGCTTTAGTTTCTTTTTCGTTTGATTCTGATTCTTCTTCTATATCCTCTGGTTCAATTTCTTCTACAACCGGAGGAATTTCTTCTTCAGGATTAGTTTCAGATTTAGGAGTTATATAACTTTCTAATATAGCTCTAGTTGAATCATATTCTAAAGACTTTTTAAGTAATCTTATAATATCGTCCTTAAATTTTATATTTTTTTCTGTTGGAGATTCTAAAGTATTAAACTATTCTATAATATCATTAATAGCTCTTTGTACAGCCTCTTCAATAGAATTTACTCCAACTCCGTAAATTTCTTTAAATTCTTTTTCAACACTAGGAAACTTTAATAAGTCTTCAGCTCTATGTTTAGTAAATTCCTCAGAAACTTCTGCTAAACCTTCTCCCACAGCAGCTATACCTTCCTAAATTACTTTTTCTTCGTCACTTCTTTTATTAAGTTTTTGTAATTTTTGCTCAGCTACTTTATTAATTTCATTAAATTCATCATCAGTTAATTCTCCAGCAATATTAGCTTCAGTAGCAGCTTTTAATACAGCTACTATATGTTGATTAGATAGAGATTTATTTATTCCTTTTAAGAAAGAATCTTTCTTAGATTTTTCAACAGTTGGTTTTGGACTTGGTCCAGAACTTGGAGAAACTGGTGAAGGTGTTGGAGGAACAGGATTTACTGGAGCAGGTTCTACTGGAGAAGTTGGTCCTGTTGGAGGAACTTCTGGTGTAGGCTCTACTGAAGGTGTTGGACTAGATGGAGGAACATTTCTAGAAATATTAGGAATGTCTTTTGTATCTATTCCTTCTAAGGCTCCTTCTAATATTTTAATTCTCTTATCAGTAAATTTCTCTACAGCTTTTTCAGAGTACTTTTCAGGATGCGTTTCAGAATCCTGAATAATATTTAGATTAATACCCTATACTGGAGATTTTGGTCCAATTAAAATACTAGCTTTTTTAGCTCTAGTTATACCTGTATATAAATCTTGTAAATAAGTTTCTGTAGGAACATCTACTTCTTCTCCATTAGCATTTAATTGTTTATGTTTTATGTCTAATATCCAATAATTACCTTCCTATCCTAGAGCAGTTCCTTTAATTGGATTTATTCTATCCCAATATTTAGAATTTGCTTTTAATGTTTTATAGATTTCAGAATTTTCTGAAGAATAAGCAAAGTTAATTTTTTCTCCTTCTCCTAAATTAGCAATCATTTTATCCAATAGAGAAGTTATATCTTCATTTTCTGTTGCCCAATAGTCTCCAGCTATATTATTATCATCAATATAATAATGTAAATCAATCTAAGCGTTTGGAACTTCTCCAGATTTTTTGGCTTCCTAAACAATGTCTATTGCAGCTTCCACTGCAGCCATATTCATATTTTTCTAGTTATTTTCAGTTCTCATACTTGTTCCTATTTTAGGAGTATGTATAACCTAGTTTCTAGACAAATGTAAATTTAAAGGAAAAGTTTTATCAAATTTTATTACATTTCCTGAAGAATCTTTTATTCCTTTTTCAGCTAATTCTTTGTTTATTGCTGTAATATCCTCATTAGATATTTTAATTTCTCCAGTCATCTAAGATTGCTATAAATCTCCTGACATTATAACTGGAATTCCATTTTCTCTAGCAAATTTATCAATAGTTAATAATTCAAGCTAAGTTAGCTATTGAGCCTCATCAATAATGATAATATCAGGAAGTTCTTCTTTAGAATAAGATTTTAATTTCCATGTTGGAACTAATCTTCCATTAATTACTTTATAGTCAGTATTTTCTTCAAATTGATAAACATTACCATCATTAGTTAATTTTCTATCATCAGTAAGTTGATCCATGAAGGTCTTTTTATTAAAAGTAGCAGTTCCATCTTCAGCTAATCCAACAGCTTTTCTTAAACCTTCAGAAAATGTTGTTTCTGTATCAGGATCTCCTCCATGAATAGTCCATACTTTATTAAATTTTCCTGGATAGTATGTCTATAAAAATTTATTTACAGTAGCCATTATTGCTGTAGTTTTACCACTTCCAGCCACACCATCTGTAAATGTTATATTAGAATATTGAGGCATTATATCTAACGAAGAGAAATATTTATTAAATCCATAATCAGTAGAAATTGCGTAAGAATTAATACCTGCTTTTAATAAATATTTATGTCTTTCTTCTAAACTTAACCCTTTAACATGATTATATAATGACTATCTATAAGCCTAAATAGCTTTAGTCACAGCGTTTCCATTTAAGACATTACCTAAATGTAACTAAACACCTATTTCCTAACCTAATAAAGGAGCTATTTTCTTATCTCCTGATTTTAACATATCTTTAAACTTAGAATAAAAATCAGAAGAGTTTATAGCTATTTTAGATATTAAATATCCAATTAAAGAAGATTCATCTATATCTTCAGCAGCTTCTGTTAATAATGTAGTTCTTGTGTCTCCTAAATTAAAAAATATTGTGCTGAATAAAGGAGTCCAATCTCTATCAGTATTTTTATTAAAGAATTCGAATATAGCTGTTTCCATAGTTAATCTATCTTTTTCTAGAGCAATTTGTTCCTCCAAAGATAAATTTATATTCCAATCTTCTTTATTTTTACCTTTAACATTTTCATTAAAGAATTGTAAATTATCAATAGCTTCTTGAAATTCAGCAATTCCTTCATATGTTTTTCCATCCTTATCTACTTCAGGAAAATCAGGATTTGTTAATAATCTAGATAATCTCTAAATTTTATTATATAATAAATAACTTGTTCTAGCTCCTACTCTTGATTGTATTTCAAGTTTTTGTCCTCTATTTATATCGAATAATTTTTTATACGACTATAATAAGGATTTGATAGAACGAGCATCCATTAACATCATATTAGCAGTGTTTCCATCTATTTCAGGTAAATCTTCCCAAGTATCTCCATCAATTTTAGGAGCCTTTGCATGTACTTCATTAAGTACTTTATTTATTCCCCAAAGATTTTCTTCAGTTTTACCTGTAGTAGTATTAATTTTAAAAGGATCAACTGTATCAGTCCTAGCACCTTCTAAAGCTGCTATATATAAATCAATTACTCTATCAGCTTCGTTTATTGCATGATGAATATCCTCCCCAAATGTAAACTAGCCAATGTTAGTTTTATTAGTTTGAATAGCATTTCCTAATTCTTCTAATAATTGAGATACTGAATAAGATTTTAAATTAAGAGCAAACTAATCTAAATTCTATAAAATAGGTGTATATTTTAAATTTTTAATCTATTCTAATTTTTCTTTCAATTCAATAATTTGAGAATTTAGTCTATTTTGTTTCTCAATTACTTCATCTTGTTTATCTGTGTCAACAGCATTTAGTAGTTCTTCTAATTCTCTTAAATGTTCCTAAAGTCTATCAATACTTTCCTGTAATCTATTTACAACAGTATCTTTAATTGCTCCATTAATGAAACCTAAATTAATAAAATTATCAGCAAGCTAATTAGCTTGTTCTACTAACATATCAAAATTAATATCAGATAGAGCATTGTTTAAACCTTCATTGGCTTGAGTATAAGCATCATCCCTAACTGTATTTAATCCTGTTATATAACTCTAGTAAACACTTTCTTCTATTTCTCCATTAGCTAATTTTTGATCATAAAGAGCTTTATCTTCTTCAAATTTTTTATCAGCATTCTATTTAGCTTCTTTTACAGTATTTCTAATAAGCTAAATTTCTGTAACAAATTTTTCCGTTAATGGATTATCATTTATGAATTTCTAAAAAGTTTCTTGCCAAGTATCGTCATCTAACTCAGTCATATTTAAGATTGTAGTAGATAATGTTTGTTCTTTTAATAACTATTTTAATTGATCGTTATTTACAGATTCTTCAGCAATTCTTTTAGCTTCTTCAAAGTTTTGTTTAATTATTTTCTAAAGAGATAAATATCCTTCAGTGGCAAAATCTAAATCATCCTTTTTAGATGTTCTAAGATATGTCTAATACTAATCCCAATAATTCTTTAATTCTCCTTCAGAAATATTTTCAAACTTAGTTTTAGCCTTATCTTCTGCAAAAGTTTTAAAACTAGCACGCATAAATACTTCAGAGATAAAAGGAGTTGATTCTAAAAGAGCGGAAGTCATAAATAAAGGAGCAAGTTTACCTGAAGTAAAGTTTTCAATCTATTCATCAAGTTCCTTTATTTCTTTTTCTAACTTTTGTCTTCTCTTTTTAGTTTCTTCTGATTCTCCTGTTTCTCTTTCTTTTTTATCTGTTGTACCATTTTCTGCTTTTTCTAAAGGAGTATCAAGAGATTTTAATTCATTAGTTTTTTCTATTAATTTTCCTAATGCTTGGTTATATTTTTGAATATATATTCCAGCTGTAGTGGAATTTTGTAAAGCTCTAAATCTTATATCTTTTAATACATTCTAATCTATAAGACGTTCATCGGACATATTACCCCCATGAGCTTCTAATGTATCTTGTAATAATTTAATTTGTCTTTTTACTATGTTTTTTATGGCTATATCTTGGTTATCTTTTTCAGTGCCTTGTTTCCAAATCTTCTAACCATTTTCATCTTCAACAAATTTTGTAGCAGAAAGATTTTTATTACCTATTTCTTCGTTATTTAATATTTTATATATACCATCTAAGTCATTATTTCTGGCTTTCCATATAATTTCCTAGACAGCTTTGTTATAATCCATATTAAGAGATCTTCTAGCACTACTAAAATCAAAAGCTGCTGAAGATATACCACCACCGATAAATCCACCTAAGAAAGACATTGCATATCTATCAAATAAATGTTCATCTTCCCAAGGTTTCTTCATTCTTATATCATCGTTTCCCTTTAGTTTTTCTAAACCATTAAAAAGTACTCTAGAAAAGTCTGCTAATACTTCTTCAGAGGTTTCTTCAATAGCTTCTGCTGATGCTCCAGCAAATATAGAGCCAGCTCCAGCTTTTAGTAATCCAGAATCAGCTTCAAAAGCGGCTCTTTTACCAAGACCTGCATTAAATTCTCCTCTAGCAACATTTTTACCAAAATCTACTAACCTCTATAAATAAGTTCTTTTAGCTGCTTCACTATTAGTAGCTTCTGCTCCTAATTTTTTAAATGTTTCTAAAGTATCTTTAGTTAAAGCTCTTACTATAGCTTTATTCTAAAGTCTATCGCCTCTAAGTTCTGGAAGAACCCATTTACCTATATCGGTACTTAAAAGGGCATATTCCATTGCAGCATAACCCGCTGTAATAACAGAAGCATCAAAATCTGAGGCACCAGCTTCTTTAGCTTCACTATATATATCATTAACAGTAAGAATAGTCATATAAGCTTTAGAAAGTTGTTCTCCAGATTTGTAATAATCTTTCATAAAATCTTCTACTAAAGCTGCTGCTTCTAATTGATTTTTAGCTAATAATTCTTGAGAAGCTTTTACGGCTTGTGGAGATTGTGAACCATATTTAGCTATTATAGCATCTAATGAAGATTTATTCTTTGATGCTATTTCAGCCATGTATTTTTCTTTTAAAGCTGCTTGAGATTCTTCAGAAAGGCCCCATTTTCCTTTAGTTATTGCAGGAGCCCATTTAAATATTAATCTTTGTTGATATAATTGTCCTATAACATCAGCAACCATTCCTAAAAGATTTTCTGTAGTCCACATTTTATCTCCAGAAGAATATTCAGATCTAGTTCCTAATGGATTTGTAGATTCTGATAATCCCTCTAACCAATTTAATGTAGAATTACTACTATCCTGTAAAGCTATTTTTCCTAAGGTAGCTCCTAATCCGGCAGCTTGTTGAAATATAGTAGCACCAGCAATAGCTGTACCTATTCCTCCTGGAATAAACATAGCTCCAATTAAGGAAGCATCTTTTACAAATGTTCCAAAAGTACTCTTTTCTATATCATCACTATCTAAGAAATCAATAGAGTTTAATGCAGAACCTTCTCTAGTTAATATATCAGAGTAATGAAGAAGTTGTTTTCCATAAATATTTTCTCCATCCTTTAATGTTCTATAATAATATGTTCCATTTTCATTGAGCATATATTCTCCTTTTCTATGCTCAATTAAATTTTCATTAAAATTTATACTTCCCCTTTTATTACCATTAACATCAACATCTTCATCATATTGTGCTAATACTTTATTATTTCCAAAATTATCAGAGAAAAATCCTATTGGATCATTAAATAATTTCTTAAAAGAAAATAAATCTTCTGGAGAATCCATCCATTCACCTGTTTTACTATTAAATACCTACTATGATTGTGCAATTTCCTATGGAGTTTTTTCTCTTTCTCCATTTCTTCCAAACACAATCATACTTTTAGTAATTCTATCAGGATTAGGACTTTTTACTAATTCAAATTGGGGAGTCATATCTCTTTGTGCCAAAGGAGCCCAAATATTATATTTACTATATACAGTTTTAGGATTCTATGTTGTATCACTTAAATCCTAAAACATCTTACTTGCTCCAATATACACTGAGTGAAATTTATCTTCATCAAACTCTCCGCTCTCTTTTTGAAATAGAGGATTTTCTGTTATTGTTTTAGAATTTATATAAGTATTTTCATCTTCTAAGGATGTATTATTTGCGGAGAGTCCAACTTCCTAGAAATCCTCAGTAGTGAACTGAGGATTTGCTAGAAGAGTTAAAATTAAATCATTCTATTTAGGCATATATTTATTATTTTAAAGTATTTCCTGCAGGTTTAAATCCTTTCTATCTTGCAGCATCTGCAGCTTGCTGTAAAGCTTCTATCTCATTATATTCACTTCCCTTAGCTTTATATCCTGTTCCAGCTAATGCAGAAATGTTACTTGTTACCATTGGAATATATACTGTTCCTTGATATAATTTGGTTTCACCAAAAGTTAAACCTAGAACACCAATTCCAATACCATTATCTAATTTATATTTAGAATTTCCTGATTGTTGTTGCATTAAAGTTTCAAACTACTGTCTTTCTTTTTCTCCAGTAATCTCTCTAACACCATCATTAAATTCTGGATTTTCTCCAAAAGCTTCTTCAGTACCTACACCATTTACTATAGCAAATCTAGCATATTCGGAAGTTATTACAGGTTTATTATCTGAAATAGTGTATAATACTGGTAAACCATTTTCTTGGTAAACTTTATTAATAGTAGGAATATTTTTAGGATCAGATTTATCTATTCCCATTTGTCTTAATTTTTCATCAGCTATTTCTATATTCTTTAAGAATTTCAAATCAGGTTTTATAATACCTTGAGCTTTTGCTTCTTTGTCTATAGGTAATTCTGCTTGATATATTCTACCATCCACTATAAGATTATTTCTTCCTATAGAAGAGATTAAACTATCTCCCATAGTAGCCTAATTCATTAATAATTGTCCACCGAAATCACTTGATTCTAATTTACCTAATGTAATACTTCCAGTACTATAACCTTTTGAAGTAATTGGAGTACTAATAGTATTTATTCTTAATCCGTCACCTGTTTTATCCTAAATAACAAATGAATCTTTTTCTCCTAAACCGTTAAAGAAAGCTACAGAAGGAAGCATATCATTTGTTGTATCTTTTTCTTTATCACTTGCTTTACCAGTTAAAGGTGATATATCTTGTTTAACATAATCACTAACCTAAGAATTTAAGAAATTAGCAATAAGTTCTTTTCCTTTACCGTCACTATGTATTTCTAATAATGTTCTATAGTTATTAGGAAGCATATTATAAATATAATTTAAAGCAGCCTTTACATTTTCTGTGGAATCTTTCTAATCAGTAGATACCTTGTAATAACCGTCAGGGGTTCCTGAAGTTCCAGCCAATATTCGTAAACCAGCCTTAATCTTATTCGATTCAACTTGTGAAATTCCTTCTATTTTTTCTGTAGAAGATCCTATAGTAGCAGCTAATGATTTTATTTGTGCAGAAACTTTATTTATTCCTACACCATTGTTAACTATACCAAGTATATCGTCATTAAATACCATATTAGGAGATTTAGCTCTTAGTTCTAGTATCTAATCATTGGTTAATGGATTTAATTTTTTATCAGATTTAATCCAATCCTATAATGTACCAATTTTAACTTTTCCAGAATCCTTATCTTGTAAAACCATTTCTCCATGTACTCCAACAGCTATTTCATTTAATGCCTCATTAGATGTGGCTAGTGCTTTAGCTTTTTCAAATGCGTCTTGACTATATTTAAGTTGAGACATTCTGTTCATTACATTCAAATACATGGAAGCTATATCATCTGTAGATAATTCTTCTCCAAAAGCTTTTGCTTTGTTTAACACTTCAGATATTTCTTGGTAAACTCTACTAACATCTATAGGTAATCCCTATACTTGTTTGAAGAGTTCTTTAATCATATCAAGTTTATCTTTAGCAGCAGTATCTTTTTCAGATTTTCCACTACCAGAAGAACTTGTAGTACTCTATGCATAAGAAGATTCCCCACCAACTCCAAGAGGTCTATATATTGTAAATGGAGCTAATCCTCCATATTGGAATTTCTTAGGATGTGAAGGAAGTTTAATAGGTTTAGGTAAAGTTTTTGTTCTAGAGTCATCTGTCATTTTAGACATTTTTCTAAAATGCTCTACAATATCTTTAGAAGTTTTATATAAATATTTTAAAGATTCGTCTTTACGTTTTCTTTCTATTTTAGTTCCTTCTTTAGCAGAATAAATTCCTCCATACTGCTTTTTAAGATTTTCTCTAGTTAATTGAATATTTAATAGTTGATACCTTTTTATAGCTTCCTCATATTTACTTTTTAAAGAAGCTTTTTCATTTTCATCTTTTCCTTCATATTTGAGATAATCATAATAGGCTTTATCAGCTAAATCTCTATACTCTTTTAACTAAGTATTACCTAATAAACTTTCTTTAGTATCAAGTAGAGATAATTGATCTTCTAATTCCTTTTGTCTTGCTTTTTCTTTTTCTAATTTATACTATCTACCCATTAGGTATTGTTCTAAATTAGTCCAGTCAGCAGAATATTTCTGTGCAGTTAATTGATGTTTAGCTGCGTCAGCTTTATTCATTTCAGTGATGTTAGAATTAGCAACAGCAGTATCACGTTCTCTATTAGAATCTAAATGAGCAGCAGATTCTGCAGAAGTTTCTCTAATTCTTTGATTATCAGCTAAGTCTCCTTGTGCTCTTAATTCATCACCAATTCTTTTAGCTTCATTCATGTAAGCTACTTGACGATCAGCATCAGAAGTAAAAGGTCTAGCAGCTCTTTGTTCACCTTGAACAGCTCTTTTATAATAAGCCTATTTAGTAGCTTCATCACCAACTACTTGTCTATAAGTATGATAACTTTGTTGTAGATTAGGTTTAATAGCTTTCATTGATTCATCATATACTCTCTGATTATTAAGCATATTTCCAGCTAATCTTAGAGTATCTAATAAATCTGGAGCTATTTTATTAAATCCTTGTCCAAGTTTCTACCAAAGAGATTCTTTATCAACCTTTTCTTCTCCAATTATTCCGTGTATTTTTTCTTTTTGTTTTTCTTGTTCTTGAGAAGTAGCTGGTTTATCAGGTTCGGCAGCTAATCTTCTTAATTTATAATAATTATCCTTAGTATCTAGATAAGTTTCCCAACCTTTAGAATTTAAATCCTTCTACCATTGTTTATATTCTTCGGAATTTTCATCCCAATCACCTTTTCTTCCTAAAAGTCTTCTATCGTCAGTAATAGCACTATAAAGATTATCAACTTTATAGTTATATCCTTCCCTAGAATAATCTCCAGAAGTTCTTGAAGGAGGATTAGCTATATTATATCTAGTACTTTGATTTGTTTTTATTCCAGTTTGGTTAAAATCATATTTATCATCTGGGTTTATTTGTGTTGTTCCAAATCTTTTATACTAACCATCATTACCTAATCCACCTCTATAATCTTGTTGGTATTGACCTACTAAATCATTTTTATAGGCAATATTCTCCCAATTTCCGTTTTCTCCTCCGGCTAAATTATATATATTAGCATGACGAGACTACATTTCATTTAACCAATCTCCATAATCCCTAGCTTCTCCATATTTAGCCAACTAATCTAAGAGGTGCTAACGATAATTATTAAAGACCTGTTGTCTCCAATTAGCACCTCTTAAATTATTCTATGAAAATTTTACACCTGTATCAGCATATAAAATTTTATTATTTTTAGGTCTTATATTCATATATTATTATTTTTAAAAAAATCTTCAATTATTGTATCTAAAGGATTATTAATAGTTCCTCCACGCTTTAACCAACCTTTAGCTTTTAAATCTCTAAGAATCTTTCCTATTTCTTTGTGATTTATTCCAGCTCTTTTTCCATTAGAATCAGAAAGATTAGCTCTTCTTCTAGATTCACTAACAATCTTAGCTATTTCTTTCTAAAGTTCTTTTTGAGTTTTAAATATTTTTGGTAGTTGTTTCATAGTAAGATCTTGAGGTCTTGGGCCTCTAGTGGTTGAAGAAGGTAAATCAGTATGTATTATATATTCTCCATTAGAATTTTTAGAAACCTTTATATTAAAATGTCCTACTTTATAATCTCCTGGAGTTATTTCATTATTAGTAAAATTACCTCTTTCAATAGTATTTTTCCAATCTCTTCTTATTCCATTCTTAGAAGTAGATGCTTTTACACTTTGTTGAGCTGGCTAAGTAGTAGGCTATTGAGTAGTAGCTTTTGGAGCTTCTTCAACTACTTTTATTCCTTTTTTCTATAAATTTTTATCTGATAAAGGATTCCAAGCATTTTTTATTCTTTCAGATAAATTAAATCCAGGCATCTAAAGATTAGCAGCACCTTTATAAATATCATAATTAGTAGGAAGGAATCGAGGAGCATATCTATATATACCTTCTCCATTCTTCATACTATTATTTAGATTTTCTAAGTATTCTCTGTATGCTTTTGCTTTAGAAGAAAGTCCTGTAGGAACGGTTTCTTCTTTTATTTCTATTCCTTTTGATTTAAGTGTTTTTCTGAAAGCTTTTATATCTTTTATATCAAAAGTTTCGTCATCAGCTAATTTTAAAGTGTTCTTTATTTCCTCAGTATATTTTTCTTTATCTTTGGGATCTAATTTTTTAATTTTATCAACTTGTTCTTTAGTTATTGTTTTCTTTCCCTTAGAAGTAGTAACAGTATATTGTTTTTCAGTACCTTCTGAAAAAGCTGGTTTATATCTTCTATGATTAGCTACTCCTGCAGCTCCTCTAGATAATCCAGCAACTACACTTAAACCATAAGCTATATTTCTCCAATCAGCATTAGTTAATTCATTTGGTTTATTAATAGCTTTTTGTAATGAATTATAAGAGTCTGGTAAATCTTTAATAGCCTGGAGAGTTAATAAACGTGGAGCCCATTTTGCCACATTTGTTATCCATTTACCGGTTTTAGAAGCTAATCCTAATCCAGGAACCATACCAACACCAGCTAACGCTAAGTTCATTCCAGCATTTTTAGCTACATCCCATTTAGTTAAAGATTCATCTGCTATATCTGCAGCAAGATTAGTTCCTAAAGAAGTTAAACCTAATGCTCCTGATGCTGCTGTACCATATCCAGGTAACCAAGCAGCTATAGCTCCAGTAATATCTTGAGCCATAGCACCCATTCTTAGATAATCTTCAGTTTCCCAACCTTTATCAAGCTTTCTATTAGCAGCCTATAACTACTATTCTTGTTGTTTTTTAGCTAAAGCTTCTGGACTATTCTATGCAATAAGACTTGATAATGTTGTTCCTCCTACTGGTTGTTCAGACTATTTATAGGGTCTTATTAATCTGTTTGCTACTGAATCATAGTAAATACCTTCAAGTTCTGGTAATTTTTTAAGTCTATTTGGAGTGCTAGCATATCTAGAACCAAATTTAGCTAATTCTTCTTTAGAAAGATTCTGCAATCCTCCCGTTTTTAAAGCCTACTTAAAAGCCCAGTTGAGTCCAGAAATATCATTACCATCAAGATCCTATCCAGTATTGATTTTATTTAATAAACTTTGAGCAGATTCTGTAGTTAATGGAGTACCAGATAAATTAAACTAATAAAATTTAAAATTAGTATATTGATTAGCTCTTTTAGCTGCTGCAGCCTTAACTGCTTCAGCCTCTTTTTGTTTTGCTAATTCTTGCTATAATTCATTCCACTAATTCCAGGTATATGGATTACCATCTTTATCTGTATGTGTACTGGCTTCATTACCACCATTACTAAAGAATCCTCTATAGTTTAATCCTAAAGCGCTAAATGCTGGTAAATCATCTGATTCATCATCTGGAGTATTTCTTAATGCATCAATAGCTGCCTATAATTTTGTCAAAGCATCTTGTTTGTCTTTAAAAGATGTTCCTTCAAAATTATAATCTTTTCCTTCTAAATCTCTTTTATAAAGTTCTAGCTATTTAGCCATTTCTTTTTTACGTTCAGAAGTTCCTCTAAGTCCGTTTTCACCCCTTTTATCAAGAGTATTCCAACCCTATTCAGAATCCTCAAAAAGTTTTGAATTACCTCCATAAAGATTTAAAAGTTGTTTTCCAAAACTACTTACAAAATCAAATTCATCTAAATCCTCTTTTTTCTTTTCTTCTTCTTTTTTACGAGGAGTCATCTATGCCATTTTCTATTGAATATAATGTGCAGCGTGTCCTGCCATTTCTTTTCCTAAAGGTGAAAGATTACTTGTATCATAAGTACTATTTACTTCCCATAATCCAGTACTATCCGAAGCACCAACAAGTCCTTTAACTATATTAGAATAAATTTCTAAAAATGCTTCTCTGTTACTTGGTTTCTTTAACCATTTATACTAATTCATAAAATCAGGCAGCCCGTTAGCTAAAGAAGTCATAAGGTCTTGTTGAGAAATTTCGTTCTAACCATATGGAATATATGTTATTTCTTCTGCCATAATATTTAATGTATTTTAAATAATAAAAGGGTGACACGGATATCGTGCCCGCATCACCCTTTAATTCAAGTTAATGATTACTTTTTAATCCATCCAGCAAGTTTACCACCTTTTCTAAATACTGGTGCTTGACCTTCTGGAGCGGCAGGACCTTCAGGAGCTCCTCCACCTAACATCTGTACTAATGCTTGAAGAACTTGCATTGCTAAATTACAATCTTGATTTTGTAAAGCAGCCATTGCAGCTTCTAATATCTAAGCAGTAGGATCTCCACCTTCTGGAGCTGCTTCTGCTGGTGCAGCTTCTGCTGGAGCTGCTGCAGGTGGTGGAGCCATTTCTCCACCCTCTTGGAACTTACGAATCATTTCGTTTAATTCTTTGTTGTTACTCTAAATTTTCATAAATAACGTTATTTTAAATTGGTTATATATATAAGACGCTCAACAGAGCGATTCTGAAATATCTTTTAGTTAAAAATATTACTTATTACTAATTAATCAAATTTTAATTAGATTTATTAACATTCTTTTTAAAAATATCTGTAACATTATCTAAACCTAATAATGAAGCACTAGTAACGTATACTAATTCAGCGAAATCTGGTATAGAACGCTCCATTATAAAAGCAGCTACTAATATACCTAAACAAATTAACATTCCTAATGCTCCAAATACTCTCTTACTAGAAAATCCTCCACTATGAGCCTAAAATATTGTTTTCCAATTAAATTTATCCATAATCTTCTAGTGCTTTTTTAATACTATATCCTCCTAAAGAAAAATCTTTTTTACCCTATAAAACCATGTCCATTGATCTAGGATACCACCAACCTAAAGCAGTTATAACAGCATCGTTATATCCTTGCTATTTTAATTTTAAAGCGCTTGGTGTATTATGTATATCCTATAAATACTTATAAGCAGCTCTAACTTGTTCTTTCTAATCTTTTAAGAAATCCTACTTAGAATAGTTACTATATCTTTTTCTAGTACTATCTATAAATTGGAAATAACCACTAGCACTAGAAGATCTACTTTGGATAGTAGGATTAAATGAAGATTCTCTTTTAGCCTATAATAATATTAATTTTTTTATATTGGGGTCTTTTAATTTTTCAAAACCTGCTTCATTGGATACTTCATCAATTACTTTACTAAGGTTTTCTGAACCTTTCAAAGAAATTTTACTAGCTTTTCCAGAATTATTAAAAGTTACGGGATTTTCTGCATGAGTGGAAGCCATTCTATCCTAAATATCTTTACCAAAAACTTCTTCTTTTTCTTCTGGAATATTAGAATTAGCTATAGGAATTCCATCACTAGTTATTCCACTAAATTTATCAGAGAATTCTTGTTCTCCAAATAAAGAATCATTTATTTTTAATGATTTATTATTAGAAACTTCTATTGGATTGTAATAAGTAAAAGCATCTGTTATTGGATTATATAACTATGCCATAAATTATTCCTCCTTATTTTCTGGAGCATCTACATATTCAGCAGGACGTTCATTTTGTCCTTTTAATACTTTAAATATGTATTTACCCAACGCTTTATAATCTTTATCTTCTTTAGATTCAGCAGCTTTTAATGCTTTCTTTATAAGAATTTTAGTTTCTCTACGTGATACAATACGTTCTCCACCTTCTAATAGCATCTAAGCTTCTCCATCTGGTCCAAGAACTTTCATAACATAATCTTCATCGTCATCTTCCAAATCAGCTTCATCTCCTACTTTAATTCCTGAATCAGCATTTACTTCTAAGACGTATGAAGCAATCCCTTCGATTTTATCATCTTCGGGATTACCTCTTTTAACGTCTAATACCTTAAATTCATCATCAAGAAAAATCATATCAAGAGGAAATGGAACATTGTGCATATGAAAGAATGTTTCAACTGGAGAAGATTCATTTATAACAAATAACATTCCTTCATCTTTAGGTAAAGATTTAAAATGTTGTAATCCTTGCTATTTAGCAGCTTCAGATTTTGCTATAAATATATCATATTCTTGTCCACCTAATTTAATAGTTCCTATATTTTTTGATTTTCTTGCTTCCATATTCGTATAATTTAATATTAAGAATCTTCAAAGGTTATATAAATCGTATTAGATCCATCCTTAGCATCTTCCAGTTCAAATGTTCTAGTAAGAGATATATTGGTTATATTTGACTACATTCCTATATACTATTTAGCCATAATTGTATTACCTCTAAATGTTATGGTAATATATCCTATATAACCTCCATTTTCATTTACGTTTATTTTTCTTACTGTTCCACTACTTACTACTGTAGGTGTTGTTGTAAAGTTACCATTTTGTCTTCCACATAATTGTACTAGATATGTTCCATCAGATGCTAAAGCAGATACAGCAGGACTTGTTTTTCCTGTATTATTAGTAACTGCTACAACAACATAGTAAGAATCTGGTTCTGGATCTGGATCATCTGGAGTTGAAGACTATGTAACTGTTAATGTTACTTCATTTGACCAATCAGAAGCATTATAATAATCATCACCACTCCAACGTGCTCTAGTTGTTTGTGATCCAACAGCAGTTCTTGTATTGCCATTACTCCATTCAATTGATCCATGACCTCCTCCTCCACTTGCTGAGGCTGTTGCTGTACTACCTTCCGATACACTAGAACCTGTAGCAGTAGGAGCTGATTGATTAGCCTTACTAACAGTTAATGTAGCAGCGTTGGACCATGGAGAAGGGTTATAATTTCCATTACCACTCCATCTAGCATAAGTTGTCTACGAACCCATTGCTGATCTAGAATTACCATTTGACCATTCTATTGAACCTTGTCCACCACCGCCACTTGCCGATGCTGAGGCTGTATAACCATAATCTACAGTAGCACCATAGGCGGTAGGAGCCGACTGATCAGCTTTGTTCATCTATACTGTTACATAACCAGACCAAGGTGAAGCATTGTAAATTGCATTTCCAGACCAACGTGCTCTAGTTATATGAGAACCTACAGATGTTTGTGATTGAGCGCTCTCCCATTCAATAGAACCTTGTCCTCCACCACCTGATGCGGAAGCAGTAGCAGTAGTAGGATAAGTAGTTGTTGAACCAGAAACATTAGGTGCAGATTGACTTATCTTATTAACTGTAAGTGTAACAGCATTAGACCATTGAGATTCATTATAATTACTGTCTCCAGTCCATCTTACAGAGGTAATTTGAGAACCTAATGCGGATCTAGAATTACCATTTGACCATTCTATTGATCCGTGTCCTCCACCGCCACTAAAAGCTGCATTAGCAGTAGAACCGTAAGTTACAGTAGAACCGTATGCGGTTGGAGCTTCCTAATCAGCTTTTTCAATAGATGAAGAAACACTTCCCCAAGGACTTGAACTACTTCCTTTAGCAGTATAATTTAAACTAGCATCCATATAATAATATATAGTCCAAGAACCTGTATCAGTAGCAGTAGGAATAGTAGTACTCCAAGTACCATCTGTTCCAACTCTATAATGCATTGTACCGGTATTATTATTTACAGTAATTAAATCTCTTGACTATCCATTATATGTTAATGATACTCCAGAAACACTAGCATTACCGACTGCAGGAGTTATATCAAAAGTACTTGTAGAGGTATCTACATAATCCCCTATACCTTGAATAGTTACATTATATGTTCCAACATCAATGCCACCATTATTAGTCGAAATAATATAATCAGTACCCTCTATTAATGTGTCTCCGTCTAATGTTACAGAAGTAATCTAAGCAGTCTGATTACTTCCTGTATATACTAAGGAATTACAAACTATGGTTGCTGGAGTAATAGATTTAGTTAATGGATACATTTTAGTATTTTCTAAGTAAATAAATATACCAGTATTTATACCCAAATTTATATGCTATAAGAACTTATTACCTAATCTAAAATTACTTCTTATTACCATAATTATTCATTTAATACGTATAATGTGTTAGAATCTTTTTCTTGTAATTCGCTATAAGCTTGTGGTGTTATCTTAACTATCTTCATTCCTCCCATAGCAGTTTCTAATGCAGAAATTCTGTCTAATATTCCTGCAATAACCTAGTCAGTTATTCCAGAATTAAGTGCATCCCATTGAGCAGTATTAAATCCTGATGTATTTAAATCATACTCAAAATGCCATTGAGTCCCATTAAATTTATACTTTTCAGTAACAGCTATTTCAGATGAATTAGCATTAGATGTTGGAATCTAAACGAAACAATAATCGTTGTTATCAACATCTTCATCAGTAAATAATGTTGCTAAAGCTGCTCCTATATCAGCATGAACAGCTTCAGTAGTTAAAGACAAATCATCTATAAGATTTTTAGTACCATGAAAAGTAGCTGTAGCTGTAGCTATAGAATTATTTACAAACCTTTTATCTGCTAATTGATTATCTCGAGATGCTGCTCCAGGAATCTTATCTTCAATAGCTGATATATCATCAGTATTAGCTTGTTCAGCTGCTTTAGCTCTATTTTGTTCTTCTAAAACATCAACAACAATTTTATCCCAGAGAACTTGTTCAGCATTTTCAGCACGTGTTTTTTCAACAAAAACATCTTGATCAATTTTATCAGTAAGAGTTTGTTCTGCTCCTTGAGCACGTTCCTTTTCTTCGTTACTTAAGAAATCTAAAGAATTTCTTAAACCTCTTTCAACACTTCTAGCTCTATTTTCTTCATACTAAATAGCTCTTTGAAGAATTTCTTCGGCTTGTAAAGCTCTAGTACTTTCTTGAGTAATTAAATCAGCTAAATTATTTTCAGCTTCTATAGCTCTCTATTCTTGCTATTGAATAGCGTTTTCTCTATTTTGAGTTTCCTAATTGATAAAATCTGTAACTGACTAAAAAGCTTCTGAATTATCTTCGTTAGTCTGTTGAATATTTTCATTAATCTAAGATATATTTTCTTCTAAAGAATTTTCTTTTTCTGTTGCTCTATTCTATTCCTAAGTAAGTTGTTCCTAACGAAGCTGAGTTTCAGTCTAAACTAAATTTTCTAGTTCTTGCTAAATTCTACTTAATTCCTTAGCAAAACCACTAATACGTCTACTTAGACATAAAATAGCGTTTCCTACGTTTCCATCATTTGATGGAGCACATTTGTTTATTCTAATTTTATCTGGCTTCATAGTTGTTCCTAAATTTTATCAATTAAACCAGTTCTATCATCTGTATGCTTAACTATTTCCAAAGTAATTATTTTACCCATTTCAATAGCTATTTCATCTTTCTTAGAAGAAGATTCTTCAGAATTATATTTCTTATATAACTCTTCCATCTTATCAGTAACTTGTTTTCTAAAGATTATTTCGTCACGTTCAATTTCAGCTTGTTGCTCTCCTTCTTTATCAATTACAGGAATACCTTTAGCAGTAAAATCTTCTCCAGCACCTTCCATATTATTTTTACGAGCATGAAGGGCACCCTCTGGGATAACATTCATTTGTCCTCCTTGTTTAAAGGCTTCTACATTATTATTTTCGTTTATAGATTCTATTCCACTCGGTTCCTTCTAAATGTTGACTTGTTCCTAGTCCAAGGTATCTTCTTTTTGTGAATTTTTAGTATATGTCCAGCAATCTTTTTCTTTATTAAATTTTCTAATATATCCACCATACTTTAATTCTTTAACAAATGGAATAACATCATTATCCCATACCCTAATATCTTTTGCTACAGTTTCGTTATCTTCACCCTTATTAAGATACTCATACTCATCAGTATCTTCATTATATCCTATAGATGGAAGTTTAAAATTAGTTTCATCAATAGGTTGAATTAATCCTTCCCATAAAGCGTGTTTATAATCTTTAGGAGAACCGTAAGCTTTCCATGCAGCTTCTAAACGATAATTATCATCTATTTCTAACTCCTTAGGAAGAGATTTTTTAAATTCATCAAAAGGATCTCCAACAACTTTTGATTTGTTGGAGATTTCTTTTGATTTATTAATTATATTTTTTAATCTACTACGCTACATAATATCATTTGTTTATTATCAATTAATGCTGCACCAGATAATAGTCTCATTCCTATATTATGGTTAGTTGCATTATTAAGTATCTTCATTCCGTATTTACCTCTAGCTACTGGAGACCAGCCCCCTTGAATATCTTGAGCGTATCTCTAATTATTTATAGAAGACATTGCTTGACTTCTAATATTTTGTAATTCATTCTAATCTGCCATAGCTAATACCTAATCCCAAGCTCTATTAGCAAAGTTTATATTACTCTAAGCTTCACGACGAGCTCCCTAACTAAATGTACCATAAGTTTTTCCAGCCTCTTCTCTAGCCTAATCAAATTTACCTTGCAAATTACCAAAAGCGTTTCCCATAAAGGATTTAGTTTTTTCGGAGTTTTGCCAAGATTGATTATCAAAAGTTCCTGTTTTAGAGGCTCCCCACATATTTAACCATTTAACAGGAGCAGGCATAAAAGCAGAACCAAGTATAGCATCTTGAACAGTCATTCCATCTGTAGAACCAAATAAATTAGAAAGTCCTTTATTTAAAGCAAGTGCTCCAGAGATTACTTGACCAACACCTGGAATAAAATTAACTCCAGCAGTTATAGCATCATAAGCTGTATCCGCAATCTAAGTAATATTTCCATATTTACCACCATATTCTTTAGAAGGTCCCATAGCTGCTCCTAATGCAGTACCTGCTACAGTCATTCCTAAACCTGCTAAATTAGCTACTCCAGCCATTTTAGCAGCTTTTGCTGCTGTTTTAGCCGCATCAGAAACATCTTTTGCTCCTTTAATAGCTTTATATGCTTTAATAGCTTTTATAGAATCAGTAAGAGTATTAGAAGCAGTTCCAGTCTTAATTAAATTTCCTAAAGCTTGTCCACCTACAGCACCTAATCCAGTAGCAACTCCTTGACCAATACCTCTAGCTAATTTAGAATCACCTAAAGCAGCAGTAATTCCTTTACCAACATAATTAGCAGCTAATCCTGCTCCAGCACCTGCTACAGAAGAACCAACATTTTTACCTAATCCTTGAGTTAAAGAGGTACCTTTAATAATGTTATTAGCCATTGTATCAGTAGCAGTAGTTACTCCTTGACTAAATACTGTACCTATTCCTCTACCAAATTCAGAATCACCAAATATTCCATCTGCAGCCAAATCTGATAGCGTTGAACCAACAGCATTAATTCCTGCTGCTGACATTTGATCTGTAAATGAGGTCTAGTTAGGATTTAATTTTGAAGCAACATTATTTCTAACATTGTTCCAAACATTTTTCATAGCTCCCTACTTTGTTGTTGGAGTATTTACTATAGAATTACTTAAAGAACCTTTAAGACCTTGCCAATTAATTTTAGGCTATTGTTTAGGATATTCCTAATTGGTCTAATTAGATAATATTTCTTGCCAAGTTGTATTTTCTGGCCATGTGGATTGACTTGTAACTACCGGAGTCTAAACTTTAAGTTCTGGAAATGTAAATTTTACTGACATAATTAACTATAACTTATATTATATAAAGTTGCTAGACTGTGTATAACAGCCAAGTTCTTTCCACTATATCTAACTCTAATCTTTATCCATTTATCTCTAATTCTAGTTTCTTTTCTATAAGTCCAACCTCCAACATTTACTCCTGCATATCCATAATTTGTATAAATATTAGGAACTATATCAGAACTTACTATTGAAGTACTCAAATCATTTGGAACATTACTTGAATTAATTACAATTGGTGGTAATACTAACTAACCATTACTTGGTAAATAGTCTTCCCAATCATGTCCAAGTATATCATCTGAGTCAAGTTCAGAATGGTCTACTCTAAATCTATTTTTAGCATAAGCAATAGCCCAATCTTCTTCATTACTTTGACTAAATGTAATAGAAGGTATTTGAATATTCCATCTTCCTTCTTTATATCTAGAATTACCTCTTATTCTTCCTACTCTGTCTATAGGATTATTTTTAATATGTGTTATTATATTAAATTGATTTAAATCTCTATACCACTTAATTTCAGAACCTGATAAATTTTTAAAGTCATAATTAGTAGTTACTCCATCTAACATTTCTCTATACATATGATAAATTTCATTATAAGTATCAATTCTTTCATAGTATAGTGGGAATATTGTAGACTTCTATTGTTGAACTAGACTTTGACTTTCCACTGGATATACTCTATCAAATTTAGAGTATTGATCAGTATACTGATGAGAATCAGTTAATCTTACTCCATTTTGACGTTTAGGATTACCTCTATAATATTGTTCATTAGTATATTTATCAGCTACTATGTCAGTATAATATCTATCAAATAACATATCAGAACCCATATTCTAGAATAATTCCTTTGTAGCTTCTTGTCTAAAGTACATTGTACGTTTATCCATAGAGAAATCATAATTATCGCCTTCAATTTCAAAGTGGAATGATTCTGGTTCAGCTTTATTAGAAATTATTACTAAGTTATTAAATATTTTCTATCGTCCTATATTATCATTTACTACAAACTCAAATTCAAATGGATGATATTGTCCATACCAATAAGTTGGATATAAGTTTTCAGCTACATCAAATATTCCAGCTTGTCCATGTAAATAGAAATCTGTAGTTAATCCTGATCTGTTCTTTTCATCACTTGTTAATAAAGGATTTTCAACAATAGAAGATAAAGTTAAAGCAATAACTTCTGTAGACATATTTGAAGAAGCTGTTGTTTCAGAAGTAATACTATTTAATGTAACAATAGAAGGAGTAACATATAACAATATTACTTTATGTTTATTAAATTTCTCTAATAACACTTCATTTGAAACTTCTGCTCTTAACTAATTACCGTGTATACTAAATAATTCATAATTTCCCCAATGATCCTTTTCTAAAGTAAAAGATACTTGATTAAATATATACTATCCATTTCCATTATCAAAACTTTCACAAGTAGCCGTTTTTGTACTTGTTGTTCCATCTTGATTCATTACAGTATAAGAAACATTGAAGGATTTAGTCTTAGTTACATAATATAATTGTGGTAATGAATTTAAATTAGTAATCATTGGATTATCTACAAGAACTCCAGTATTCTCTGGTATAGAATAATTACATTTAGCTAATAATGAAAGCTATTTTGAAGTATCTCTATCAAATGTAAAGAACTTTGTATCAATATTAGCTGAATATGAAGGTAACCAGCTATAGAATGTTATAAATGAACCAAGTAATTCATTATAACATAAATTCCAAGCTTTTTCTTCGTCTTTAAACACATCATCATAGAAAGTGAACATAATGTCTTTCTTATTATTATTATAATGTGTTTTAACATTCTTGAGACCTATAATTGGATATAACTCTCTTTCACCTAAAGTAATATTATCAATTAAGAATTTATTTACTTTAAAATCAGAAAGAATTTCAATTTCTTGTCCTTTAACTCTCCATATTTTCTTGGCTACTGTATCTACTCCGTAAACATATCCTGCCTCAGATTTAACAACAGATTCTGGCCACTATGTTCCATAAGTATCTGTTATAATAGTTAATTCTTCAGGTAATACATTTTGAGTATTAATAAATACAGGTTCACCATCACTGTTTCCAGCTAAAACTCTTTCATTGACTACAGCAACTCCAATACCATGTTCAAATATTACAAGAATATAACCTTCAAATCCTATTAATTTCTAAATAGAACCATATTCTTGAGAATAATCTCTAAAGTATGTAGATAATGAAGTTCTGTAATTATTTTTAAATGAATCTTGAATAGCTATAGCTGAATACTATATTCTATTTGAGAATGTATCTTTAATATAATTTATATCTTGTAAAGCGAAATAACATTTAAAACCTAAAGAAGCTCTATAAGCGTCATTATATAATGCTGAATCTGGTAATTTATTTTCACCCCTCTAAAGTAATTGACTTCTAGGATAAAAACTTCTAGCACTACCCATTAAGTTCTCCTCTGCTACATAAGAATGGTCAGTAGAACGTAAAGCATAGTTCATAGAACTTCTTACTCTAAATGTAATCCAACTACCTATTTGTACAGCATTTACATCAGATCTCGAAATATCTTTCCATGCTTCAGAATTACTTACATCATAATGATCTCTCCAAGTACTATTATCGATAATACCATCATTATTTGGTAAAGAAGGATCATTAAAGTTTCTACTCATTCTATGAGTATATTGATTAACGTAACAATCTCCTCTCCAACATACATATTCAGTATCTTCGTCAGAAATGTTATATCTATCACTAATAGCATAGAAAGGTTCCGAAGAATTCATTCTAGTTTGAAATTCACTAGTTTCACTAATAGGAGAATCTTGATATATATTGTATAAACAACCAGTTTCTAATTCCCCAGCATTACTATAAATAGCTAAATAAGGAGAATAAGTACCTCTTACTAGATTATAAGAATGATTAATTTTTTCATAATTTTCTTCACCGGCTTTATATGTGCCATTATCAACCTCTGCATATTTAAATCTGAAAGCTTCTTCAGTAGCACCAACATTTAATCTAAATACTTTATCTTGTATAGCTACTGTATCAACATTTTCAGTAACAGTGCATATAGTTACTTTCTTATAACCATTAGAAGCATCATCATAAGTAGTTCCCATTTTTTCATTAAAGAATCTATCTTTTCTTACTAAATCAGAATTACTTTTACTAACTTTCTTAAGTTTAAATTTACCTCCATTAAATATCTAATTATAATAAGGCTAATTTAAAGAAAAATCAGGACATATTCCAGCAAATGCGTAAGAACTTAAAGACTTATCCATATCATCATCATTTTTATGTTTATATTGATATAGTCTAGAAGTATAATCATGTCTTAATATTCCGTCATTTCCTATGAAACATTCTGTAAAATAATTCTTAGATTTTTGGGAACCAGCACCAGTTTCTAATACTGGAGCTTCAATAGTTTCATCTATTCTTAATAAATAACATTGAGCTAAAATATTAGGAATACATTTTTGTCTTACAAAGAACATTCCTCTAATTCCTAAATCTTCTCTAAGATATTTAGTAATTTTTCCAGGTACTTTAAATTTTACAGAGAATATCGTACTATCTGTATAGGAACTTGTATAATTAAACTAACAAACACCTTTAGCATTAATGTTAGTTCCTTGTAAAGTATAATTAGAATCATCTCTTTTAACCCATCCAAAATCATCTACTTTAATATAATTACGAGTTAAAAAAGCTCCACTAGTATTATAAATATCTGCACTTTCATCTGGAAATCCTGGTTTACTTAATCCTAAAGAATTTTCAGAATCCAATACACCTCCAAGAGTATTATAAACATTTGAAAGAGTTCCATTTTCGTATATAAATACTACTCCAAATCTATAGTATTCTTGATTAAAATATCCTGTTTTATTATATATATTTAACGAATTATAGTAAGCAAAATCACCTGTTTCTGCTCCATATGTTTCATTAAGTGTATCAAAATTATTAACAACATTTAATTGAGGAACAATTCTCAATGCTATGTCAGATAATTCTCTATAATTATCAGTATTTTTAACTATGTTACCAAAGAATAACATATTTTTACATTGAGCTTGAGTTAATATATTATTAGGATTAAATCTTGAAATATTTAATATATTTTGATCAATATCCTCAGTTTGTTCATATCCACTTACTTGTAAATATAAAACATTAGAATTTATAGGAAATCTTTTAGAAATCTTTTTACATTCACTCACTCTATTCTACTAATAGTCAGCAAAATATCTAACGTAGTATATTCTTAAATAATTATAAGATTTATCAATGTTGCTAAGTTTTAATTGAATTCCTTTATTAGTAATTTGATTTTTAATTCCACCATCCATTGAACGTGGATCACAATCATTACCAATAAATACTGGAATTACTCCAGTTTCTGCTACTATATCTGACTCATTATCATCAGCATCACAGTATGTAAAATAAAAACAATACTAACCTACAGGTAATACTCCTTTTACAAATCCCATGTAATTAACAGTAGGATTATACTCATACTAAAAGTATAATGAAGTATCTTTATCAAATGTCTTTGAATTATATATATTAGTATCATTTTCACCTATTCTATCTACTATTTCATAGGTATCTTTTTCTCTGACAGAAAATCTGGAATTTATTAATCTAGGTATGTTTTTATCATCATTAAGAATAAGATTAACAGAACCATCATAAGAAGGCTAAACTTCAATATCAACAGGATGATTTAAATCAAAGTTTAACTAATCTGTATCTAGATCTACTAATGAACCAGCCTTAGCCCATAAAGTTCCAGATTCTGCCTAAATAATTTCTCCATTAGGAATTACTCTACCTCTTTTATCAATCCATTTATTGTTTTTCTTATTAAGAATTTCTCCATTTTTAAGATTAACAGCTTTCTATGCTGGAACAATATACTTATCCTAAATTATAAACAAATCAGTATCAGTTTGATAATTAAATAATGGATTATATTCGTAAACTAGATTTCCTTTTTGTCTGAGAGTATTTAAATATACCTCAAACCTTTTATTAAAATTTGTCATACAGGAACTACTACGTTTAATAGGTTATATGTAAGTCTTGTGTATGAATCTTCGTCGTTACCATCAGTTACTTGACACTTATCTTCTACGGAGGTTCTTCTATTTATATTATAAAGTAATCTATTAGCTCCTCCTACTCTGGTTTTATTAGCTGAATCTACATAAAAGTCTGTTCTATCTATTCTGTGTAATTTTCCATCTTCTAAATGATAAACATAACTAGGATTTAAGGGTCTTCCCATAGAGTCTTCCATCAATCCTCCATATCCATCTGTTCCTATATATACATTTGATATATTTTCAGAATCTACTGAATTAATATTATCGTAGAATTTTTCTGAAGATTCTAAAGTAAATTCTACTGTATCCGCAGAAAATTCTGGGTTATTTCTAACACTAAATTGTAAATTACCACAAGAACTTCCAGTAGTTACTATACTATGTGGAGACTAACCAGATTGTAAAGAATAACTTATACTATATACTATAGGAATATTATATCTATCATAGTATATATAATTTTCTTTTGGTGCATATATAAAACTATTCTATTCATAGTCATCATACATACAATATATCAAGTCTTTATTACCTAGCTATGATTTAATGAAATCAGCAAAAGAAGTAGTACGTTTATAAAGGCTATTAAAACATGCCCATTCTCCATTAGGCATTTTCCACCAAGCTCTAGTAAAAGCTGCTCCATTTTTTCCACTGTATCCATATCTAGAATTAGCTGAAGGATTATATTTATTACCTTCACAGAAATAATATAAGAAAGTTTTATCAGAATCTTTTACTGAATCATTAAAAATCTAAAATATACTTCCTAAATAATCACTTATAGACCAATTAGCATCATTATATTTACCGCTTTCTGTAATATCACTATGGACTTCATGTACTCTATACCAATTAGTTTTTAGTCTGTCATCACCAGGTAAATCTCCTTTATCACTACCCTAATTTACTGCAACATCTAAGAAGTGTCCGTCTTGACCTCCTGTTATATCATCAAAGTTAACAATTACTCCACCATAATAACCTGAAGAAGGTAAAACATCCGCTTGAGTTAATATTGTAGAAAATTTCTAAAAAGCATTATGAATGTGATCGATAGTATCACCCCTAGCTTTAAATACATCATAGTATCTTATTTCTCCTCCAACTATGTTTGTAGAAGTAGGTCTTACAGAAGATTCTAACAACTTAGCAGTTTGTAAATTTTGAGCCGGATTTACACCCTAAATTGTCTATAAATTCTTTCCACTAACAGTAAATAACTAATCTCTTAAATAACTGCTATAATTATATAAATATCCTACCAGACCTTCAGGTTGAAGATTATCCTATTTATCTCCTATAGATTCCAATGTTACACTATTAATTTGAACACGATGTTTTTTATCTGGAGCAATAAAAACATAATCTGGATATTTATTTTCATCAATAATTTCTAATGTTGGATTAGTAGATATATTTACACTTAATGTATGATCACATTGATAACTTATTTCAGCCTTACGAGCAGATATCAAAGAACCATTCATTTCTTGTTTTTCTCTACTCTAATTTCTTAAATTAGAAACATTAGTAAAGTCTACTACCATTGTGTTCATAAAGTCTTGATATCCGTCTTCATCCTATAATACATTACAGAAGTCTTGTACTCCTCCTGAACCAAAATAAAAATTATTAAATAATTCTGTTGTTAAGAACCATCTAATTACATGAGAATCTTCTATAATATTAATAGCTGCTCCTTGAGTTCCAGCCCTGTCATCCTATATTCTATAGGTAGCATAAACCATATAAGTTTTTCTAGGTTGTAAGCCTATTTCAGACCAACCAAAACTTATTGTCTATTTTCCATTATACACAGGTAATCCTTCCTAATTTTGAGCAGGATAAAAATACTCACTCTTGGTATATAATTCCTTAAATTTAAATCTTAAATCAGTAAAAGATTTACCATATTCTGGATATGCATTAAAAGCAAAAGATAATAAAGTTGTTTCTTTTTCAAAATTGTTATGGAATCTCCATCCATTAAATTTAAGATTACCACTTCCTAATAAAGATAAGTCAATAGAACCTTTAACAGATAATCCTCTAAGATAGATGTTTGAATCATCTATACTTGCTTTTACTCCTAGTACATAATTAAAAGTAACTCCATCATCGTCATTAGATGTTATATTATTATACTTTTTAACTATTTTAACAGTATATGTATTATTACTAGGATTATAAACACTTTCTCCTATTTCTATATTATCGTATGTTTTACCTATTAAATCAAATCCAAAATCAGTACTTGGAGTTCCTTCATCAAAGGTAGCATAATTTTCATTTGAATTTCCTATAGTTGTAACTATTCCATCAGGACAATTATATGTTAAATATCCTTCTATCCATAAAGTAGCTGCACTACCATTATAAAGACCATATATATTATAATTAAAGTTTTCTATATGATTCATAGTTACTTTTAAATATAGTGGTCCAACTAATTTATAGGAATATGTATTTGCAGCAATCTTTTGACGTTCTTTTATAAGTCTAGAATCTGCAATAGTATTTTCATTGAATGTATTTGTAAATGAATCAGATATAAAATATCCATCATTAAATTTATAAGCCTCAGAAATATCTGAATCATAATTTACAGGTTTCCATGTTCCATTATCATTTTTCCATCTACAAAGTGTTTTTGTAATATCTACAAACTCATTTTGAGAATTTAATACTCCTAATTGTAAAGTATATTTTCTATTTTTAGGAGTGTATGCTTTATTTGGAAATCTATTATCAACATTATTATAGTTTGTTATATACTCATACATTCCTGATAATCCTTCCGAGTACACTGCAAATTTATCTCCAGCTCTAAGAGTTAAATCTCTAGTAAGAGGAAGCATAAAAGAATCTGATTTTAGAACAGTTAATTCTAAGTTATCATCTGTTTCAATATTAGATCCACTAGTAAAACTCTCAAAGTTAAAATTCTATGCTTCTCCATTAGTATTACTACTTAATTTCTTCTGAGGTGATGGAAAACTTCCTATCTATGATTTATTAGTAATAGGATTATATGAAGCCACATAAATAATCCCACCATATTCTTTCATACCTACAGGTTCATATCCAGGTGGAAGAAAAGCTTTATCTACTCTCCTATTTCCCATATCGTTCTGTAGTATAACCTCATTTCCATTCATAGTAATTAATGTACCATTCAAACAGTCTGTTAGAGTATCATTACTCTATACCATAGGATGAGTATCGAGCTATAAACCTTTGGTAAACTAATTAGTAGCTTGTTCCATATTACTATTGTATATATTTAAATTTATTTTCAGATGTAAGGATATCTTTCATCTATAAAGGATCTCGAACAATTATGAGTTCGGCGTTTTGTGTTTTTATTTCTTTATAATATTTAGTCATCCAATTAGTCCGTTCTTCTTTTAATCTAAAAATATACGGAGCATAGGATTCTTTTATTTTAAGTTCTTCTAACAATTTAAAAAGAAATACGTCTTTGAATACTTTATACTTCTTTTTATTCTATGATAAATAGTCTAAATACTAGGATTCTGATCTAGTAAAATAATAATATCCGTCCCACTTAGATTTCGTTCTCTAAAACATATAAGCAATTCTCTTAGATAACTTATAACAATATGTTTTAAACACTGATAATCCACTAGACGGAATTACTCCTATAAACATAAATTCTTTGTTAGTAATCATTGAGACATCATTTCCTGCTCTTACATACTAAAGTATCATTTTCCAGCCGTAAACTAAAATTCTTTTTACTTCTTCTCTAGTTAATTCTGGAAATTTTTCATGTACTGAATCAACATAATCATTAACCTTCGTTATTTTCATTTAACAATAAACCTTTCCTTCGTTAGTATATTTAGTAAGTTTATCTCTTAGATGTTTATTTACATAAATAGGATATTTTTTTCTATGTAAAAAATTATCAGATTTTCCATGTATATATAAATACATCTAATATCCAGTAAACAATGATTCTAGAAAATCTACTTTTTTAAATTTTCCGTGTTCTCTTACTTTTTCAAATTCTGAACCAGTAATGGCTTCCATATGAATTTCTCCTCCCTAATAACCTACTCCTTGAATTTTAAAAGTAACATTATTTTCAATAATATCATCAAGTATCTACTGAACACCTTCTCTAAATACTTTTTTAACCATCTAACGCTACTTCATTTTTGTTCTATATTCTTTTATTAGTGATTTGCATTTTTCATATGGAAACCTTACAAATATATCATTTAAATTACAGGCCCAACCTAAAGCCATGTGTTTCATATTACCTTAATGGTTTATATCCAAAATTATATCTCTTACGATCCCATGAAGTACTTACTTCTAAAATCTAATTAAAGTCATTTTGGGATAATTGTTTAACTCTAGCCTAGTCACATTGCTTATTCCATCTTGCTTCTAATAATTGAGACGCTTTAACTTTATCTCCATTATTTGTTTTTAATCCCTCTTTAAAGGCTTGCATGAAAGCAATATATGTAGCTATAGCCATAGCTTCTTTGTCTGTTATTTCAGGAAGACCGTCTTCATCTACTAAAATACCTTTATAAAGAACATTTACTTTTCCATAATTATGAGTAAAATATAATTTTTCTTTAACTTGTTCATATTTTAGTACTTTTCCAGGTAAATAATAAGGTCCTTGATATATTTTAGAAGCTTCTATATACTATTCGGCTTCTGCTGTAGATAAATCTCCTAAATCAGTTTTATTAGTAACCGTATTCCATTCCTCATAAGGTGTAGTTACTAATTCAACACAACTATCCCCATTTATATCTAATGCATTACAAGGAAGTGTAATAGAATTATCGAAAGGATCAATAAAAGTTGTATATTTATAAAGTTTTCTAACTCTATTTCCTATATATTCCCAAGCCATTAATCCTATTTCTTCCAAGTCTGCATCATCTAAATTTATTCCGTAAAACTAATCTAATAGTACGGCTACATAATGAAAATTATTTGCCATATTTTTTCCTCCATCTATAAGGGGTTTTTAAATATCCATTTGATTCTCCGTTAAGATACTTTATCATTGTTATTCTATTTACTCCAGCTTCTTTAGCTGCGTCATTAATACTAGGAAGTTCCTTTATAATATTTCCATTAACATCTAGTTTAAGAACAACTTTTTTCTATTGTTTAGTAGGAGTTATTTCTATCTATTTTGGATAATTTTCTGATTCTTTATATCTAAAAATATAATTAGAACACTAATATCTTTGTTGTTTTAATACCTAACAAATATTTCCATTTGAAATATTCAAAGTATCAGAAGCTTCTTTAATAGAACTCCATTCCTTTATAAATTTTCCTTCTAAATCATACTAAAGTATTTTTTTCTATACTTTTTTTAACCATTTTTGTTTAGATTCCTCAGTTAATGTTAAATTATGATTTTTTCTTCCTCCTTCACTTAAATTATACCCATTTATAATAGAATTAAATATATTTATAAATTCTATTTCTTTTTTATCCAAAATAGATAAAACTTCTTCTAGGTTATAAGAAGATATAGTAAAGATAATTTCATATTTAAAATTTTCTGGTCCAAACTTTAAACGAGCCTTATTTATCTTTGGTCCAGCATATATTTTAGATGGACTTAAAAAAAGTTTTCTTCTTTGTATTTCATTAATAGTTGTTCCTATATATATTTTATTTTCTGGACAAGTATATTTATAAACAACTCCCTTATACATTTCATTATTCATTATCCAGCTGCGTATTTCTAATCATTAGGTAGGATAGGTGCTGCATATTGTCTATAATATCTTAACTTCTGTTGAGTAAGTCTATCCTTAATAACTATATCTAAAAAGTTTAAATTATTATCCATCTATGTAACTCTATCCTAAACATTGGAATCGTCACATTTACATTGAAATTCCTCTAACTATCTTGGATCTTTAAATATAGCAACAAGTGATACCTGTTTAATTAAAGGTGCTTCAAATATATAACAATCTAATAATCCTTCATCATTAGGTGTCACATCAATAAAAACCCAAGGTCTATTTTTTCCTCTTTTACGATATTTCTAAAGAGTTTTAATTTTATCTATATTGTGTGTATATACTAAGAATGGGTGCTATTTATCAGATGTTCCAAGATATTTTATAGAATTTCCTAATCCAAAGTCTAATAATACCTAAGGTATCTAAAAATGAGCTGTAGGAGAACCACAAACATTTCCTCTACATTTACACTTATCTAAAGTATCACAATCTACTGGAATACAATTTATAGCCATTACTAAATCGTCTATAGGTAGTATTCCTTTTAACATATATTCTTTTATGACTGCTAATCTCATTTGAACAATTTCTTCTTGTAATTGTTCTTTAGACATAGACATATTCTGGTGATAACCTCTTAAACCAGATACTACATCATTAAATACGGCATCAGCAAGTCTTTCTATTGATGTCCAAGCCATAATAAAAAAATAAGCTAGACTAGACCATTGTAAGGTCCGGTCTAGCTTTAAAGATTATAAATTAAAATTAATCAACTAAGTTTAAACTTGTTCCATAAGGATTAGCTAATTTAGTATCAGCTGTAGTAGCAATAGCAGAACCCTTTAGAGCATTAAGTTTTGTATAAACTGTGTTAGCAGGAGTAGAAGCTGTGTTATAATCACCAGCTACATAAAGAACGTGAGTAGTTACAGAAGTAGCTCTGTCACCAACAACTGTTCCAGCTATACCATCTCTATCAACACACATAGTGATGATGAATTGAGTATAAACTTGTCCAACAATTGGAAGTTCTCCAGCTTGTTTAGCAGGAGCCCAGAATCCAGTATTAGCAGCAGTTGGGAGTCTTAAGTTGTGGATAATCCAATTATAATCACCAAATGCTTCAAGACCTGGGAGAATAGCTATTTGATCTGCACCAAGTTCTGTTTCAACACCTGCTTCATCTAAGAAGTACTGTTTACCTTCACTATCCTTAGTCTTAATAGCACCACCAGTAACTTTGTAAATCACAGGCACACCTGTCTTGATTGTAATAAAGTCACCTTGATCTGCGCAGCAGTCAATAGTATGAGCCTTAGGATCATAAGTTTGAAGTTCAGCTTTCTTAATGATTTGATAACCATTAACGCAAGCAAATGTTACAATACCTTCAGCTCCTTCAGCAGGAACAGCAGGAGTCTTGATTTTTTCATCATCATTTAATGCTGCAAATTGCTCAGCAGTTAATGAAGTTCCTTTAGCTGTATTGTATTCAGTCTCATCTTCATAAAGAACTGCAGGAACAGCTGGAGTACCAGCAGCAGCGTCAAATGTTACATCAAGAATCTTTTCTTTTTCACCAGTTTGAAAAAGAATAAATTTGTCAGCAATAGCTTTTACTCTCTTTGCTACTACATCAGCGGTATCTGAAGCCTTTACAGGGAATTCTACAAAGAATGGTTTTCCTTTGTATACTAAAGCATTAGAATAGAAAGAATCTTGACTTCCCATTGAAAGACCTAAGTAAATAGCGATACGTCCTGTAGTTTCTCCTGTAGAAGGAATAACATCATTCATATCGAAAGCAACTGAACCTAATTGTTCAGCAGAAGGTGCTTTAATCTGAATAGAAGTAATAGTAGCAGCATCAAATCTTGTGTTACCAATTCTTAAAGAAGGAACTTTGCTAGCACCACTATTATCTATTAAATTTTTGTTAGCACCTGTAGTGCTAATTTGATTGTAAACAGTTTGTGTTGTAAAACTAAACATAATTTATTAAGAATTTAATTAAGCAGTTTAACCCGCTGCATCCGGGGTCTATTGTTGAGCTGGATTTGCAATAGACTAACTAACTACTGGGTGAGTTTGGAGTCTTTGATTTTCTTGATTCTCCATAATAATATGTACCAACTCATTTAGTATCTCTAGACAAACATAATCAGGAAATTCTAATAATTGAGAAGTATCCTCAGTTTCATCTAGCTATTGTTGTGTAAGACGTATATGCTATGGTGTTTTTAAATAATCGATATAAACATCGGATAATTCAAATATACTATCATCAGTTCCATATCGTATTTCAATTCTTACTTCAGAACGATTTCCATAACGTATTTCTGCACCCTTTTCTCTTAAAGACGCTTCTTGAATTGCACCTACGTTATCCCGTATTTTCATAGATTCTGGTCCACCAGTTCCTTCAACTATTGGTTTACCTTTACCATCATTACCAAAAGCTTGCTATATAGCAGCAATAGTATGTGATGATAATATGCTACTAATATCAGTTCCTTTTCCTGTTACATTATTGTAAGGATTTGTAGGAGTAGTAGCTCTAGTAACAGTAGTATTTCCTAAAGAATCTGTAACACTAGAATCATTTACACTATTTATATTATGTATATAGTAATAAGGTTTCTTATAAGTTGGTTGATTCCAAAAATTATCTAAAACCTAAGAATACATATCAGCAGTTAAACGTCTTGCGGGAGCTCTCCAAGTATCTCCAGCGTTATAGCATTTATACGTTTTCTTTACCTTATATATACAAATACAATTAAGAAGATGCAAATAATCAGAAGGCATCACAACTTCATAATTAGCTCCATTAGCTAAAGAAAGACCTTCGTAATCGTTAATCTTTACAGGTTTTAATTTAGCTGTAGCTTTTAATACTCTTAAATCGTCTGTTGTTTGCTGATTTATGTCATAAGTATTATATCTCTTATTAGCATACATCAACATAGCTTTATTAGCCCAAAAATTAAAATCTTCTAAAAGAATATTAGAAGCGCTATCTTTGTTTATTTCAATTAATACGCCTTCATAAAGTTCTTTTGCACTCACTTATTTAATATATTATAAGTTGTGAAATTATTTGTTATTATCTTTTTTACCCTTGTTAGATTTTTCTTCATCATCTTTATCATTATCGACCTAAGAATCAGAATCTTTATCTATTAAACCTGGAAATGTATCTTGTTTAATTAACTTATAAATTCCCGCATGTTTAGGGTCTTTTAAATATAATATGGCAGCTTCATCGGTAGCTCCTAAAACCACATTATCAGCATATGTATAAACTTTATTCTTATACATAATAACATGCTTATCTCTAGCCTCTACAAACAGTAATCTAATAGAGGTATCTCCTCCAGTATAAAGACCAATAATTTTTTCTGGATCTTGGTCTGCTACTTGTAATAGGTAATCTGTTACGTCAGCATCAGGCATATTATCCATTCTGTGACCAAGTAATCTAGCTTTAAGAACTCTTCCTTCTGGACCTCTTTCATCATTATAAATATATGATTCAGCGTCATGCTTTAGCTTCTTACGAGAAACTCTTCTAGATGCTTCAACACCAGGTCTAACAACATACATTTCTGCTGTACCATATCGTCTAGTTTCTTTATTATAAAGTTCCTTTACACCATAAGGTCTCATATCTCCATTAATTAGAGAATTACCTTTACTATCTTTAGAATAGTAATCTGGTGCAATAAAAGGATTATTCTTAATTGCTTCCCACTTGAAACGATCACCAACATTATCTAAATCAAAAGTCATACCATCTACGACATTAATTACTGCATCTTCTCTAATAAAGTAATCTCTGTTAGGATCGTTAAGTTCCTTCTCTGAAAGAACCATATTTCCGTTAGAGTCCACCCTCTTTACACATTCAGGCCAGTTACCTGTTTTAGGATCTCTACAAGGTTGCATCTTAATAACAATACCAACCTTTCCTCTTACACTTTTAAGTACTATCTTATTTGATAAATCAATTTCCTATTTATTAGCCATATTATTCATTAACATATAAAAATATTAAAATATATTGATAGGGGTCTAGAATAATCTAGAAACCCTATCAACATTATCTATAATCAAAAGTATAAATTAATTAAATTACACTTCCTTTAAAACGTAAGACTTGTAAGGATTGAATAAAGCTAATGAGCTATAACCCCACATAATACGTTTTGCACCTGCAACAGGAGTAGAAACTTCACCAGACTCTAAACCTGTTAATCCACCAACACCCTTGATGAATGATTGCATCATATCACCACCTTTAAGAGTGAACAAGCCGATAGGTGGTTGTGAACTTGTCTTATCACCGGTTAAGTCAATTGCAATTGCATAACCCTTATCATAACCAAATTCTCTTGAGAATGTTCTATCAACTTTGAATGTGATTTCATTACCCATCCATCTGTAAGTGTCAAATCCTTTAGCACCAACTTCAACATAACCATTAGCCTTCATAGACCATAGATATGTACCATCAGTATGATATTGTGCTAAGTATGTATCAAGTAAGTCACCTAATTGATAGTAGAAAGCTTCGTTACAAATAAACATATACTTGTTACCAGTAGCATTTCTAGCTTTTTCATTTAAGCATTGGATAGCTGTTCTTAATACATTGATAGTAAGCTTATTGTAAGCATATTTACTAGCAAAAGCTTCTACCTGTGGAATAAGACCATCAGAAATATAAATAGGTCTGTTAGTTTGTGGATCAACGATAGTTGCTTTACCGTTTTCATCAACGTTACCCTTAGAGAATAAGAGAGCGTTGTTACGTCCTTCTAGGAAGGTGTTAAGAAGAGTCTTTTGAACAGTATCCATCTTATAGATAGTTTCTGTCATAGAACCTTGATCCTTACCTTCAGCAACTTTAATAAATACATTTTCTAATGCAGCATATCTTTCAGAATAGTCAGCATCGAAACGGTGAGTTTGGATGTAACCTCTGTGTTTTTCAACATTAGATTGCCACTTAGTATAACCTTCTTCATGCATTTCAGGCATGTTAGCTGTAATCCATCTTGTCTTATCACCAGGTTGACAAGCTGTTACATCAAGAATAGTATCATAGTTGTTATCAACTAATCTTACTACACACTCCCAGTAGTTGTCACCTTTACGAACAGGACGAGCTACAACCATACATTGCTGACCTGAATTTTCAATCTTGAAGATATCATACTTTTCGTAATATCTTTCTCTGAAAGCCATTACGATTTCAGTACCACCTGCACCGTCACCTTCTGGTACAGCAGCGAATTCGATTCTCTTAATGTAGTTAGTTTCGATATCGAAATCGTATTGGAAAGCATTTAAAGATTGGTATTTATTACCTCCACCTTTAACATCTGTATAGAATACATTTTTAAGAGATTCGGTTAAGAAAGAAGCTGTTAAATCAGTGTACATTCTTGATACGATACCAAGACGTTGTGGTTTAACACCTAAGTACTTATAGAAATCTTCATAAGTACGAGTATCTCCCATAGTAGGGATGTTAGAAACAAAACTAGCTATTTTCATAATATAATATCATTAATCATCATCGTCTAAATCATTTATGCTTTTATAAGAACGATGAGGTTGTTGTTTGTTATTATTTTTATTAGAATTATCTATCACTACGGTAGGTCTAGTTTGTACTCCTTTCTTTCCATCTTCCAAACCCTTCTTGTATTGGTTTTCAGATACCAATTTTATCTACTGTGCAAAATAGTCGGAAATATTATTGAAAGCGTCTTCACCATTTAAAATAAACCAAGCAGCTCTTGTTAGAGTTGCTGGATCTTGTAAAGCTTCAAACAAATAATTCTTTCCAGCCTGATCTCTTGATAACATAAACTCAGCTAATTCTTCTCTGTCAGCGTCTTCAAAGTTTAAATCGAAATTACCAACAGAATTAAATCCGTTAATAGCATCCACTACTTGAGCTTGGTATTCTTCAAAAGCTTGCTGCTATTCTTGTTCTCTTTGAGCTTCCTCTTGCTGAGCTTGTAAATCTTCTCTTTCTTTATACTCTTTACGAATTCCTTCAATTTGTTTCTTGAAAAAATCTTCATTTGATTTAGCAGTAGATAAAGCTTCAGCAGCTTCTTCATCCGATAATTCTCCAACTCTTGATTCTAAATCTAATAGATATACTTCATCATCAGATAAATCATCAATTTTATATTGAGGAGTAACTTCTACTTGTTCTCCAGCAATCTGTTGTAGAAATTCTTGAGGAGATAAATTACTTTGTCTAATTTGTGTTAATAAATTTACTTCCTCTTCTGTTAAATCATTACCATTATCTTCATGTGTTTCTTCTAAAGGCATATTTAAGATATTAATTTTTTCTTCATTAGATAAGTCGTTCCAACTACGTTGAATTACTTCTCCATTATCATCCTCAAAATTAATACTATTTAAATCATCTATACCTCTAGTCTTTAAAAAATCTGACATAAAATCTCCTTCTTCCTCCTAATGTGGAGGTTCATTTAAAGGAGGTTCTTGAAATTCTTCCTATTGACCAGGTTCAAGAATGTCGTCGTCATCTAAATCATCAATTCCTATTGCCATATTTTATAAAATTTAATTAAATTGAAAATGTTAAATTTTCATAATACAAATATTATTTTCAATTTATTTTTTTCAAAATTTTTTATATTTCAATAAAATAATTAACCGTGCATACTTACATTTTCTTTTCCTACTAAAGATGCATAATATTGTCCTGCCTCTACTTCACATCTTGTTATTGTTCCTCCAGAACTTGGTGTTGTAGTAGCATAATATGCTCCAGAAGTGGAAAAAGTTAAGCTACCTAAACCTTCGATTTGATTAGAACTTGGAGCAGTCGAAGATGTACCATATATTCTAATTAAATTACCCCTTACATCAGCTGATGCATAGTAATCAGAAGTCATTGAAGATATTGAACCATCATTAAATACTATCTACTTAAAGAAGCTAACATTTTGTCGAGCTACAAATTTACTATGATAAGTATCTAAGATAATAGCCCAACCAGTCTTAACTTTCTAATATACTGTTCCAGTATATTTACTAGTTAAATTAGAATTAGAATAATAGTAATTATCAGTAGAACTTGTAAATATGTTTGATATATAATTAGGATTATCTACATCTGTATAGAAATTAGTCTATTGTGTGGCAACGGAACCTCCACCACTTACTGCTGTTAAATTAGAAAAATCAAGAGTATATACCTAGTCATTAGCTGGATTTTTAATATATAAATATAAACTATTAGAGTTATTTCCACTAGGATCAACAGTAGAAAACCATGCTCCTGTATAACTTCCGTAATTAAAGTTTATAGAATTTCCCTAAACAGATATATTTAATTCATTTACGTTTCCTGCCCTAAATTCTGTAGCATGAACAGTTCCTTCAAATAAACCTTGTCTAGCAATAATAGTTCCATCTATCACAGCATTATGAGCTGTTAATATTCCACTATCATCTACGTTAAAATTAGATCCTACCTATTTACCTAATTTCCTACTTACTTCAGCAGACATATTATTTATAGTAGTAGGAAGCTATGTAAGATCAGTATTACCTAAATGTAAGGAATTAGCATATACATCACCTTTAAAGTATCCTTTCCAGAAGAAGCATCTACCAGATAAAGCATCGATGGCAAAATCTGGAACAAAATTAGGATTTGGATGTTGAGTACTTACTCCAATATTAGAAGGAGTAGCTCCACTAGGATAACTAGGATCAAACTATAAATAAGCGGTATTTACTTCGTATGTTACACCGCCCAAAGTAGTTGGATGATTATCATATACTTCACCATGACTTCCATCTCTAAGATACAAAGTACCACTTTGAGAAAACATCCAATCGCCGCTTATAATAAATGATTGTAATTTAGCAAATTGCAATACAAATAAAATATCAGTAAATACCATTTTATAGTGTTCTGCTTTTGCCCAAACACTTGGATAAAGATTAGGCTACTAACCTCGAGACTTTATTTCTGTAATATATTTATTTGGTCCTTCAAAGGTTAATTCTCCTACTAAATAATAATAATCATTATTCCAATAAACAACAGGATTTCTTTCAGCAGTTTTTATATACTCAGTATCAGGATTCCAAACTCCAGCTAAATAAGACATTTGACCTATTCTACCCTGTTTACCCCATTTAGCCCATAGAACAGGAGTTGACCAAGCACTCCATATAGTTCCTTCTTTTACCCTGGTAGTAACAAATTCCCACATATAGATATCATCAACACCTTGTGGATCGTCTGTCCAAACAATTCCAGAATTTGGGTCTGTCCATCTTCCGAATTCGTCAAATAAAGCGGCCTCATTCTTTTGAGTTGTTGGAGGTGTATCGGGGATATTTCCCGTATTATTTCTGGTATACATAAATTCTTGCTCAGTACCATCTTCACCATCAATACCATTAGCACCAGTAATCCTAATAGGATCAGTCCAAACTCCATATATACCATTTTCATCAAGATAACATTGAGTCATCCAAGTGAATGTACCTTCTTTAATTTCTATTTCAGTTAAAGCTTGTTGTTCTCTACTCCATCCACCTGAAGTACCATCAGTTCCTTCTGCTGGTTTTATAGGAGCAGGATATTCTTCAGTAGATACATAATTTATATATCTAAATTCATAATGTCCTCCTGATTCTCCTCGTAATCCTTTTTCACCTTTTTCTCCAAATATTCTAGTAATAGTCCATCCTCCATCATATTCTCCATTAGCAACTTTTCTTTCAGCTCTCCAAATCATCGTTCCGGCAGAACCAAAGTTAGGAGAATTAGGATCGTACCAACCTTCAGATTCATGATTCGAGAATGGAGTATTACCTATAGGTTCTGGAGGTTGTAAAGCACTAGGACTAAATTCTATATCTAATGTATTAGTATCAGATTCTTGAGCAGGTTCAGACCATAATGTTTGAGTTCCATTACCATAGAAGGTACAAGTAGAACTCCAAATTATTTCTACTCCCTCAGGTACTCCATCATACCATCCATCAGGTATAGGATAAGCATAAGTTCCTCCTACTGGACGATCTGGTTTAGTATTTTGTCTTTTAAATACTCTACTAACAAAAGCTCCAACTTCTCCTGAATCACCTTTAGGACCTTGTTGTCCAGTAATTGTACCACTATGTACACATATAGGTGTAGACCACTCTCCATATACATTTTCACCTGATGTAATACATAAGGACATCCAAGTAGAATTACCACTTCCAGGTTCTGGTAACAAATATAAATTAGACCAACCATTAGAAAGACCGTTTGTACCTGTTGCAGGCTTTTCAGGTTGTGATGGACTTAATATGTATCTCATTTCACAATGGTCACTTCTAACACCGTTATTATTTCTAATAAGGGAATTAATAGCGTCTATTATGATATTTATGTAAGATACAATCTAGTTCATCTCTTCACTAGAAAGAGTCTCTCCATACTAATATATTTTTTCTAATAAATCTAAACGTTCCATATTATTTTATTTTTTCTTTTAATGTTTTTATCTCATTTTCAAGAGCTGTTATTCTCTACAATATTTCTTGAGGAAAATTCAACTCTCCTTTATCATTTAATAAATCTACGAATTTCTTACCATATCTAATTTTAACTTTACCTGCTGTATTTAAAATTAAATTTTCATCCAATGAGCCAAGTTCCTATTGGCTACTTCCAAACATGTTCATTTTTCATTAAGATATTTGTCTAGATCAGATTTATTCCAACTTAGTTCTTTAAAACCGGGTCTTTTGTGACCTTTTGGAATTAATCCTTTTCTAATATAATTATCAAAAGAAGCTCTAGAAACACCAATATATTCAGCAGCTTCCACTTTAGATAATTCTTTAGAATTAAACTAAAGTAATAAAGAAAGTAACTCTTGTTGCTATTCTTCATTTATATTAGTGTTTCCAGAGTCTATATCATTAATAAACTATTTTAAAGCAGTTTTAATTAATTGTAACATAATTAAGCTGAGACTTTAACAGGTCTAATACCAAATCCAAATCTCTTGTCTTCTGGGTGAACTGTATTTAAACTATCAAGAATAGAAGTACTAAGGGCAAACGCTAAAGCTTTACTAGTATCTATATCATCTTCTGTACTAGTCCAATAAGCAGCCTAATACTTAGGAGAGTCCAAAGTAGTTGCGTTACCATAACCATTGTTTATAAGGAATAAAGTTTTTCCATTAATATTAGATGTAAATAATTTACCTTCTATTCCATTCCTTGTTACCCAAGTAATAGTACAATTATCAAATAATTCTTGGAATTGTGTATCAGTAGGAATTCTCCATTCTCCTCCTATAATATCAGTAGCAGCATCTTTTTCTACTGGAATACTTCCAGATAACTAATAACCATCAGTTAATTCATAGTTACTCTAAATAAAGCTATATCCAACTATTTCTCCAGAATAATCTCCTTCATTATAAGAGGCTACATATCCTTCAAGGTTTCCCCAAGAGAAATACTAACCACGTGTATAAGGATCTATTGCTCCTACATTTTTTGTAGACCAGATAGTTCCAGATGGTAAACCTAAATCAACTTCATCAAAAGTAATTGTATCAACTTGTTCCCAATTATTGTTTACTTTATCATAATCATCAGGATTAATAATTAAAGTGGTTCCGTTAGACATAATTACATAATAACCATATTCAGCATCTCCTTCCTCGTAAGTTGTTACTCCATATATACCTGTAATATCCCAAGAGTCTCCTAGTTGTAACCATTCTGCATAAGGAACTACTTTATCTTCATTAGTATTTGAATTATGTACTAAAATATCTCCAACTTTAGGAACATAGATAGGTTTTTGTTCTTCCTGTTCCTTCTACTTCTACTGTGCTTTTCTCATTGCTGAGCATGGTGATCCGATATACGTTATAAATCTTCCCATTTTAACTTATGTTTAACATAATAATAAGAATACCCATAAATTAAACTCATTATAACAGTTAAGTGTATTAATAATAATTTAGTATCATCAACTGGTATTCCTACATAATAATCTAAATTTACTAGGAATTCATTAACCGCAATATAATATAATGGAAGTCTATGTACATAACAATATCTAAATATTATAGAAGTTAAAAACATAAACGACCAAGAAAATAAAGACATTTTAGTTAATTGTCCTAATATTAATGGATCTATTCCCGCAAAACATAATAAAGTATAAATCATATAACATAAGGCATTTATATGCGGAATATACTTTAATATAATCAGAAATCCTTTATATTTAAGATTTCTTTCCAATTTTTCCTCCTTTTTTACGGATTGGTCCCATTGGATTCATCTTAGCTGACATTGGTTTTGGTCTTGCCATAATCTTTACTATTTTAAAACTGTTTATTTAAAAATACTCATAATTAGGTATAAAACAAAAAAAAGTAGATTCTTATTAAGAACCTACTTTATTTTCTAACTTTTTAATAATATTATAAGAACGCATATTTAAATCACCATTTAAGTAAGCTAGTTCTTCTTCATCTTCTATTTCTAACATTTTAGATATATGACAGATAAGATGGTAATATTCGTGAGCTATAGTATTTATTAGTTGAGAAAATGAACTTGTTTTATTAACAACTATAACAGAACTTTTTAATTGTGTATTTGAATACGTTAAGCCTATATTTAAATTACAAGTTTGTAAATTATGTAGAGCTTCTTTTATATATTTATTAGGACAATTAATATCCTATAAAGCATCTATTATAAAATCAATATCATCACAAGTACATTCATATAATACTGTTATTTCCCAATTATAAATAATAAATTTATCTATAATCATAACATTTCATCCCATTCAACTGGAACTCCTTGTACTACTGTATCAGCATACCATCTATTAAAAACTATTCCATCATATCCATCCTTATCATCTATAACATCTTTGACATACATTGCTAAATGTTTTTCATCAGCAATGCTACTACCCATGAAATCATTATTTCCCATATTATAAACATAGACATAATCATAAAGTTCATTATTCTTTAAAGTTATTCCATGTCTTTTTAATACTTCATCAACCTATTCTTTAGTTACTGGAGTTTTACCATGATCCATTTTAGATATAGCAAAATAACATAACTTTTTATTAAAGTGTTGTCCAAAGTATTTTAAATAACGTTTCATTGTAGTAGGTCTATCGTCATATTGATTTAGTGATGTTCTAATCATTATCAATAAGAACGTCTGCCGCCACGGCGCATACCATAACGAGAACCGTACATATCATCATCGTCATACTCTTTGTGATGTCTACTTCTTTCCCCGTATTCAGAATCTTCAGATAAGTCTTCAAATATAGCAGCAAGACACTCTGAATGTTTTCCTATTTCAGAAATAGCTTTCATAGCTTTTCCAAATTTATCCTCTGTAAATTCTAATACAATCATTTCTATACTAAATTAAATATTTTATCCAACTTAGACTCAAAACCATCAAATCTATTTTCTAAACTTGTTAATCTTTCGTCTCTTTCTTTATCTATTGCAAACTGTGGATTTAACTCTTTAAGAATATTTTCACAATCAACAATATTTTGCTTATATACATCTATATTATTAACAATTTTTCTACTATTTTCTAATATAGATTCTACTTCATTTTGGATTCCTTGTTTAGTTTCACTAATAACAATTTTTCCTCCATTATAAGTGTTTATACTATTGATACTTAATAAATTACTGAATTCCTGTGTAGTATTATCCACATTAACTCTTAAATCTACAGTAGACTAACCATTATAGTTTATTTTTGGCTAGCTTACTCCTACCACTTCTCCTATGGAATATTTAGGAGAGGAAGTTTTGTCTAATATATAGACAGAACTTCCTTGAGATAAAGCTGAAAACATTAGATATTAATTAACTACATTAAGTTAGCATTTTTATCATAATAAATGATATAAATACCAACAGCAGAAAAATCTGTTCCAGTAGCAGCTGCTCCTCCTACTAATGTAAGTGGTTGAGTAAATTCATTAGAAGAGAATAGTATGGGAAGTGCGGTATTAGTAATTTCAGTATTTAATCTAAATAGAATAAGTCCAGTTCCACTAAGAAATCTGAAGGCTCTATTTGGAATATTTATTACTACATTAGTATCTGTAACATTTACTGAACTACTTTCAATCATAGGTATTCCCATTTTATTTGCAAAATTAAAAGGGTAATTAGTTGTTGCTCCAAACATATTCAATCCTCCTATAAATTAATTCCAAAAATTAGTTTGTCCATAGCCCCAAGCTCCTCCAATATAAGGAGTAGCATTTGCAGCTATAATATTAGGCCACTGAACAGGTACTGTATTAGGTTGTTTAGCAGCTATAGCATCAATCTTATCATCTAATGCATGGAAAGCAGCATTAAACTGTAAAGTCTGATGATCATTACTAATCTGATTTCTTAACTGAGTAATTATATCACCTTGAGTATTAATCTTATTCTATAATTCTCTTTCTTTAAGATCACAGAACTCTTTTGTAATAAGAGTATTCTGACCAGCAATAGCATTAAGAATACTATTAGTATTTCTCTCATTTTGTGAACTAAGAGTATTAGTTTGCTAACAAACCGCTAATTGATCTGCAGCTTCAATCTGAGCATTCTGTAACTGATCAGCAGCATGATTTTGAGAAGCTAGTAATATTGCATCAGAATGATTAGCAGCAGCTTGAGCCTAAATAGCATTAGTCTGGTTTGCAATAGCTAATCTATTTTCGCAGCAACAATTACATAATTGCTGACTAAGAGCAGCATTACCATTCTGAATAGAATTAATAACTTGCTGTCCAGACATACCTACTTGAGCACCAACACTCTAAATTGCTGTCTAAATAGCATTAACACCATTTTGTACTTGACTAACACTAGTATTAAGAATACCTGCTAATTGATTTAAAGAATCTGATCTACCATTAATAGCTTGTAAAAGTAAATCTCTACCAGCATCGTTGTTTAATTGATTTGATAAGAATCCTGTACCCATAACATTTCCTGCTCCACCGAAGCCTCCAAAGCCTCCAAATCCACCATTGAATAGCCAAGGGAACATCATAAACATAAACATAGGCCATAACCAAGCCATTCCATTACCGAAACCCCCATTTTGAGAAAGTGCCATCATTAAAGCGGGATTAATACTGTTATTTCCATCAGGAACATTAAAAACTTTTGTTTCAGACATAAATAAATAATTTTAAATTTTAAATTTTAAATAAAGTATCTAGTTGCAACTGATACTAATTTATTTAGAGGTCTATAAATGAGAAAACGTTACTAAATATTTTGTAACTAATTGATAATCAGCTACTTACATTTAGTAACGTTTTAAATAAGTATTAGAATTTATTAAAAAAATTTAGAGTAAAACAAAAATAGCCAGAAACATCTAAAAAGACATTTCTGACTATTTCTATAATTAGACTGTAGGTCCTGCTACAAACAATGCACCATTTGGAGATGCATAAAATACATTATTCACTAAATCATATAATCCGACAACATCATTAGAATTTTTACAAGGAATCATGTCTCTTACTAATGTTCCTTCTACAAACAGTTTAAAATAATATAAATCTGCTTCGATATATCTAATTCTATTAGTTTTATTTTGGCTATTAAATATACAGAATAATGAAGTACCCCAAGTATGAGTTCTTCCACTATTATTGTAGTCGTAAACGTTTTTATCAGGAGATGTTTTTTCTGCTAATTCTATTATATTACCAACTTGTCCTAATATATTATCTTTTCCACTACCGCCTATATATCTACCTGGAACATCACTATTAGATATTCTTATAAATGTTCCAGGCCATGGCGAACCTGTATTATCTTGGCATCCAAAAATAGTGCCTTGGGTAGTATTATCCTATCCAGGACCTTTAGCTTTAAACTTAATAGCAATATCATAATTCTTATTTAATACATCATACAAAAGAATATCTAAATCTATATACTATCCTCCTGATGAAGTAGATGATATATATTCTAATTCCGTATATCCTTGGGGTAATCTACCTACAGGTCCTGTTTGCTATTCCCAAATTTTAGTACTACCTATATACATTGCAACAGCTTCGGTAGTACCTAACATTACTTTACTAGCTGCTGCTATTTCTGTACTTGTCATGACGCAGAAGTTATTATGTAAATAGTATTAGGATCTGGGGTTGTAATAGCATCATATTGAGCCTAAGTACCTGACCATATAATTGGAATTGTTGGTTTATTACTTAAATCATTATATGAACCAGAAAATAGTGTAGGTTTATTAGCAATATATGCTGATGAACTATTGTCAGACTCATTCCAATCAGATTGTACCTGTGCTGCAGGAATAGTTGGTTTATTTCTTATAAAACTTACTTGAGTATTATCAGTTTGATTCCAATCTGCTTGTATTTGTCCTGCTACATCACCGTCTTGACCTGCAGGTCCTTGAGCATGAATTCCAGTGTCTGTAGATCCTATAAACCAATTACCTGTAACAGAGTCTATATGTGGAGTTACTCCATCATTACCGTTCTAACCTTCAGCAACTATATTAGTATCTGTAGAACCTATAATCCAGTGTTTAGAAGTAGAATCTATGTGAGGAGTAACACCATCGTTACCATTAGTTCCATTAGAACCATCATTACCAGCAGGACCCTAAGCTTGAACTCCTGTATCAGTAGAACCTACGAACCAGTTTCCTGTAGTCTAATCTATGTGAGGTGTTACACCATCTTGTCCGTTTGTACCATTAGATCCATCTTGTCCTTCTGCTACAATTCCTGTATCAACGTCTCCAATCATCCAGTGTTTAGTAGAATTGTTAATATGAGGAGTTACACCGTCTGTTCCATCTTGTCCATTAATACCATTAGTGCCATGTAATGACGCTAACCATTGTTCCAATGTTAATACTGGATCATCAGAAGTATTATCAACATATAATTCATATGCTGATTTACCAATAGCTCCAACTAAAGATTGTAACCATTGTTCTACAGTTCCATCAAAACCATTTTCTACAGCTAATTCATATGCTGATTTACCGTTATTACCATCTGCACCAGCTGGACCCTATTCTCCAGTTTCTCCTTGAACACCTTGTTCACCCTATTCACCTTTAAGACTTGCTCTCTATTCACTAGTTAGTTCATCAAATGCTACTGTACCATCTAATCCAGCAGGACCTTGTGGACCAGTATCTCCTTTATCACCTTTATCCCCTTTTGGACCAGTTGGACCAATAAACTAACCAACAATATCATTCTCAAATTCTGATAACTTTGTAGGATACTAATTATAAAACTCTATAATATAATTTATGACTGAAACTAATTTATTCCATTCGTTACAATCAAGAGTTTCTCCATTCTTTTTGCGTAAAGAGTTTAATTCATCCATATTAAAAATTATTATCTCTATAAAAAATTAGGCACCAATTATTAGTGCCTAATTTAAAGTATCTATCACATATATTCTTCTATTAATGCTATCTATCCTGATTGAAGATCTGCTTCTGTTGCAACTTTCGCTAACTAACTTAAAGGATATATTTTACTAGAAACACTTGACCAATATTGTGCATTTTTATAAGTATTTACTGCTGAATCTGGAACATATATATTAGTAATAGAAGATTCTACAAACACATCTTCAGGTGCTCCAGTATAATTTCCACCCTTACTAGCCTTCCAATCTAAATATTCCTAATAAGTATAGTCTTGAGTGTAATGAATAGTAGGAGGAGTTATATTATTTATAACTAAATTTGTTATTTGACTATTATGAAAACTCGGTCCATAAAAATGTTGAATATCTCTAAGATATAATATTTCTGTAGATATGTCTCCAAATAATCCTCCACGATAATATTTATTACTCATATTTATATATCCATTTTTATCCGTAGGATCAACTACTTTAGGTAAATATATTTGTTTACATATAGTTCTATTTTCCCCTGTTGGATATCCACTAGAACAAAATATATAACCTATATTTACTACATTTTTAAAATTTAATATACTAGATATTACACCCTAAGTTCTTAAACAACAATGTTCTAAAGTAGTAAGATTATCAGTTGGATAAATAGTTGTTAAATTTATACATCGTGAAAAACAATTTATTCCCAATTTAGTACAAGAAGTGGGAAGTACTACTTTTGTTAAATTTGTACAGCTATGAAAGGAAGCAGCATTATATCCTGGAATCTCTGTAATATGTCCTAAATCCTCGATTTCTGTAATTCCTGAATATTCAAAAGAAAAATCCCCTAAAGAAATTAAATTAGGCATATTTAATTTAATTGTTAATGAAGAAGTTTTTGAAAAACTCCACTATCCTTTTATTCTAGTAACATTTGTAAGATCTATACTTCGCAAATTTGTAGCTTGTTTAAAACATTCTCCATCTATTTCTATATTTCCAAATCGACCTAATTCATCAAATGTCTATATTGTAGTATTATCTTTAAATAACCTCAATGGAAGAGTATTTAATGATTGTGCGTCTGTTTTACTAACTCCTACTCCATCGGAACTTATATTATTAGCAATTAAAACTCTTTCTACTTCAGAATCAGCAAATCTTATATAAAAATTATTATCCTAAACAGTTATAGTCAGATTAGGAAATTTCTATCTTAAATATAATACTGAATCTTCATAAGCAGCAGGAACAGTAATGTTTCCCTATAGCTACATCTAAAATATATTGTTTGAATCTTGCACATTACTATTTAAAGCAAGTGCATATAACTTCTCTATTACAGCTGCATTAACATTTTCTACAGCTGATGTACTTTGTTCAATAGTTAAATTTGTCATGAATATAAAATATTAAATATTCCAAATCCCTGTACTGAAGCAGGTGTAGAAACATCTCCAATATTAACATTTATTAAAGATATATCAGTTATATTTACACTACTCTAAATAGTTACATTATTTTTAACTAAATACTTAGGATTTCTAATATCTACTTTAGAAGGAGAACCTAACTATATACTAGTAATAGGACTACTTGTAGCTAATATTATACCAGCACTACTATTTCTAGTATCTAGTGTTTCAATATTAGGACAATTAGTTAAATCTAATACATTTGTAATAGGAGCTCCATTTAACTTTAATGTTGTTAAAGTAGGTAATGATACTACACTAATTACTCCTGAAGTAATTACTCCTAAAGAGCTTTGATCTAATGAAGAACAACTATTGAAGTTTAATTCTGATACATTTTGTATATATTGTAATAATCTATCTCCATTATTAGTTAATATAGTACCTATAGACTAGTATTCAGCAGAGAAATCTAATGCTCCAGCAAGACTTAATAAATCGGATTTATAATATTGATTAATAGCATTACCATATAAAAGAGTATGATTAGCGTTTAATACGTTTTGAACACCGATAGAGGTATTCTATGTATGCATTACTTGTGCATCATTATAAACCAATAAATTAATGTTTCTTGTAAATTGTTTTCCTCCTACTACTACATTTATTTTTAATGTATATAGTCTAGGACTATTTGGAGCTTGTGTTACACCAATAACTATTCCTTTATGAGTAGCAGATTTAGTGTAATAAATATAATCATCACCAACTCTATTTTCTAATGTATCATCTTCTCCTTGTAAAGCTGTATGAGCTGTATAAGTAGTAATAATATCAGTTAATTGGTATCTAGCTAAAGACATTGTAATATTAGAAGGTGTAGAACCATCAATTGTGGTTGGATAAAATTCTATCTATTGATTGGCTTCTTGTAATACAAATCCGTCTCTTAAAACATTATTATTATTTTCGTCATATACAGAATTTCTAAACATTGCTGAAGCATTAGCCATTTCTTGACACACATAAAATCTTCTACAATCACTTCCACTTACTGTATAAGTATTAATCTGAATATCTTCAGGAAGAATACCTCCTATAATTTTAATGGTTATCTTATAATTAATTCCAGCATGTGTAGCTGTTACAGTAATATAATAATCTCCATAAGTACCATTCTTTTCAGCTACTATGTAAGGAATACCATCATCACCAGTTCTTAATGTTACTGAGTTTACGTTATGTACTCCATAACTATCTTGATTTTGTCCTACTGCAACAGACCATTCATAGTCTAATTGAGAGTCTTCAGATAATAAGAATTTAGTAGCTAATATTTGAGCTGTATTACCTTCTTCAAGACAAATTTCGTTATCTATAATAGTAGTTCCAAAGCTAGTTAATCTAACATAAGTTAAATTTTGGTCAACTACTAAGGAGCTATTTCTAGCGTTCTTAGAGAAAGCTTGTGGACCAAACCATTGAATAATATTACTTACTTGAACTGAAGTTAACTCATTTTGGTCAGAAAGCATTACATAACCTTTTATCTTACCACCAGAATTATTTCCTTCATTGAATTGAGCAATTCTAGCTAAATCATTATATGAAATAGTTAATGTTTGTCCTGGAACACCCCAGTTTACATTTTCTGCTTCAAATACTTTATTATGTAAAGCTGCATATAAATCTTCTTCAGTATGTCCAACAGGTAAACTAGCATCAATAGAATCAATCCAATCTAATAAGAATTGTCCTGCACATTCATTTCTAGCTGTACTACCAGTATATTGAACTGTAGTTAATTCAGCTGGAATTATAGACTTAGTAAATGTGGATACATTAGGTACAAGGATTGGAAGATTATCATCATCTAATACTATTTCACCATCGTGATCTCTTACATATTGAACTTCACCAGATTTTACTGTATCCCAGAATTCTATAGTATTCCAAGAACTGTTGTGCATTGTAAGAGTATTAAATGTTACAATTGTAGATGGTTGATTAGTATAAGTAGTTGTAGTTTTACCAGGTAATTTAAGTGTATTAAACTTATTACCAGAAGTAGAACTCATAAATTGAGTAATACCACTACCAATAGCATATAAATCGGTAAGACTCTTTCTATTTCTTGTTTCTAATAATTCTTGAGTATTAGTAATAGTTCCTTGTCCTGTTATATCTAAAACTTGAAGATTAGCAAAAGCATCTTGTTTAGAACCAGTATCATATCCAGTTAAACGGAATTGTGTACCAGAAACTTTTCCTTCATATTCAGTTTCAGAAATAACTGTATAAGGAATACCAACATTAAGTTTCTTAATAGGAGCACCAAGCACTGAATCATAACATAGTGATAAGTCAGCGGCTTTAAACTTTTCTGCAAAACAACTTAAATCAATTTCTTCTATAAAAGTACCACCATAAATATATGAAGGGTCTTTAGCAGAGAAAGCGGCTGTAGAAATATCAAATACAGCAGGTTGTAATCTTGTAGCAGATAAGAAACCTAAACTTGTTCTACCTTCCTGTTGAGCAATCTTAAAGAATGTATCAGTAGTAGGTTTAATTGTTACAATATCAGTTCCTATTTCGTTAATAGCTTTATCAGCAAATATACGAATTCTATGTTCATTAAATGAACCACAAGACCATTTAGCATCATAATAGTTCATTGATGTAGATATCCACCAGTGACGGTGAGAAGTACGAGAACCTTGTAACCAAGCATACCAGTCAGCACCACCATTTTCAATATATTTATAGTGACCAGACTCATTATACATTGATTCGGACCAAGCTTCAGCATATTCCTTATCAAACATATTGATAATATTATTATAATTTAATCCAGCACCATATAATGCTCTAGCTACAGCAGGAACTACTGTTTCTGCCCAATATGTCCAAGCTTCCAGACAATCCCAAAGAACATTAGATGTTGTTGTACTTCTACCTGAGAAAGCGTATGTAGTTGTACCAGGTTCTAGAGAATTTCTAGTCATTGGAGGATCAAAGATAAGGTTACCTTGGTTGTTATTACCAAGAGCAATATCCATATCCCAAGGTTCATAATGCCAGTGTTGTCCATCATATGTTTTTAATTGAGCATTACGTTCAACAGAGTCAATAAGTCCAAATCTTAAGAAGAAAATATAATAAGCTGCTACCTTATATAAATCTAAGTGTTTGTGTGCAGTAGCTTCAAAAGCAGCTTGTGTAGAAACATATGTTCCAGCGCGCCACCAATCGGTTGTTTTATTATAATTGTTTTTACAATCAGTAATCCATTTTAAGAAATTAATAAATGGAGTTGCTTTCTTAACAAACTTAGAAGTAGGACTAAATTTAGTTAAACCTTTTTTAGCGTCGTCCTCAGCAACATCATCAGTATCAGGATAAATCATTTCAAAGTAATCTTCCCAATAATATTGAGTTGGATTTCCTTTTTCATCATATTTAATATCTGTACATACGTGAGTTCTATTATTAGTATCAGTAACATTGAAATCCATGTAACTAGTTAACCTAGTATTTGGAAGTACTATTTCTATACGTAATACATCTCCGTTATCCCATACACAATTTTCTGCTATGTCCTATTTTCCGTTAGGTCCATTTTTAGTATTTTCAGTTCTTAATACAAAAGGATCATTATCAGTTCCATAATGATAAATACTTCTTTCTCCATAAGTATAATCGGACTTTTTATCATCCATAAATACATATTGACCTAAGAAGTGGTATCCATCATCTGGACCATTCTTATAGAATACTGCACAAGGGAATGAATCTGGAGCGTTTCTTATAACATAGGGGAATGGTCTTGAAGAAATATCAGTCCAAGTTTTTCCTGTTGCTACTCCAACACCTGTTCCTTCTTTCCAAGTTCCATCTTCATGTAATTCATCATCATCGTGAACTAAGATTTCTCCTGTAGCAAATAATTGAGGAGCAGTTCTAAGAATATGTCTTCCTCTATCGTCAGTAGCATTATACCAAGTATTTTGTATAAGTCTAAGTAATCCACCATTATGAACACCTGATGAGTCAGCATAGTTAGCTTGTAATACGAACTTATTTGCTGGTATAGCTCCAGTTTTCATTATATATCTATTCTTATTTAATCCTTCAGCTCTTTGAACGTCTGATAAAGTTAATGTTGTTGTAACATTATCTTCTTCTTTACCTTTATTAAGCCATATTTTCAAAGAAGTAATAGGATAGTTAAGAGTAGACTGACCATGCTTTCTAATCATTCCGTTAATTACTTCAAATGATTTAGAAGCGTCCGTAATACATTCACGTTTAATATTTACAGTTGTGGTAGAATCATCTTTAAGAGTTTCTTGTGCTAAAAGTGCATCAAGATTTCCACTAATAACAACTGTATCAATTTTATTTTTAACTTTAGTATAGTCAATAATACTACTAGTAAAGATGTCATTTCTATTGATTACAACAGCTTTATTATCACTATCATAAGTATAATTACTTAATGCTTCATCATATGATAAAGCTTTATCATAACCTCTTATGTTATATACTCTAACTCCACTTTCACTATCTCCAATCTTTATATTTCCATAACTTGATAAATAAGAAGCTGCTGTACCATATTGTGCAGCTCTTTCTAATATACCATTATTTACTATAAATACCAAGTTAGAATCAACAGAGCCTGCTGTAACAGGATTAAATATAAATGCTAATTTTATTCTTTCATTAGCTTTATAGTTAGTATGAACAATTTTACTTGTTCCACTATATACTGCTGCTTCGTTAGTAGTAATTTTAATATAACCTTTACTAGTATCGCCTATAGTTATAAGAGTATCACCATCATTAGATACCTTTTCAGGCATAAAGTCTACTTCTATAGTTTTACCTTTTCCAGCTAAATTATAATCACCTGGAAGAGGACAATAATTAATTGTAATATATTGACCTTCTCCAGAAGTTATAAAACTATTATTACTCCAACCAGAGTTTTCGTCAAATATAATATTTGTAAAGGTAGTAGTTATATTATTAGTTCTATCTTTCCAAACATCTTTATCTGGTGAAGAATTTGTTTTACCATAAGCAGATAATTTTAAATTATAACCACCAGTTTCAGAAATAGATAAAGTACTTGTAGCTATATCTAAAGGATAAACTTCTACTTCTTGACCTCCAATTAAAGCTACTAAGAACGTATTAGGATTAGTGTCAGTCTAGAAATCAGGAATAAATTTAAGAGTTTCTCCTTTATTATAGTTAGAACCGTCTAATGTTGTTATAGGAGTATAAGTAGTTTCGTTATTTGAAGTAGTTCTAATAGCCCACTATACATCAACATTTTGTCCTGTAGTATCTCTATCAGTATAATATGCCCAATCTAAAGATATGGGTTCATATTGGATTCCTGTGATATATACTCTATTAGTTTGAGAATCCATATTAATTTGGTCATATGGAAGAGTATAACCAGTGGTAATAAACTTATTTACTATACCTATAGTATCAGAAGCTACTATAAAATCATAGAATAAAACATTACTATAATGATATTCTCCAGTTTCAGAATTATGGAGACTAGCCATAATAGTAAGAGTGTGTTTTATATGATCGCTTGAAGATTGGTTTGCAGCATAATTATTATCTAAATAAAATGTTTTAGTAGGATTACTTTCCATACTATTAACTGTCCAAGTTCCTGCATGAACACCAGGAGAACTTGAAGTTCTATCAACATATATATCTACAGTTAAAGTAAGACTTGTATCACTTCTTCTAATACTTACTGGAACTGTTATTGTTTGTTCTGGGTTCCAGTGAGCTGAATAATCAAAAGAACTTTCTAATATAAAGTCCATTAAATATACTGGGAATGTAACAGAATTTTGAGCACTAGAGTTTCTAGCTTTCATTACTATATTCACAGTATTCTATCCAACTGTAAGATACTAGTATATATTTTTAGTTACTTTCTTAGTTGAATTTAAGAAAGTTGAATCTTTTTCTTCTACAGATACGTGTTCAACTCCATAGGAATCAGTGATTTTATAAGTAACAGTGAAAGAATCACTTTCATAAACTGTACCACCACCAGATTCTTTGGATAAGTAAACATTAAATTGTAATTGTGTAGCACTTGATGTTGTATTACCATTTACTACATATTTTGGATTAGGGTCTAATCCTTGGTAAGTCATTGTAACATCACTTGGTCTAACAAAACTAAATAATTCTAATTTAGCAGAGCCATCAGGATCATAATCAGAGCTACCTTCGGTATTCATTCTAATCCATCTATCGCGAGCAGATTCACTACTAAATAATCTGTAAAGACCAGCTTTTACATCTTCGTAATAAACAAAGGGTTTCTTTAATTTAGATTGTATCAACTCACGAATATATTTTCCTGATACTGGAAGACCTCCTGTAGAAGATACTCTTAATTTCTATTCTTGTTCCTATGATGATGTGTCCTCACCAGTAACCCAATCAACATATTCATCTATATAACTATTAAATGTGTCCATTATTCTTTACTAAAATCAGTCCAAGGTGTTTCATCTGTCCAAGGATATTCGTCTATCCAATATCCATTGTAAAAACAAGATAAAATAATGTCATCTTCGTCGTCATCCTCTTGAGGATTGTCGTTTTCTTTATCTTTGGTAGGATACCAAATTAATCGACCACGCATATAAACGGCCAAGATTTCAAGGCCGTTTACACGCATAGCGTCGATATTATTAGTTTTCTATTTAATCATAGGACTTTATTAATTATAATCCTGGTTCAGCAGGTGCCCAAGGTCCTTGATTATTAGTTTTCATTGTTTTAAGTTCAGATATAATATCTATAACATCAGATAATTGTACCTCAGCTACAGTTACAAATTCTTCAGGTAATACTGCAGATACACTAGCTCCACCAGTATATTCTGGGAATTCAAATTCTAATGTAGTAAGTTCATCAGAAGTTCCTAAAGCTACTCTAGAACCAAGAACACCTTCAGTGCTACTTGTATATTGACCTACAGGACCTTTAATGTTCTTACTTAGAACAGCTGAACTACCTTTAGTACTTACTTTATAGATGTTAGTAGTATATGTACCATCATTTTCTTCTGTAACTCCAATGAAGCAAGTATAATCAGCAGGAATTAATGAGCCATCTGCAAAGTATGCTGGTTGCTCTTTATAAGTAGAATAATTACTTGGAGTAATTTCAATAGTATGTTCAGCATCAGCATAAACTTTCTTCATAGGAACTCTGAAGATACTATTAGTTTCATCCCAGTATACTGTATCTATTGTATTATTTTGAAGAACTTGTTTAATCTTAGTAGGATTAGCAGAAGCTTCAACTTTAAGACCTTTAGTAAGTTTACTATTAATAAACATTACATCTTGGGTTGCACCAAAGTTTACAATACCACCAGTCTTATCTGCATTTATAGCATTAAGACGGATTTCAGGAGCTTCCATCTTAATTGTATCACCAGAAGTTAAAACTACATCTCCGTACTTAGCATCAATATCTACTTCTTCTTCAGCTTCAAGAGCAACTTTAGGAGTAATATCACCACTTAATCTATATGTACCTTCATCACCATCAATCTTGAATGGAAGTTTAGTATCAATATATTCACTAAGTTTAACATCACCAGAAAGAATAAGTTTTAATTCATCCTTTGTATAGCTCTTAGTTTTATCTTCTACTACAAAGATTTGTTCATCGCCTGCAGCTACTCCTTCGTATTCTATAATCTTATAAGTGCTAATAGCAGAAATCTTTAAGTTCTTCTTAGCAGATAATGAAGTTTCAATAAAGTCATTATTTAAAGCTGCAGCAGTTTTAATAATAGCTTTAGTTGTAGTTTGTTCATCTTCTTCATCGATGAAATCATAGAAATCATCAGCTGGTTCATAAGTTTTTAAATCAGCAGCAGCTTTAGCAGCATTATTAGTTTCATTATTCTTCTTATACTTATAAGCTCCTGTTGGAGTTAAAGTGCCGAGGTCACCTTCTTTTTCATCTATAATAGTTTTTCCTGATTCCTCAGTTTCACGAGTAGACATCTTCCAGATACCGTCTTTCTTGAAACGATATTCATCTGTAAAGATAGAAGTCTTTTCAGCATTGAAAGTACCGAATTCAAGTCCATCACCACCACCGTGTTCGAACTTAATCTTATTCATATTACCTTCATTGTCATAACCTTTAGGTTGTAAAGCAATACCACCATGTTTTTCACAACGAAGATCAATAGCTTGAGCACGTACTTTTAAATAACCTCTTTCATCTCTTTCATTAGCAGTACCTTCTTGAAGAACATTACCAGTAAGAATTCTTACATCTAATACTTTAGCATCGTCAGCTTTAAATAAAGCTTGATTACTAATGTCTTCACCTGTAGTGTTGTTCTTTTTTCTTGTAGCTGTCTTAGGATTATTTTTAGTACCTACAGCTAAATCAACTTCACCTGCTACAACTTGTAATTTTACTGGGTTATCAGAACCGTCGATGTTTTTGATAACAACCTTATCACGTTTCTTTGGTTCTCTATGGTGTGAACAGAATTGAATATCATCACCAGATTTTAAAGCAATATCACCATAATTACCAGTATATCCTGAAGCATTTTCACTCCAAGCTGGTTCTAAATTTATATTTTTTGTACTTCCTATAGTAACATTACCTTTTGCACTTACAGATATAGTACCAGAAGTATCAATAGGTGTTTGATCTCCACTTCCAGAGCCACTTCCAGAGCCGCTTCCAGAACCACTTCCCGAATCGTCACCTGAACCTGAGCCAGAACCCGAACCACCTCCACTGATATTAATATCATTTACGGATTCTACTAATTCGTCTACTTTACTTACTACCTGATTCCATTCATTAGCTTCAAGAGTATCTCCAGTGCTCTTACTCTAAAAATTTAATTTATTCATATTTATTATTTAAGTATAAAAGGAAATTTATCTCCAAATTTGAAGTAGATTATACCATCAAGTATGAATGGGAATGGGTCTCCAAATTTAGAAGGTTTTGAATTATCTCCGTCTAGTACAAATGGGAATTGATCTCCAAATCTAGAAGGTTCTGTTTCACCACCAAGAATAAGTGGGAATTGATCTCCAAAGACAGATGTATCGTCGTTGAAACTGTTTACAATTAAGTAAAGAGTATTTCTATCATATTGGTCAAGATTATGATAACTACTCTTAGTTATTAGTTTATGAGTATACTTTTCTTTTGTATTAAGATTTCCTTCCTCAATAAACTTTAATCTTTCATCTGTTCTTTCGTTTACTTCATCTAATTCCTGAAGTTTTTCTTTTATTTCATTATCTATAGCATCTTGTTCGGCATCCTTTTCATTTATTTGAGTTATATTTTCTTCTATAGAACTTATATTCTAATGAATATTTTCTATTTCATTATCAACTCTATCTATTCTGCCGTTTATTCTTTCATCTTCTTCTCTCAATTCCTAGACATTTTTATAAATGTCTTCGTTTATATCTTGTTGATTTCTATTTAATCTTAAATCTTTTATCTAATGAGCTAGTGCAACTACGTGCTCAATAGAATTGTCAAATAATGTACCTATTATATTTATAAAATCCATAGTAGTATCATTTAATATAATAAGTTAAATTACAAATATCTACCTTAGAATTACTTCTATAATAATGCAATCCATTTTTGTATGCTACTGGATTCATCTTAACTTCAAAAGTAAAATTTTCATCGGTAGCTACTTTGTGTAAAGCGTATGGAGAAACTATCCATAAATGGTATCCCCATACTTTGTTTTTTATAATCTCCGTCATTTTTATATCCTCTTGATATCTGACTGTTAATGAATTTAAATCTAATTCATTTATATTTTCATCAGCAAATCCGATATAGTTGGCAGGAGGAATATATATTGCATTATTTTCAAATATTTTTTCTTTTATATAAATCCAGGAAATATCTTGTAAAAGAAACTCTAAATCTGGATGTAATCCACACTCTAATTTATCTAGAATTTCCTCAAATTCACAAATTAATTTTTCCTTTAATTCGTCAAGATCGATTTCTATAGGAAACAATTCCTTAAAATCTCCTCTTATTTTCTTTCCTAAATTTTCTCTTATAGTATATTCAAAAGGTTCGGGAACAGGATTACAACCACATCTGTTCATGAGCATCCACAATTACAAGGTTTAGCAGAATGTTTATGAATCTTGTTACATTGAATATTACAAAGTCCATTACATTCCATAATTCTTTCTAAAAGTAGTTCTGCTTCTTTAAACTAATCTCTTTCAGCCATGTATTCTAAAACATTAATAGCAGCTAACAATAAATCTCTCTTATATGTTAAATTTTGGTCGAAAGGAGGTTTATTACAATCCAAAGAATGAACCTAATCGAATATCTACTAACAAATACTTATATAACATTTTCTAAGGTGACAAGTCTAGAAATAATATTCAGGTGTTACTATAAGTCCTGAAACTTCAGGATTAAGTTCTAACAATAGAGCTAAATCAACTTCTTCATTTATATGATAAACTTTTCCGTCTCTATAATAATATTCTTTACTAGGATCTCTTGGAACTTTTACTGTAATTAAAGTATAAAATCCATCTTGACCTATATCAAATACAACCTAATCCTCTATATTTTCTCTTTTAGCAACCTAAGTTATTATTTCATTAGATTTATTTAATTGTAACACATAAATATATACATAATTTTCATCAAAGTTTACATCATGTATAATAGTGTTACAATCCATATCATAAGTTATTACACTTTTGCAGTTCATACGTTTTTAACTTCATCATTATAAGGATTTCCATCATATAACTACATAAGCTCAATTTCAGTACGTTTAGTATCATTTTCAGCTTGACTTTCCTTAAATGTTCTATCAGTCTTATTCTTATAATCATCAAGCTAGAATTGCATTTGATTCTTTTCTCTTTCTATTTGAAGTTTAGCTTCATTAAGAGATTCAACTTTACTCTATGCTTGTTGAAGTTGTTGTTGAGCTTGCTGTAAATTATTCTGTAATTCTTCAACCTACTATGTAAGTTGTTGTATCTAATTATTTTCTGCTTTCTATTTCTTAATAGCTTTATTAACTTTTAGTTTCATTTCTGATAAACTCTTAGCAGTCATAATATCCATTAATATATCAGCAGAAACAATTCCTCCCTTTATAAATTCTGGAACAACAGCCTTAATTTGTTCCATTTCTTTTACTACTTCTGATGAAGTAATTATATGTATATCGTGATCTGTAACTGTAAAATATTTTGGTAAAGCAGTAAATATTTTTTGTAACTTATTACCTAATATTAATGTTCCAGTTAATCCGTCCTTGTAAACTATTTTAGCACAATTTAAAGAATCTAATAAAATTTCTCTTGTTATTAAATCCATTTGATAATGCCATTGTTTAGTTACTATAAATGAATTATTAATACCTGTTTGGATATTAGTTACAGCATCACGTTGCTATATTCCGTTTAATCTTTCTCTAAATACTCCAGTGATTGAAGAAGTTGTTTGCTCTACAGAATCAATAGCTAATTGAATAGCTTGAATAGCTTGAACTTTAACAGTATCGTCATACCCATTATATATAGTAGTTAAAGGAGCTTGACCTGTTCCTATTTGACCTTCTTGAGAAGTATCAATTAAAGCCATACCTTGTTTCTTATAAGCTTTCCACTTCATTAATCTTTCTGATAAATCATCTCCTAGAATAGTTGGTAAAGTAGGTAAATTAATAAAATCACCAACAGAACCAGATTGAGCTATTAAATTATCTCTATAAAAATGTAATAGGTCATAACGGTCTTGAAGTACCATACATTTTTGAACCATAGAGAAAGGTTCTCTACCTCTATTATTAAACCATACACCATTAACACTAAGTGTTGCTTTATTTGGTGCATCTTTAGTTCTTACTACATTTTCATCTATTCCTTTTAGTATATAAATTTCAGAACCAATTCTTACAGTAGAATATCTTTGTTCTACAAATTTCTTATCTGTTTCGATCCATTCAACTTCATATACAGGAATAAGATCTCTTTTATAATAACTATATTCAGGAAAACCTGGAGTAACTTCTTCACCAGCTCTTATACCATCAGTTGCAGGAGTACCATCTGGGTTACAACTTCTTACAAAATAAGAACCAGTAGTTTCTAAAGAGTCTGTCCACATTTCTTCTATTTTAGAAATGTCTTCTTTAGATAAATCCTTTCCATATTTACTAAGAATCTAGTTACGAGTTAAGAAACTTCTAACTACTATTCTATATGATTCATTAATATAAGGAGAATCATAATTTAAATCTGGAAAAACATCTAATGGATTTAAACACTAAATGTTTATATTATGTCCAGAAGAAGAAGGAAGAACTCTATAAAAAGTAAATCCAGAAACTAATAAATCAATAAATAATTGTTTTAATTTAGTTACTAAATCAATATTTCTAGATTGAATTATATATTCTATAACATTCTATCCAGCTATTTCATATTCCGAAATAAAGTTTTCATTAATATCTTCTATAAGTTTATCCAACTATTCTTTTATATTTAGATCCTACATATCTTTGCTACCTAGTATTCGTAAGAGATTATTTTTGAGATTATTTTGTAGGAGATTATAACATTCTGTAGCAATCTTTACTTGTTTCTCTCTAAATATATTATTAATAGTTTCAGTATCTTTACAAGAAACCTTTGGAAGAATTGGAACATCTAAATATTCTCCTACTAAAGCGTCTATATGTTTCCTGATTAAAGGAATAAACTCAACCGCTGTTGGCTACCCAATACCAAAGTTCTCTTCTAAGTATTTAAACTATTCCTTATCTCGTTTACAGTTATAATAGTTATATGCTTTCTATATAGCTGTCTTTTCCTAAACAAGTTCAGAAATAGCTAAATTAGTTTTGCTAACAAGTTCTTCTTTCTTCATCTTCCGGATAAATTTTAACTCCCCTAAAGAATTTTACTCTATGTAATTGTCTAGAGACGAGTTCTTGTTCAACAAATTTTAAAAAATCTTCTGCATTTAAATCTGCAGATATTTGTAATATAGGTTTGTCTAGATTGTCAAAGTCTAATACAACTTTATATCCAGTCCCACCCTTCCCTAATTTAGTCACTTTAATATGTCCAGTATATTTACATTTGTATTTACACTCTATCATATCTAAAATGGCTTTTTCCATATCATTCATCTATATCTTGAATTACTTGTTATATTATAACCCTCGACATATCCTGTATTTATATGTCCTCTAACAGAGTTTTCATTTTGTTTTGGTATTACACCAAATTTTTTATGTCCATTTTCGTCGGTGTAATATCCTATATCTTTAAATTCCTTAGAAACTGGTTTATATTCTCTTGGAATAATATCACTTAACTCTTCATCTCCAACTTCTGCCATTTGACACGCTGCAACCATATCAAATTTACCTTTATTTTCATCAGTATAAAGATTTAACTATTCTAAAAATTCTATAAACCATATATTATGACAGTAATCTTCTACATACGAAGCAACTAAATCAGTGCCATGTTCAATCATGGCTGTAGTAGCTGTAGTACCGTATTGTCCATTAGTTCTTCTTCTTTCGTCTCCTCCATAACAAGCTCTAGGACGTTTCATAAAGAAATGTGCAAACTTATTATCACGAGCGTATGTAAGAACAGACAAACGAGTTGCTTCTATATTAGCTTTGGCTTGATAATACCATAATAAAGCCATTGTTTGTTTGTATGCTTCTCTAATATCATTAGGTCTATCTAAATAATATGCCACATACATAGGTTCCTTCATTCCATGTACTCTACGTTTTATCATAGTACAAAATTTAGAAGGATCTCTAGTTTCTTTAGAAGTTTCTGCTTGTCCAATATCAATACCGTCAATTCCTGCTACATAAAGATTTTGGATTATAGGACTTCCGTCTTCCCATAAAGGTTCTTCTAATATTCTAACAGGCCCATTCGGATTAGGTTTAAATCTAACTCCGATAATATTTTCTCTTTTTCTTTCTGGACCAGAATATACAAACTCCATATATCCTCTTTGAATAGGAGGAGCTTGTTTTTTAATTCTAATAGCTATAATTTGTTCAGCTATTTTAAGTTTATTAAATTTATTTACACCTTCCGCTGCAAAGGCTTCTTCAGCTGTGAAACATTGCTCTGCTTTATGGTCTAATAAAGTTTTAGGATCAGTTATATCTGCACGTCTTTGTTCATAATGTTCTCTTTGTTTTTCCATGAGATATTCACCACGACTTCCAACAAATTTTGAGTTATTCATTGAAATATATGCAGGTATAAAATAAGCAGTTTCAACCCAATCTCCATCTTCTGTATAATTATGTTTAAATGGAAGCACTTGGAACATTTTAGGATTATAATATACTTTTCTTAAACCTTCAAGATTAGGACCGGCATCACCACCTGTTCCTACTGCTGCTATAATACCAATTTTATTACCACCAACAGTTACAAGTTCTTCTGCTTTAATAAAGGAACGTTCAAGTATAGGATTAGAACCTGATTCTTCAAGAAATAAGAAACCTACACGGTCACCTCTCATCTTTCTATCCTTATCTACAACAATTCCTTCAATTTGGGACATGAAACCTGTTTCAATTTTTTGACCATTTACTACTTTATAGTGAGAAGCTCTTTTCTTAGTTGCTGTATTAATAACTTGTCTAAGTTTTAACATTCCTCCTTGAGTATTATCATCAGTAAAAGTTATTCCTGCATTAATTTTATCAAGAGTTTTTTTAACATAGTTATCATCGAAAGCAGTAAGAAGACATATACTATTTTTAAAACAGTTAAAGAAATTATCAAATATAGAAGCATGTATCTCAGAAAATCCACATCCTCTGTTTTTCATTACAGTCATATTCTTTCTTAACTTTCTACATAATTCAAAGTAATGAAAGAATTCGTATTGATATACAAAGAATCTTGGAAATATAATAGAACGGCTATCACCGGCTACATCTTGTTCTGTATTAGGTAATTGATAATAATTAAGAAAGTAATAGTTAAATCCAGTAATAGTATAACCATTAACTGTCATTCCTTCCTTACATCTTCTATATTCTTCATTCCAGAAATCTCTATAAAGTTTTGAGCCTGGATAATAAGAACAATATTGTTCTGTCTTTAAGAATATTTCTCTAGCTTCAGTAAACCAAGAAGGATCAAAATCTAATCCTTCTGTTTCTGTAATAGGTCTATATCCAGTTAATTCATAGGAAAGTCTTTTATCAAAGTAAGGTATCGGGTCTCCTATTTTGACATCCCATTCACCTTCTTTGTGTTCTACAACCTAAGGCTTTATTTCTTCTATTTGCTGTTGAAGTTCCTCTTGTTTTTGTTGAACCTCAGTAATTATAGACTAAACTTCCTCAGGAACTTCTGGTATAGGATTCTTACGTGGACGACCTCTTTTCTTTTTAATTTCCTCCATTAATCAGGCATAAATCCTTCAACAGCTCCACCACGTATTTGACTTTGCTCCATAACTTCTTTCTTAACAAGAGATTCAATTTGTTTCAAAGTTTCAATTTGATCAGCAGCCTCTTTCATAGCAGCTTGAACATCTTTAACTTTAACAAGATATTTACCTTGTTCATCTTGTTCTTGTAAATCCACATTATGGAAATAATCAATAATCTTATCAGTTACCTCCTAAGCAGCTTGAAGTAATCTTACATATCTATTGGAATCTTGAATTGATACATACTTTCTACAAGCAGCACGAAATTCAGGGTTATTCCATTCTTCTTCTGAAATATGAGCATCTTTTAAAGCAGCTTCATGTTTTTCCTAATTGCTATAATTAGCATATGGAGATTTCCAATCTATTGCTAAATATATATAAGTAAACTCTCTATCAGCTCTAATGTGTTCTAGTCCAGAAGGATCCTCATTACATTTATTTCTGGAAGGTTCTAATAATTTTTTAAATTCATCAATTAAAACTAAATCAGCAGTTAATAATTGTGCTCTTCCAGTTTTCTAATTATAATCCCATATATTCATATTTACATTAACATTTTATTTTTTTTTATTTCTTATTTTTTAAGTCCAAGTTTTCCTCCCCAGAAATGTTTCTTAAATTGAGAAACAATAGAAGAACCTCCACAATCTTTATTTATTTTTGAACCTTTAGATTGAACAGGAAGTTTACTTTTAGTTCCTCCTCTATTAATATTCTTAGAAGGTTTTCCTTTAGGATTCTTTATAGGAAGAAGTCCGTCTTCTCCTTTCTTTACTTTACCTCCACATTTATGTACTTGTCTTCCACGAGCGGCATCTTTTTCATCCACTCTATTCTTATCCTTATCCTTAAGTTTTTTATATTCTTCTGGAGTTAGAGGTTTATAAGTATTGTTCTTATCTTTAATAGGTTCATTAGTTAAACTTTTAATTTGTCCATTTACATGAATAGTATCATTAGGATTTATTTGTTGTTGAGGAGCTGGAATATTCTTTCTATTCTTAAATTTTGCTACAGCACCATCTTTAGCTGAAGGAACTTCTCCTCCTTGTTCTTTCTTTTTACAACCACAAGTTACAGAACCACCTTTCTTGTAATAAACTACTTCTTCATCTTCAGCACATTGATGTTTTAAAGATTTAAAATAATTTAATTTAGCACCATGAAGAGCTCTTGTTGTTTTTTTCTATGCAGTTTGAATTTTAGCATATTCTTCTGGATATTTCTCTTTATTTTCAGTTATAAAAGTCACTAATAAATCTTGAACCTCTTCCTAAGATTTAGGTTGTTTATTATTTCTTTCACACCAATTATAAAAATCATTCTTTAAATTTTTACTCTTTTTTGTGTCCATAGTTAATCGACTAAGATTAAATCTTTTGTTGAGAATACAGCTTCTTGTAAGAAACCGTTTTCTGTAAACCATCTTACCTTTACTCCTTTAAGTAAGGCATTCTTATCTTCATTTCTAATTATAGAGCGTTCAACTCTATGTACCAACATAATAGGTTTATTTGGTATGTCCTGGCGAAGGGTTACCTTCTAACCAGGAACAAAATAAATCTTTTCATCCATAATTATTTACATTTACTAAATCTTTCAGTTAAACCTTCATTAACAACTGCAAGAACTCTATTTTCACATACAAGCTGTAGACCTTGCTTATAGAAAGGAACAGGTACTGCACTAGGCTTAGTGTAGAAAATTGTATCTCCAGGTTTACACCATTTACATTCTGGACCAACTTCTTGGATAACACCAACCTTTATAAATTGTTCTTCTTCTTCAATTTGTCCATTGTCTGTATTCTTATATTCAGGTTTCATTCCACCTAAATCAAGAATAAGTCCAGACTTAGAATCACGTACAATTCTTTGGAAAGGATTTTCATCAAATTGTTTACAAAGAACATAATTACCAATAGGCATAATTTCAATGTTTTCAACATTCTTATTTACCTTATCAGCAAACTCTGTTAAATTAGTTGAGTGCTTTTCAAATTTCTCTGCAAAAGAATCAATTTCTTCATTAACCTTTTTAGCATTTCTTTCTTCAATAATTTCTTCTGCACTTCTACCATCTAAAGTCATAATTCTACTTGTACTTTCACCAGCCATTCTCATAGCTATTTTTTCATTCTCGCTTAAAATTGGATGTTCCATATTACCATTTATTCATTAAACATTTTTCTGATTCAACACTAGCTTTTGATTTTAATATACAGCCGCATTGATCACATATATATGAACCCATATATTTCATTTTGTGTTCACATTTGTTACATATATCTAGTCTTCTTTTTTGTTCATCTGAAGTATAACCGGTTAAATTTCTCCAGTTACCAACAATAATATTCAATAACTTCGTAAAGAGATTCATTCTATTTAAGAGCTTCTAACTCTTTTAAGTATTTATTATATTCATCAAATGTTTTATAATAAATAACTCCTTTTGTATCTTTATATTTTATTACCATTTTCCCGCTATACAATGATTATGTAAATTCCTCATCTTTATCAAAACGTGGCAATTACATCCTCTAATATATCCTGCCTTAGGACTGGTACTTACTTCGTTAGTATCAGGATTTAAATATAAATTAGGATTACATATAGCTCTAGCTGGACTAAAGATAGGACATTTCTAACATATAGCTCTACGTTCATCAATACTGTATTCTTGCATATTTAGCTTTTTGTTTTTCAAGTTTTTGTTGCTTAGCATAGTGCTTAAGCATTTTTTCAACATCATCTTTTAAATATGAACAATGATATAAAGTATTCTTTCCATCATGATCATAGTGATTAAGAATCAAATCTTTTATAACAAATTTTGGATTAAGTTTCTGAAGCATCCAGGCATAGGTAGATAATTGTAATTGATAATGATTAAAATTACATTCATCTAAATGTCCTAATGGATATTTCATTTTGTCCGTTGAACGATTAGCACTGTTATAAAATCCTTTTAAATCTATCTTCTTATTAGTCTTATGGTCTATAATATAAATATCATTACCATTCTTTACTATAAGATCTATTTGTCCAGCAAGATGTAAATCTATTTTAGCATTATCATAGTATATTAGATATTCTGGATAAACTCCATATTCTAAATCTAATTCACTATAATCTTTTTTACATTCAAATTTTCCTCCGATTCCAAATTTCTTTAAAGTAATATTACTACCTATATTATAAAAAGAATTCTCTAATTGAGCATGAATCTTAGTTCCACGTTCACAAGCTATTCTATTGGTATTATCCCAATCATCTAAAATATCTTGTTGTACTTTATTCAACTCTTCTTTAGTTATATTATATACATCTAAGAAATCATCAGGAATCTTATGGTTTTTCCAAATACCACCTTTTTCTTTTTTCCAGTCTGCTGGATCCATTATCTTTTCTAGTGCTTTATATGCACTAACAAATTCTCTATCAAATTCTTTTCCATACTTTTCTATTAAAGTAGTAACAGAAATATACTTGATAGAAGGGTCGTTTAAATTTCCATAATAATGGTCAGCTTCTCTAAACCCTACTGAACCATTAATTTTATCATAATTCATTTCCATATAACATAAATTTTTAAGATTTATCTTCTATTACTATATAATTTAATATTCCTTCAACATGAAGCCTAACTATTGCATGAAAACCTTCATCACTAGTTAAATAATCTACATCTTTTTGGTTATCCTAAAAGAAGTTCTCGGTTAATACCGCAGGACAATTAGTATGTTTAAGAACATATAAATGAGCTTCTTTATCTGGATCTCCGTCTGAGTAATCGGTACGCATTTTCTTATTTTCTGCATTATACTTTGCTGCATTATATAAACAGGTTGCAAGTTCATCTGATTTTGTTTTTCCAACCGATGTATAAACTTCCCAACCTGTTGCATTATGCCACTTACCATCTGAAGCAGCTGCGTTCACATGTATTGAAACATATATACAATTTTTATACTGTTTCACTAATTCATTAACAATACTACATCTTAGTGATAATTCTCTAGATTGGGATAGTCCTAGGTCGTCATCTTCAATGTCAATTATAGTTCTATAACCCATACTTTGTAGAATATCACATACAGCCTTGCATATTTCTCTAGAATATTTATATTCTTTAAATTTTCCATCTGGAGAACTTTTACCCTAGATGCTTTTCTAATGAGCTGTACCTAAAATAATTGTAATCATTTCTATGCTTTTTCATAGTCTAATAACAAAGCTAGTTTCTAAATGTGTGGAAGAATTCTCCCTGCATAAAGTTTATCATAAACCTTTGGCTCTCTATAAAATACTACAATTAAACCTATTGGATTATCATGTCCTTCAATTGTAAAGAAAGATATTGCTTTTGCATCACTAGCTTTTACTAATCTATACATTTTAGGTAACTACAATCCCATTTGTTCTATATCAGAGAAAGAAACAAAGCTTTGTCTATGAAGTTTAGCTAATTCATCTGCATAATATATATAATCTAATTTATTCCACTACTTTTGTAAAGTAGGAGTATCTAATGATCTTGGAGCTTCTGTGAGACAAGATAAATACAAATATTTATAACCTTGCAAACTTTGAGTATTATTATGATAATTTAAAAGTAATACATCAAAAGCGTCCTTATCTATTTCTGCTATTTCTTGGACCTACTGGTTTATTTCAACTCCGGTTTCCATAGAGTATTGTTCAGCTTTTTTATTACTAACAATCTCTTGTTCAAACCTGTCATGTATTTGTTGACCAGTTACTCCAGTTATCTGAGAATAAAGAATCCAACCAAATAGTAAAATAATAATTATACTCCTTGTTTCTGGATGTATTCTGTTAATCATTCTCCACACACTGTTAAAATAATTTAAATTCATTTTTTAATTAGTAGTAATATAAAAATATTTGTATTTATCCAAAGGTATTAGTATATTTAGTAATGTCAAAATAAATAATATTTAACATAACAAAAAATTAAATTTTAAGCTTAAAAAATATTTTAAATTATGAACGACGTCGTAAAAATTTTTAAAAAAGGACATAAAATCCATATCAAAGAGTCTTAGAAAGGAACATTTACTAAATGGTGTGGAGGAAATGTTACAGATGAATGTATTTAGAGAGGTAAGAATAGTTCTAACCCAAAGATAAGAAAGAAAGCTACATTTGCTGCTAATGCTAGAAAATGGAAGCATAAAGAAGGCGGTATTATTAAAGCTTCTGATGGAACTAAAACTAATTGGATATCAAATAGTTTAGGAAAAGTTGGAAATTTTTTAAACAGTGATTGGGGTAAATTAGCAGCTAGTGGAATAAGTTCTATGTTAGGAGGAAGTAATTCTGAATCTTCTTATAATAATAATTATTCAGATATTATGACAAATACTGCTTTGTAGTATATGTAGAATCAACAATAGGAAAATGAGGTTTAGAGTAATTATGATAAAATAATGTCTAAATTACATTTTGATCCAGATAATCCTAATGCTAATGGAGGTTCCATTGTAAAAAATCATGTTAATTATTTAGCACAAGCTCCTATAGCAGCAAAATAGAAAGAATTTAATGACAATTATAAAAAGTTTTTAGATGAACAAGTAAAATAGCGAAAAACTAATTATATTACTAACGCACTTACTAATACTCTTTAGACTGGATTTGATATAGCATTAAATTATAAACCAACAACAAAAAAAGGCTCTTCAGTTTCCTGAGGAGCCTTTAATTTTTTACACCCATTAAAATTTAATTATTATTCTCTATCTAAATCTATAGATAGTTTATTTAAATTATCTTTCCAGTTTAAGTAATATCCATTATCTAACATATTATGTTCTATAGATAATTGTTCTATAGCTTTAATTTCATCAATATTTGCTTGATATAAATCTTTAAATAATTTTGTATCCATTCTAAAATTGTATTAATGTTGTTGCCCTGGTAGGATTCGAACCCACACTTACGCCTTCAGAGGGCTACGGATTTAGAGTCCGCTGTGCTAAACCATTACACCACAGAGCAATCTCTAGTTACTTATTAAGAAAGTAACTTTTTAAGATTTTTAATCTTACGAGCAGCTATTTCTTTAGTTTTAGCTTTTACTTTGTCAATTACTTTTTGGTAATTTTCAGTCTTGTAAAGAGAGTCTAAATCTGTAAGACCTTCTCTCTCTGCAAGTTCCTCTAAAACTTCTTGGAAAAGGTCATCATCAACTTGTTGTAACCAATTTTCAAATTCTTTCTTATCTTTATTTTCTAAAAGTTGTACTTTAATAGTTAAAGTATTTCCTTCTCTTGTTGAATCTACTACAAAATGAGAATCATTATCTTGATATTCTTGATGTAGTGTGTCCATTGCGAATAGCTCTTCTATGAGAGCTTTTAATATTTCTTCCTGTTTCATAACAATACTAATATATTTGTTATTTTAAAAAGACAAATTTAAAAAATGTTAAATCTTAATTTCTGGAGTTTTTTCTTCTTTAAATATAGCTCTGGTTAATATTTCAATTTGTTTTTTCATTATGGCATTATCTTTTTGTAATTCTTGTATATCCTCTGTATTCTATTGTGTCTATCTATATGTGACAGCAGCCATATTATATAACTATAATAAATACATTCTTAAATCTTGATGTGTTCCAGATTCTGTATCTATTAATTTTGAATCAGGTTTAGATAAATATCCAGCTTTTATTAAAGTGTTTTCACAAGCTAATACTGTAGGAACAGACATTCTAGTTCTTTTTGCCACTTCTTTTGTAGAGAAAGAAATTGTTCCTATTCCAGTTCCTTTATTATACATATCTTTTTGATTCATCATAAGGTATGCTTTTTCTCTAATCTTTATTTTATCATCTTTTAAAAAATCATATGAGAAAGGTTCAAAACTTTTTGTTGTAGAGAATTTATAAATTGTACTTTGACCTGGTCTTATTATTTGTTGTATAAACTTATTATCTACCAATTCTTTAATTGCTTTTCTTACAGCATCTTCTCCACATCCCGCTTCTTTAGCAATAGTTTTAATTCCAGGAAAAGCTTCTAAAGTATCTTTATTCATATGTTGTTTTATAGCACAATAAACTACCAAAGTTTTTGGACTAATTTCTTCACAATCTACTACCTCATTTGGAAGTATCACAAACTATTTATTCTATTCATACTACATATTTTTATAATTTTATTTATATTAAAAATATCCACCTCTATGAAAATTTCAAAATTTTAGGACTAAATTAAAAAATCCAACGGGTAAATTAAAAAATAAATATGGGTTAGTTAAAAAATACCTATGGGTCTATTAAAAAATTCGACACTAACTATAATTAATACTATAATTAAATAACTATAATTAATTGGCCTTCCGGCTTGAATTTTTCCTTTCGAGTTTAACACCTCTATAAAAATTTTTTATTTTTTTTTATTTTTTGAAAGTTATTTTTATATTCCCCCCCCTATATTTTTTATAAGGGTTTTTATTTTCTAAAATTTTTTCTAAAATTTTTTTGAAATTTTTTTTGTTGTGAGGGAGGGGGTACACTACCCCTCGGCTCCCCCTGTGGTCACGCGTGGGAAAATGAAAACCTAAGCCACCACTTCTCATCCTGAGAAGTAAATCTAAAGAATTATTATATATTTAGGAGATAAGTAGAACTGAAATAGTTTCAGTTCCATCTTCCTCATTCCTCCGTGACGGTCCCTGGAATTCGGAGAGAGGGTAGCAAAGATAGGGCTCTTGGACTGAGGTTAATTCCTCAGTCCTTTATTTATTAAATTATTTAGCATATGAAACAGATTTTCAAGCAGTCTCAGAAAAAGTCGTTCTGGAATTTATCTGATTCTGAGATGCACACCTTAGCACTTCGTGCTGGTGTAGTTATTCCAGAAAAAGAGTGGAACAACTTAGTTAGTAAGGCTAAGGCTTACTTCTTTGTTAGTCCTAATGAAAAAGGACCAACAAAGAGTTCCATAGTGAACATAGCAATTAAGATATGGAAAGAAGAATCTATCCATAATTGCTTCGCTTAAAAGGGATTTTATCCCTTTTATTTTTAAACCTAAGCCTATACTATATATAAAATATTATGGGTAACTCTGCGGTTACACTATATAGTTATCGTAACCGTGCGTACGTGCGCATCACGGGTCTGTCTAAATCCCTATAATATGGCAGACGTTCAAGAAATCCGCTTCGTTGAAGCGCCTGCGGACCCCAACAAGGGCTTCCGCATTGGACACGCTCAGAGCGTGTTCCAGAATAACGTGACGTTCACCGTCACAGGTTACAAACTCGGCTCCTATGAGGTAGTCGGTAAAGACGGCTCGGTCTCAAAGACCAAGTACGCTGACAGTGCTCAGAATATTCTTCTGACCACTTCTGTCGGCGAAGACTTGCCTTTGAACCGTCTTCTCCACAAGAAGGACGTTCTTTACAATGCCAAAGGCGAGGCTAAGGTCGTCTACGGTTCCAATTTCAGGGCTGCTCTTACAGAACATCTCCTGAAACTTGGGCGCCGTACTGACGACTCGGCTATGCTGAATGGCTCTGTCGAAAGCGTCGCCAAACATGCCGTCACCTTCTTTGGCACCAGAGTTCTCATCTGTCGAGAGAACCCTGGATTCGCGAAGGATGACAAAGGCAAGTTGGTCGACCGCATCTCGCCGTTTATCACCATCGAGTTCCAGGCATAGCCTGTCTCTCTTCGGTCGGCTCACCTAACGGTGGGCTGACCTTTTATTAATCCTTTGAGGATATTTTAAACCTAAGCCAATTATATAAATGGCTATGTTACTATGGACGAAAACCACGGTGTCCGCAATGCGAAAGAGTGGCTTCCCTTGGGCAAGGAGTAAGAAAAATTGCCTTCCTATAAAAACCTAAGCCAAATGTATAAAGGGCTATGTAGCCGTAGGCATACAACCAATAACGTCACCAATGGTATGCCATGTATTGGCGGCATAAACAAACTTAATAATAGGAGAAATTAAAAATGAAAAAGGTTTCAAAAATTAATCAGCTTGTATTGCGAGGCTTACTTGCTGAAGATCAGGAGTTGTTCCTTAATCGTCTCAGTGTTATTATCGAGCGTGGTCGTGACGAAGTTCTGAAGCAGTTAGCTGATGGTATTGTTACCGATGCTACTATCAATGATGAGAAGGCTGCTTTGGAATATCTCACTAATCGTAACAGTCGTAATGGTTGGACAATTCTCGAGATTACCGGTATAAGTCTGGTAAATGATCCCGATCGTGTGTCTGTCCAGTATAAGTATGCTAATCCTCCAAAGTGGTTCTCTACTCAGGAGAAAGCAGATCGTTACTCTCGTGGATATTCTGAGGATGGTGTGAAGGAGATGGATGAAGAGCATCAGTTTAAAGGTGTGTACACTTCAAGTTCTTCTGATAGTGTGTCCATCTCAGAGAAGTGGTTAGACGTAGAGATTTTATAATCTATACTACTGTAGTAAACAAGAGAAAAAGAGCAAAATCGTCCTAAGGAAGGTGTGTACTACAGGCACCTTTCAAGGGACAAAACTTAAATTTTTTAAGCGTATGACATTACAAGAGTCATTTGCCATTGAGAATGGTAATTCCAATGTGCAGGAAGTTGAGAAGTTCAGCAAAGCGTTCAGAATCGACACGCTGAACAACATTGAGGCTGGTGAGGAGTTCACAATTCCTACAGGTGCTGATTACAAGATTTGGCAGCAGCGTATTATGCGTGGTGGTCAGCCAGTTGTTGATCGTGATGGTAAGCCTGTTGTGGCTGAGTACATCAAGTGTCTCACCTCAAAGAATCGTATTGTTAACTTCTTCCCGAGCAGTCTGACTAAGCTCGCTTTCCGAGTTGATCCTGAGACTGGTAAGGACGTAACAAGCGATCGTATCGTTCGTCCAACGGGTGACATTGTCGATTATTGTAAGGCTCATCCTGACATGACTGAGACAATGAAGGCTCTTCAGGGCTGCACTATTAAGTGCGAAGAGTACGACAAGGTTCCTGTTCGTGCTTTCGGTGTTCCTAATGACAAGGCTACTAAGAAGGATGTTGAGTACAACAACATTGGTAAGTGGAGTCTTGTTGGTGAGAACAAGCCAGCTAACTGGACATCTGCTTGATGAACGGTTTAGTATGCTTACGTGGGAGGTTACTATCTCCCACTAAGCTACTTTCTAAAGAAGGAGAAATACAAGTTGCTCCAGAAACCTTTTATAAAATAGGTATAGAGTATGTATTTCTCATTCAGACCAGGTGTTATCCGTGGAGAATTATGAAGGCAGTTCAACTCAAATTTTAGGGGATTTGAATGAGCTGTCTTCTTTCTTCATAACAAGGGTTTAGTGGGTAAAATACGTTTCTCACATAATGATTTGTTGAAAAAATTGTTATGGGAGATATGCTCTCGGGCACAGGCGTCGAACCCACCCAAACTTGCAAAACTTAAACCAACATCATCTCAAAAAGGGTGATTTTGACCGAGTTTAAGTTTGGTAACATTATTCTAATGTATAACCATTTAATTCTAATACCCTTTATAATTTTAAAAAAATATTTGGTTGAGAATTATCCTAAGGATTTAAAATCCTTAAAAATTCCCGTCATTCTGGAAGACGTAAAAAAGGTTTGCTGATGAGGCCAGAACGAAACGAAAAATATATTCGTACAAACAAATAAACTTAACAATTATGAGACAATTAGAAAGATTATTAATTATTGCTCTTAATGAGCAAGCAGTTAACACAGTAGTAGAAATTATGCATACTTTGTGTGCAGATTTCATTGAAGGAGAAAATGATATTGCTGGAGAACTTTTTAATAAGTATTTCTGTAAGTTATATCCAGAAATGCAACGCAAGTATATCCATACATCTCCTTTTGAACGTCACGCTAATAAGTTAGCTAAAAAGTATGGTATTGCACAGCCTTGGAGAGAAGTTTCTGAGGATCCTTGGGAATGGGAATACAAAGGGTTTGAACAAAATCCTCATGGTATCAATCAATGGGATATGCCTAAACTTAATATAGCATAAAACGTAAAGTCCCACCACGTTATACAAAGTGTGGGACACCTTTTTAACAAAACAAACAAAGCAATATGAATAATAATTATCCTGAGGAACTTTTGCCTATTCCACCTAAAGTGGAATTGTTAGGCGTTATGTCCGCTATTATTTATGCAAGCATGCCACATAAAGATAATGGCTATGCTGTTATAAACGCAGTTGGACAAGCTAGAGAGTTATTAACTGAAGTAAATAAACAAACAACAGTATGAAAGAAAATGAAAAGGTCTTCCCGTATAAGACTACGATTGAAATTGATTGCGATCCATGGACGGGTATGGGTCGTCAACAAGACCATTATGAGCATATCTGTAAAAATATCGTAGGTTGTGAACCACAACCTCGTATCTCTGCAAGTTTTGGCTGCTGGGAGTGGCCAATTACATATCAGAATAAGGAACAGCAGGATAAGACTGCTGAATTCCTGAAAGATTTGTATAACAAAGGTCTTTGTAGGTATGCAAGTTGGTAATATTCTAGTATTGATAGCTATGGCAATTTTTGCCGTAGCTGTCATTGTAGGGTCAAGAACTCCAGATACCTGGAAATATACAGGTATTACCTGGATTCTTTTAATGCTTGGTTTGGTATTCTTCGCTGCGGCGATGACTATATCTTAAACTCCTATAATCAGAGAAGGGAGTATAAATAAAAAGCTCTGACCTTGTGGTAGCGAGGGGAAATCGGTACAATTCACAATCTATAGGTTGTGACATCGAGGTATATCCGATGTAAAATATTTAATATACTTAAGCTCTAGGACTGCGTACTAGGTAAGCAGATGAAAAAGGCTTTAGAAGCTAAGGGCGAACAAAGCAGCATGCGATAAAATGCACATGAAAATACTTAGCGAATGTTCACAATATATGCCAGTATGTTGTGTTCCGTATCGTTGATAGCTGGCACTATCGATTGACGTAAGTAGACTTAACTACCTAAAAGAGGTCATTAGAATGTTAAGCTCGATCTTCAATATGTGAGAAGATAATATTAATGACCTATTTACATCCGAGGAGGCTCTGTCGAAATATTAGGCTTTAACCCTCAAAATCGTGAGAGGATTAATTTTTTTAATATGAATTTTTCAGTTTTAAGTTTAAATTAAGGCGAGCCGAACTTCATTCGTTACCAACTGAATGGTGGAGTTCATATGGCTAGGAGGAGGCAGTTGGTCGTTGCACACATGGCGAACACGAAAAGTAGGATGAAAGACTAGTAAGTGTTGATGTCTGATTCCAAAAATTGCTCGAAGATGATAGAGTATAAATAGATCATCCATTCTTACGTGACATCTTGGAATTCGTAGTGAGGGAAACAAAGTTAAAACAAAATCCTTGAACAAGATTAAGGTAATTCTCAGCACACAACGAGAAGTAAAATAAGTCAAACGTGTTGGCAGCTCGGAATAGACGGCAAATTTTAATTAACAATCTGAAACATAACAATTTGAAAACTCGGAATTTCACTGATGATTACTGGAGGTTCTAATAAGTCCAGATTTGCCATAATAGTGTAATACTATATAGGTAGCCCAGAAACGAGTATAAATAAGTGGGAGAAATTGTTAGTTTGTTTGCTCTCCATCCATGTAGGGGTGGATGGAGAGATTTTTAAAACTAAACAATATGAAATATTAAAACGAATAACAATATGAAAAAAGATTTTTTAAAAAACATTCCAAGAATGGAACCTAATATGTTGGCTAAGCCAATATCTCAGGTTTATGAAGAAATCAACGCTCAATGTAATGATTTTTTAAAAACACAAAAGGGTATTCAATATTTATTATTGAAATATCCCAAGCTATCTCCTCAAGATGCAATAAAAGAATTTAGAATATCTGCTATAATTGCGGATAGTTATGATTCAACTTGTCAAACTCCATTATGAAAAAGTTTAGATTATCAAACCGTACCCAAGATTACTTTTGGGGTGTATTATTCACATTGTGTGCTATGATGTGGATATATTTCACTAGTTTATTCATATAACAAATAATTTTATTATTAACTTTTAAAAACAAAAAACAATATGAAAAAGGTAAACGTTGAAGAGTTGACAAAGAACTTAAATGAGTTTATTCAGTCAAACAAAAACAGAACATTCACTCGCCAGGAAATTGGTGAGAAAATGGCAGAGTTAGGATTCAATCCCCAGGTAACTGGGATTATTGTCCCGAAATTGTTCCCATATGAGAAAATGGGAACATCTCGTTTGTATGGGATTCCTAAGGATCCCATTTACAAAGGTGTCATTGAGGGTTGCTACAAGACCGCTAGAGGATATAAAAACTCCTCTAGAAAAGCTTCTAAGAAATCTGCTAAGGAGATAAAAACTCCAATAGTGGACAATTTTGCAGAAGCTAAAGAAGTGAATGATGCAATTCATTTGCTTCTCAGTAAAGGATACAAAGTATCTCGTCCTTTAGGACTAGATGTCAAGCAGTTACTTAAGGATCATCCTGAGTTAGAATCTAAATACATGAGATATGCTAACATCTAAAGAAGCAGTCCAAATAGCAAGGAAGTATAATCTTGAAGCTGAAGTTCGTCAAGAACTAGCTTCAGGATTAACTCCTGAGCAAGCTTTGGAGGAATGGGATATATTATGATGGATCTTTACTCTGAATCAGAGACAGATATTGATGATCTGTCTTATTATTGGAATGGATATTATGACAAACGAGGAATTTCTTAAAAAGGTAGAAGGAGCAAGAGGTCTTTTAAAAGATATTCTTAATCATGAGGTAAAAGTTAGACTTAAAAGTAAAGACGGTCTAACCATTTCTGATCATTTTGAGTTAACACAGCTCAGTTATATGTTTAGTCCTTTTTTTGTAAATGAAGATGGAACTAAAGGATCTCTAGTAATAGAGTTCCAAGTAACATAATCGGTAACCAATCCGAACTCTAGAGTGTTCCTATTAAATCATTGCAGGAACTAAAAAATGCAAAGGTTCAAAAATCTCAAACTAGAATTAGCTACTCTAGTCAATGAGAGTTCAGGTTTTCGGCGTGCTGCTTTTACTGAACAATTTTATTAATAGCCACAAACAAATAACAATATGAAACAGAATAACATTTTTAATAGATTCTTCTTTAAAGAAGTTCTTAAAGAAGAAAAAGAAAAATATGAGAGATGTAAGTCCCTTGTTGGACATTTTCCAGAATTGGATGAACGCATTAGTGCATCCAAATCTCTAGAAAGAGTATTGGAACTTCATAAAAAAGCTTGGGGTTTAGGTTATCAAAATAACAATCTTGCTCCATGTGAGTGGGGAATGTTTAGAACTAAAGATATTTCTAAAATGACTCCAGATGAAGTCTTTTTAGGGAATGTCTATGGACTTTGGACTTTTCCCATGCCTAAATGGGAGGACCAAAAAACTCAAATGTATGATAAAGACATATCAGTTTATGATATAGTTCTTAATCAATACAAGAGAGTTCTTCATTATAATGTGAAAGCTATTTACAAGGAAGCTAAAACATTAGTAGAGGAATATGAGGAATTAAATCCTCCAAAAAATCCTTATAAACTAAAAGATTAGCCGATGCTTTTACTGAACATTTTTTAATAACTAATAACGATAACAATATGAAAGAATATACAATTAATATGAAGAAAGACGGTTCTTCAGTAATAGCCAGAGACTTCTGGAACCATACTGAAGATTTCGAAGATATGATAAATAGACCATATCTCTTCGAAGTTGGTCAAAAAGTGGTAGATATATTTTCCAATGTGGTTACCATTAAAGAAGTGATTAAACATCCTTCTATTGATTGTAAGGCTCCTCAATGGAACCTTATAGTTGAAGAAAATGGAAATACCTATGTCTATTACGAAATAGCAGGTATTTTCGTAAAAGAACTTACAAAAGAAGAAACGGAAAAACTTTTAAAATAAAAAGATTAGCTGTTGAGTTCTCCGATAATACGAGATAAGTACAGACTGATAAGTTCCTATATTCGAATACTAGTTAGTAGGTCTTCAGTATATCTGGATATAAAGCATTAGACGTCCGATGAAACCAGATAACTAATCTTTGGAAAATACCACTCACTTGACTCTAAATCTTGTAGAGAGTAGAAGACAGTTTTCCTCAAAATCTTTTATGTCTTCATTTTAGTCAGATAGCTCAGATATTATAAGAGCGTTCAACGGGAGGTTGAAAGGTCGTTGGTGTGAATCCAACTCTGGCTACTTTAGGGAATAGTTTAAATGTTAGAACGCTGATAGCCTAAAGAAGTGCCTAGCAAGCAGGATTAGCTGATCCAACTTTCTTTAGGATAGACTATTACAGAATGCAGGTACAAACTGCTTCCCTACTAATACCTTCCATCCTAGGTGAAGTGATGGTGACGTATGACTTGGCAACTCATGCAATATCTTAGTGCCAATTTTTATTTAAAACTTTAGACCATATGAAGATAGAAGAAGGAAACGATAGCTATCAGGATTCTAAAGTTGGACAATAGTGTAATTGGTAGCACAAGACCGAAAGGTTTTAGTATAGGTTCGAGTCCTGTTTGTCTTCTAACGGATAAGTAGCTCAACGGCTCCGACTATCCTTCGCACCTTGTTTTTGTCGGGTAGAGCCCTAGATTTTACTAGGAGGTTAGAGGTTCGAATCCTCTCTTATCCACAATAAGAATCTACACTTATAATATTGGACCGGTATGTCCGGATAGCATGTTTGGTAGCTTTGTAGATATATAGAAATTTTAAAGCCTAAACATAATATAAAATTGATTAGGCTTAATAGAATACCTATATAAGAAGACCTCTTCACTGAGATACTCCAATATTTTTAAACAAACAATTAACAAACTTTAAACAATTTGAAATTATGTGTTGGGAATCTCATTCAATACCGGAGCTAAAAATTGCTTCCGAAGATATACCAGTATTTAAAGTAGTAAAAAAGGATCATAGTGCTTATTATCAACCCTTTTATTATTACTCATTAAATATGGTTTATACAACCAATTTAGGAACACCTTTAGGTTATATATGGATGTGTCAATATCAAATAAATGAAGGGTTTCATTCTTATTCCACTGAAAAATGTAAAGTAATAACATTAAATGGTGATTCTATTAATACGTACATTTCAGTACTTTATAATAATATAAGATTAGACCATTATGTAAATGCTACTGTTATGAAATGTGTGATCCCAAAAGGTGCTCAATATTATTTGAATAACCGGGGTGAGTATGTAAGTAATAAAATTAAGCCGATATGTGTTGGACAGTAAGTATGACACCTCAGTCTAAATTAGCTGAGGAAGATATTCCCGTATTTAAAATAGTGAAAAGAAATCTTACGGCTTATTACCGAAATTTTCACTATTCAATTGGAGAAGTGTTTAAGACTGAAATAAGTGTTCCTATGTATAGTCCGTGTAAAGTATTTTACATAGAGGAAGGATTCCATTCTTATTCTAATCAAGAGTGTAAAACTGCAATCACAGAAACATTATCCGAACCAATTATTACGGTATTTCATATGTTTCATGGTGAATTATATAGATTAGATGCATACATGGATGCTTGTATATTAGAGTGCGTAATCCCGAAAGGTTCTATATATTATTTAAACCATAAGGGTGAGTATGTTAGTAACAAAATTAAACCAGTAAAAGTAAAATGTGTTGGGTAACTCAAAATAAAGAAAACGCACGATTAAGACGAGCAATTGAAGATATTCCTGTATATAAAGTAGTTAGAAAATCTTTACTATCTTATTATAAAAACTATTCATATATATTGAATGAAGTTCGTATAGCAGAATTAGATAATCCTTCTCACACAAAATATTTGAGTGGTGCAGAAGATTGGAAAATACGTTCAGGATTTCATTCATATTCTATGAATTGTAAAGTAAATCTAGTAAAAGGTCAAACTTCTTTATATGTTAGAATATTAAAACTTAATGACAATTTAGTAGCAGTAGATTGTTATGAAAGAAATGATACATGTATGCTGGAATGTATAATTCCAAAAGACAGTGTGTATTTTTTGAATGAAGAAGGTGAATATGTAAGTGATCATATATTACCATTAAAAGTTCGAAATTGGTAACCAATCCATACTTGCAAGTCCTCTTATTGGGCGGGTATTAAGAGGTTAAAATTTAGATTATCCGAAAAACTTTCCAAGATCGCAACTTGAGAAAGGTCAAGAGGTTTGTGCCCAGTAGGCTTTACTCTTGAACTTTTTATTAACAAACAAAACAATTTGAATTATGAAAAGTTACACAGATATAGAACAGTCAAAGAAGTTGGCAGAGATAATGCCACTTGAAAGTGCGGATATGTGCTATATGTATCTAGGTGCAAAGGATAAGGAATACCAAGACTTTGCTATATGTGCACCTGCTATGGAAAACGATTTACCTTGTTGGAGTCTTGCTGCATTATTAAAATTGATACCAAATTTTAATATGTATAAACGGACAATTGAATGTAGAATAGAAACTACTAATCATTTAATAGATAAAGCTTGGGACTTAGTTGATGCTGCATTTGAAATGGTTTGTTGGTTAAAAGAAAATAATGAAATTTAAAGTTATAATATTAATGATATGAAATGTCCGATTTGTGGTCAGGAGCTAGGTAAATCCCGGTCTGATGAAAACAGTATGAAAGAGCATGGAGAATGTTTTGAATGTTCTCTATGGCGTGAGAGGTTACCTTTAGTAGGTAATCCTGATGTTGCAATTATCGATGGTACTTTCTATACCATTGGTGATGAAGATGATCCATCTCCTCTCCGTGGATTTGGAGGTGATAAGTTTGTTATCCGTTTTAAAGATGGTAGAGAAGTTACTACTACAAATCTTTGGTGTGGTGGTGATATCTCTGATGCTTGGAAACCCAAATTTCCAAACAATGCAGACTTTGATTGGAAGTGGAAAAAGATAGGAAACAATAACTATCTTGTTCCGAAAGAATGTAAATTATTCTGAATCTCTTATAGCCCCAGCTAAATTGCTGGGGAATATTTTATATATATTTTAATAACTAAAATTTATGAAACCATTCGAAAGAAAAAATGTGTGCAACCTAATCTCATTGGTTGCTAATGCCGTAGCTACAGATACTATATCTGAAGCTGAAGACTATCTCGTGGATACAAGTGATCTCTATGATGATGAACTTGTAGAACATGTATTAAACGTATTAACAAGTATTCAAAACAAACATTCAATTTGAAATGGATTTTAAAAGATCTAAATTACTAACTTCCAACGACTTGGAGTTAGATTGCGTTATTATCTCCCGCAAACCTTTAATTGCGGGAGGTGAAGAGGTTCTGTGTTACGCTCAAAATCGTATTGTCAAAGGTTTTATTCAAGGTGAAGACGATTTTGTAGCTGAAATATCAATAGTGGTAGGATTCGCTATAATCCCTGAATTAGCTGAATTGCTTTATGAGATACCGAGTCCGTACTAACGATTTTAAGGTTCATAAATTTGAATCTTATTCAGAAGCTTTATTGTTTAAACAAGAACATGGAGGTATCTTGTATGAACAAGTCAGCTACAAGTAACAAAGAACTTATAGGGTACATTGAAAGATGTATTCCAGATATTGCACGAAAGTGTAACACAACAAACGAAGAAGTAGTAAAAACATTTAAAAAACATTACAAAAATGAAGATTAATTTCACCAAGGAGCATTTTAGTAAGCTCGTAAATTTAGTGGCACAAGCTGCCATGAACAACGTTACAATTCCCACTAAGATGGGTCAGCAGTTAAATATTGTGGAGCTTCTCCATACAACCAGCATAACGACTTTGAACAATATCAAAGCCTCTCTTACTCAGAAAATTCGTAATATCGAAGATAGAGATGAGTGGATTGAGGCTGATACCGAAGCTCTTGAAGGTATTAAGGCTCAGAAGGAACTTGTCAACCTAATTGTGGGTTGGAAGCGCTGGACTCTGGAAGTTGAAGCTAACAAGCAGAAGAAAGCTGAACTTACCAAGAAACTTGCTGCTCTGAAGGAGTCTACCAAGACACCTGAAGATCGTATCAAGGAGATGGAAGCTGAGCTTGCTGCAATGGATTCTGTCGAGGAATTCAATTAATAGAAAGAAGATTCGTAGAAGGGAAACCAGGAGTGTGGTGCGATGCGTGGTTACTAGTGAAGGCACTCTAATCCTAAAGATAAATCCACGTGAATCCCTTCCTTTCTTTTTATATAATTATCCGAGGCTAAACAAATCGCCAGTATTAAAGAAACATAGAAGGTTTAAGACAAGTTAAATGGTGTGGAGGAGGTACTAATAATTCGATCGTAAAAAGTACTTGGTAGGATAATTTACTTTTTTACTTACAAACAAAACAGATTAAAATTTTATGGTAGAAGTAAAATTAAACAAAGAAAATAACAATCCATTCTTTGGAATGAAGAATTGTCTGGATCTATTCCAGAGTAATGGTCCTATTGCTTATCTTGATAGAGCATGGGCAGAAGTAAAGGATTCTAAAGAGAAGCGTGAACTATTTTATACTATTCTCTTTAGTATTGGAGACATTACTAACAGACAACACAATATCTTCCACAATCAGAAGGTAGACAATGGAGGTAATGCTAATCGTGAAGCTTTCTTCCTTATTGTTCAATGGATGTGGAAGCACGACAAAGATCAGTTCATCAAATTCATGAATGCTCAGCTCTTTAATGAGTACTCATGTTTTGATGTTCTGTTCCGTAATCGTGTTCAGACAAGGGGTAACAAGGTTCTCAAGATTTACTCCGCTTTCTCTGATAAAGAATATGCTAAGGCTCTTCTTGAGTATACTTATTCTGTAATTAATGGAACCAATCCATTTAATAAGTTGCTCATTGCTAAGTTCCTTACTATTCCTCGTATGTCAAAGAGACAAGGTCACAAGAAGATTCTTCCTGAGACTAAGAAAATCATGGCAGAGAAAGCAGCATTTATTGCTGAACTCTCTAAAATGATGGGTTGGGATGTAGCTTTCTTTAAAGGTTATCGTGAGTGGCGTAAGCAATACAACGGTGATCTTGAGAGTGTACTGTTCACTACCGGAAAGATTAATGAATTCACTAAAGACGAGTTCTTAAAGTGGTTTGATCAGCTTCCAGCACAGGCTCGTTTCAGAGTAAAGAATCGTATTCTTTATTCTACAATAGAGAAGGAGAGTGAACACGCTTTTTCTAACATGCTTCCTAAGTGGGAGAAGTTCCAGCCTTGGGTAAAGGAGTGGGAAACTTATAAGGAGCAGAAGCAAGCTGAACAGCGTGTTCTCGAAGAGAAGGTTCGTCAAGGACAAGCATCTGAAGAGGATAAGGTTAAACTTGAGAAGGTGAAGAAAGAAGCCAAGGTAACAACTGGTGCTATTAACTTCAAGGATATTTATGACAATATTCTTAGAGGTAATATAGATAAGTTGAAACTAGAGTCTTTCATTCAGAATAGAGTAAATCTTCCATACAATAGTCTGGTCATCATTGATGATTCAGGTTCTATGAGTGGAGCTCCCTTCAACTTTGCCAAGTTCATTGCTTCAGTATGTCTTGTAAAGAATCCTGATGATGATGCTAGAAATCTGATTGGCTTCTTTAATAGCCATTCACATTGGCACTCTTTCATTGACCAGACAGGACGTAAGACCAATAGTCTCTTAAGAACTACTGTTGCTCAGACTAATAGAAAGCCTCTTGTCGATGGAACTCTGAGTTTCTATGACAATTATAAGAGAATTTCTAATTTTTGTGATGCGGTGTTCCAGGGAGGTGGAACCAGACTGAATTCTATTCCTGAAGGTATTGAGTATATTATTCACGAGAATCCTGATATGCTTGATGAACTCAAGAACTATCCTATTTGGACAATTTGTAGTGATGGTGATCTTAACAACAGTTACAATGCTCGTAGCAGTATGTTAGATTTCCAGAACGCTTGCCGCCGTATCATGGGATTTGTTCCATTTATAGTAATGATTGAAATTCCTAATTATGGTTCTCCTCAGGCTAACCATTTTGAAGGAATAGAGAATATGATTTATATTCCCGCCAATCCTGCTCAAATTGAACAGTTCTTAGTGAACTTCAAGGATATGGATATCTTTGATGTTTATACTCCTTTACAGAGTATATATCGCTCAAATCGTTACGAGCTTGTTCGTAAGAATACGCTCTAATGATAACTGCTTATTAGTGTGGATGGGAGGAGAAATCCTTCCATCCTTTTATTAAACATTAATTAATAATTTGAAATGGCAAAAATAAAACAACACTGGGAAAAGAAAACACCTTATGGAGATTATTCAAAAACTCCTGATAGAATAAATTCAAGAATCAATAAAGTTACTCATGTTTTAAGAGAGGCTCGTGCTCTTAGTGTAGCTGGAAGACATATTGGTTCTAAACCTGTGGGAAAACTTCTACAAGCTATTGCTCGTGCACACAAAGCTGCAGCTTCCTCTAAAGAAAAAGAAACTGAAAAGATGAAAGAAGGAGATATGGAAGTATGAATGAATTATATTGGATAACTCGATTTGATTCTATTTGTTCTTGTGCTACTGCTACATTTATTGTAGGAATAATAGCTATTATTGTTTCTATTTTTATAATGATAGTAAGTTTAGAAGAAGGAGATTCTGATGTAAGAAAAGTAGGTGTAAAATTTTTTAAAGTTTCTTTTCCTATTTTTATTTGTGGTTTAATATTTAAAATATTTATTCCAACTTCTAAAGAAGCTTTACTTATTTGGGGAGTTGGTGGAACCATAGATTATTTACAAGAAAATCCAACAGCACAGAAACTTCCTGATAAATGTATAAAAGCATTAGACAAATGGGTTGATAGTTGGAGTATAGAAGAAAAAGATTCTGTTGAATAGTTAGCACATAGACTCTAAGATACTTACAAAAATAAAGTTACAATTTATTTAGCTCATGGGTAGAGCATAAAACTGTTAATTTTAGGGAGTCGGTTCAATCCCGACAATATTTTGTTTTAGTATCTTGTATTTTTTAACATTTTTTAATTATTACTTTTAAAATATATGAATAAATTAAATACACTATTAGCATTACGAGAAAAGTTAGCAAATCGTTATGCTGCAATGATTGGAGATTACACTTCATTCTTTAAAAATAAACAAGGAGCCTTTAGAGGAGTTTTGAAGACTCATTCACCTCTTGATGGTTATCAAGTAGACCAAACCAAAGTAGCTAACGAGAGAATTGTAACTACTGTTAATGAGAAGATGGATTGGTTCTTAAAGGAAGCTTCTGAGTATATTAATACTACACTGGCTATTGAAGCTTCTAATGGTGAAAATGCTCCAACGGTTCCTTTAGTTTTTGAAGGAAAAGAATATGGTCCTTTCTCTGCTACAGTTCTTCTTCGTTTACGTGGTATTGTAGAGAATGATAAGTTAGCTACAATGTTGAGTTTAATCCCAGTACGTGAGGAAACTAAGGTATGGGTTCCAACTACTGAAGAGGATTATATTAAGAGAGGTAATATCTTTGAGACAGAACGTCAAGAAGGTGAAACTCGTACAACTGAAACACACCAGGAAATCTTAAAAGATCCTAATTTGGATCCTCAACATCTTCCTTCTAATTATCGTGCAATTACAACTGATATTAAGAAGACGGTTAAGACTGGTGATTATACTACTCAGTTCTTTACTGGTGAGTGGACACATCAACAGCGTGCTAATCTCTTAAAGAGACGTTCATCTTTAATTGATGCTATTAATATAGCATTACAGAAGGTTAATGATAGAGAAGCTGTTGAATGTAATGTTGACGATCTATTCAAACATCTTATCTATGGACAAAAATAATAGATAGAAATCTAAATAACATTTTTATATTGACCGTAGCTTTAGATTTATGATTTAGCTTTACTTCAATCCTAGATGTTTAGCTTTAATGTCGTGGTCAAAAGCTTTATAGGTCAGCTTTACTGTATGTTACTTACTATTCTACGATCATGTTTTATGATAAACCTTGTAACAGGAGTTCGAATCTCCTTATCCCCTCTTGTAGATTGCAAAAGAAGTTGATAATGAATTATTTGTAAATTGAGAATAGCGGTTTGTGAAAATAGCTATTCTACTTGGGGATATAGTATAGTGGATCAGTACATGAGGTTGAAATAGCTTTAGTTTAAAATAGTAAAATGTAATATACAAAAGTCTATGGGTTAGTAAGACGGGTTTGTCGCTAATCCTAGGGGGAGTAGTTAAGTGGTAAAACAATGATCACAAATCATAAAACATAGGTTCGAATCCTATCTCCTCCGCTACATATTAATCATGTTTTTTTATTTTTTAAAATTATTTAATGAATACTAGTTCGTGAGAATAGGTATTCATAATTGGAGAAGTATGCGAAATGGTATAGCAGCTTAAAATTCTAGGTATAAGTGTTTGGAAGTTCGAGTCTTTCCTTCTCCACTATTACTTTACTCATCTTAATGTCTTTAAAGATACTTATAATATTATAAATTACATTAGCTCATTAGGTAGAGCATTAGATTTTCATTCTGAGTGTAGGTGGTTCGATTCCATCATGTAGAATATTTAGTATCTTTATTTGGAGGGATTAAAATATTGGTTAAAATGAGTATATTTTTATGTACTTACAATATCTTTAATTTAAATAAAAAACTTTGCGTAAAAAAGTATAATGTTGGTTCGATTCCAGCTCCCTCCACTCAAATATTTATTTGAGGTCTTAGTGTTAATCGGGTAGCACAACTATCTTTAAAGGTAAATAAGCTTCGGGTTAGAAAGTGTTCCCTTAGGATAGACTAATAGTGTAGGTTCGAATCCTACAGGCCTCCTAGTTAAAAAGTACTGGTTTGTGAAAATAGTACTTATTTTATGATAATATTCATAAGCTATTATAATGTTTAACAAATGTATTTATATAATTAGTATTTAGAGTACCGGTTTGTGAAAATAGGTACTCATTTGGGGAGTTTGAGCATTGATTAGGCTCGATTGTATTTAGTAACAGAATTTATTACTTACAAAATCATATTTTACAATTTTCTGGGACACAATCCAGAAGTGAAGGTTTGAATCCTCCACTCCCCGCAATCTTTTTAGTAGATTTCATAGTTTTAAGTTTTTAGTTATTGAAAGTCCAGAAAGCGTTCTGGACAAATTGGCGGAGAAGTTTATGGTAAATTTAGAGTAACTCAAGTTACTTACAATATTATCATATAATTTCAAGGTAAAAAATTAATCTGATAAATTAAAATAGTCGGTTCGAATCCGGCCTCCGCCGCATTAATCCAAACTATAACAAGAAGTATTGACGTACTAAGTTTGTAATTTAGAATAAACGTAGGTATTCAAATTGACAAGCCGAATGATAGGATAATAGTAGACCTATTACTAAGTAATGAATTGTTATTCTCTAGAGAGTTTGGATTAAATTGCCAGGGTAACTCAATAAATTGATTTTAGTAATTTTATTAGTTACTTATAATACTATAATTTTCAAAAGGATAGAGTATTTGTCTATGAAACAAAGTGTTGTTGGTTCGATTCCAACCCCTGGCACCAAGTCGTGAGACTTTATGTTAGTTTATGTAATTAACCACTTGATTTAGTGACAGCCTGGAATAGACAGGCATTTGGCGAGGTAGTTAAACGGAAATGAGTATCTGTTTAGTTACTTACAACATCAAATTTATTAACGCAAATATGTCAAATTTGAAAAAGTGGGTTCGACTCCCACCCTCGCCGCTCCCATCGTTTGGACCCATCCGATGTAAAATAAATGCCCCGTGATTTGTTTGTTAATCACGTTAAAGATAGAACAAAATGATCGACTCAATGGTCGTGACTTGAGAAGCCCTTCAATAAGTTGTAATGGGTGGAGGTACATGTAACTCGAGTGTTGTGTACAACAGTCATAGAGTGGAATCTGTGACTTTTTAATTGGGGGAGTAGCTAAGTTAGAGAATTTTCTAGTAACTTAAGTTACTTACAATACTATAATATAAATTACAGGTATAGCATTTTTGTTGAAAGAAAAGGTTCGCTGGTTCGAGTCCAGCCTCCCCCACAATTCCCATCTAAAAGTTCGATGTAAGCAGCTTTCGGTTGTTTTATATGTTTTTGATTCCGTTAAAGAAAAAATTGAGGGCTACTGAGTGGATGTTATTGACGAATAACAGTTAAAAGTAGTAACAGATGTGAAGTGGAATTCACATCTATTTGAAGGGTTCGTCTAGTGGTTAGGATTATTCGACTGCTTCGGCATAGAGGACAGAGGTTCGATTCCTTTACCCTTCACAAATGTTTAATTTAATTTAACAATATGGAACAAATTATTTATGGAATTACAATTGTTCTCTATGCAGTATTCATAATCCGTTTTATCCTTAGTTGGGTAGGCGGAGATTTTGATTTAGATATGGATGCTGATGGAGATGTTGATTTAGGTGATGTTGTGTCATTTAAAGGTGCTACTCATTTCTTAATGGGATTTTTCAGTTGGTTATCAACTAAATTAATGACTGCTCATGTTATAGTATGGTATGATTATATTATAGCATTTGTAGTAGGTTTAATATTCTTCATAATGTTACTCTTTGTATATAAGTTTATGATGAAATTAGAGCATAAACCTACTATATATTCTGGTAAAGATTTGGTAGGAAGAGCCGCTAAAATTTATGCTACTAAAGGTAAAGATGGAGAATATTATAAATCTATAATTACTGTATATAATGGTAATGGTACATTAGAATATGATGCTAAATCCAATCATTATCACAGTGTTGGCGACATGGTAACTATTACTGATTATTTTGGAGCGTATTATATTATTTCATAATAACATTAATTAAAAACTTTTATGACATTAACAACATTAATTATCGTGGGAGTTGTTGTACTCCTAGTGATTTTAACTATTATTGGGCTTTTGTCTCGTTATCGCAAATGTCCAAGTGATCAACTTTTAGTTGTATTTGGTAAAGTTAGTGGTAAATCTGCTGCTAAGATTTATCCAGGTGGAGGTGTATTTGTGTGGCCTGTTATTCAGGATTATAAAACAATGTCATTAAGACCTTTCCAAATTAACTCAGAAGTTGTTGGTCCTGATAGTGGTATGATTCAAACTCACGTTAAAGTGGCTTTAACTACTGCTGTTTCTCAAGATCCTAATATTCAACAAAACGCCGCGGCTCGTTTCTTAAGTGCTAACGCTGATGAAATTGTTAGACAAATTAAGACTATTCTAGAAGGTGAAGTAAGATTGATTATTGCTTCAATGTCTATTGAAGATATTAACTCAAATCGAGATGCCTTTAAGACTAAGGTTAAGGATAGTCTTGGTACTGAATTGAATAAGATTGGTTATGATATAACTAATATTAATATTCAGGAAATTACTGATGAACAAGACTATATCAAGAACTTAAGTAAGAAGAAGGAAACCGAGGCTCGTGCAAATGCAGAGGCTGATATTGCTGATAAGGAGAAGGATGGAGCTATTAGAAAGGCTAAGATCCGTAAAGAACAAGAAATTCAAGTAGCAACGGCTGATAAGGAAAGAGAGACTACTGTATCTCAGACTAAGCAGGAGCAGGCTGTTCGAGTAGCAGAAATTGAGAAAGAACAGGAGACTCAGATTGCTGAAACTCAGAAAGCTAAGGAGGTTCAATTGTCTGAAATTGAGAAGGACAAGCAGACTGGTATTGCTAATCAGAAGGCTCTTCAGACGGCAGCTGTAGCAAATGCTGATGCAGATGCTGAATCTAAGAAAGCAGAAGCCGAAGCAAGAAAAGTTGCAGCAGTGGCAAAGCAGCAAGCATTAGGAGAATCTTCTAAAGCTGAATCTGAAGCTGAATGGCGTAAAGCTGTAGCTACGGCTAATGCTGATGCAGAAGCTACTGAGAATGAGAAGGAAGCTTTAAAGCAGACTCGTATTGCTCAAGCTAATCAGCAGAAGGAAGCTGAGATTGTTAAGGCAACTCAGGAAAAGGAAGCTAAGCAAGCTGAATTTGAATCACAAAAGCAGATTCGTAAAGCTAAAGCTGATCAGGATGCTGGTGTAGCAGAACAAAATGCAAAGATTCTGGTGGCTCAAGCAAGAGCTAAAGCAGGTCAAGCAGAAGCTGATGCTGATAAGACTGTTCAGGTTGCTAAGATTGAAGCAGATATGAAAGCTGCTAAGACTAAACAAGAACGTCAGTTGGAAGTTAATCAGGCTGAAGCTAAAGCTAATGAAGCTAAGTTAAATGCTGAACAAGTTATTCCTGCTGAGCAGGCTAAGAAGAAGACCATCATCGAAGCTGAAGCTGTTAAAGAGAAAGCAATTCTTGAGGCTGAAGCTGAGAAACAGCGTATTCTTAAAGAGGCAGAAGCTGAAGCAGAATCTATTCGTATTAAGAAAAATGCTGAGGCTGAAGGTACCAAGAATATCAAGTTAGCTGAAGCTGAAGGTCAAAAGGCTCTGTTGTTTGCAGAAGCTGATGCTCTTACTAAGAGAGAAATGGCTCCAGCACTTGCTTTGCAGAAGATGGTTGAATCATTCGGTGGTAATCCCGACTTACTTGTTCAATACAAGATGGTTGACCAGTATAAGGGTATTGCTGAAGCTTCTGAGAAGATGCTTGAACATATCCAACTTGGTAATGTCACTGTTTATGGTGATGCTACAACTGGTGCAAAGTTTGCTAAGAGTTTTGTTGAAATGTTTACTCCTGGTCTTGACATCGTTCAGAATGGTTTCAAAGACAAATTCAAAGAAGTATTTGGTCTCGATAAGAAGACTGAAGAACTTCCTAAACCGGAGGAAACAGAGGATAATAAAACCTTTGAAGAAGTGAAATAAATCTGTTTTAGTTTCGTTTCATAAGTGAATAGGTTACTTACAATAATATATATACATTCTAGGTTCGATTCCTAGTTCGGGCTCCATTTTTGCCAGAATCGCTCAATGGTAGAGCATCAAATTTGTAATTTGACGTAATCATTTAGTAACCTTTTTTAGAAAACTTTCTAACGTATTAGTAATATAAGATACTTACAATCTCATTCGTATGAATGAAATAGGGGTTCGAATCCCTTCTTTTCCGATTGGAAATGTGGCGGAATGGTAAACGCAAAAGACTGAAAATCTTTCTTCGATAAATAAATACTTAAGTATCTTTTATATGGGGGATGGTGTAGTGGTAACATGTAAGAAAATAAAAGCATTAGTATCATTTTGATACCTACAACATCTTAAAGCATAATAAAATAAGGATCTCATAAATCTAAGTCCTGGGTTCGAATCCCAGTCCCCCAACATTACTTGTTACAATAAGTTAGTTATCGTTGTTATTTTTAAAAAGTCGAATGAAAAGTTCTTAAGATTAGGCTGTTGTGAAACACCCTAATTTACCAGGAGGTAGTGTAGTGGTAACACGCAGTAGTTTTAGAGTATCATTATTGATACTTATAATACTATTTTAACGTTGCTTATGGTGCCTGTATCCCAGTGTTCGAATCCTGGCCTCCTGACTAATTTTTATTATTATGAAAATAAAAGATAGAATACAAAACATTAAGACATTACTTAAGTATTGTCCAAATTCAACTAATGATGTATTTATTGTTGAAGAAAAGGTTGGTTTGTTTTTTGCTAACTTTTTTAATAATGATGGTCGTTTTACAAAATCACATTATGATCATCTTTACCCTCGTATATATTTAACTGAACATTTAAATAAAGATTTTAAAACTCACGGAACAACAATAAGTATAGAATATTGTTATGACAGCGATAGAGATGGAGATTATTTAGAATCATATTATTTTAATGATCCTGACTTAAAAAATACTTATTTGTATAAAGAATATAAAGATAGTCCATATCATCATTTTATTGAATATTCAGAAGTTCCTGATTATGTTTGGGAAATTATTCAAAATAAACTTTATGAGAAAGCAACAAAAAATGTTAATAAAGAATTAGAATCTGCTAAATCTTTGGTTAAATATTGGGAAAATAAAAAAGAAGAATTTGATAATAAATTTCAATTAAATAAATAAAGATTATGGGAAAAGGAAAAGGTTCATTAGTAGCACGTGAAAAAGCTGTGCTCAAAAGGTTGGAGGCTGCTTATGAAAAGTTTAAGGCAGCTGGTGAAGATAAGAAACCTTGGTATTCAACCAGAAATGGTAGAGAAATCTATCATAGAGGTCGAACTTACAATGAAGAATGTCAAAGAATGAAAGAAGAGATTGAAAATCTCAAGAAAAATATTACAAAGAATTCTTAACATTTTTTAACTGTAAATTTAAAAAACTTATTAATAACTTTACAATTCAAGATACTTACAATGAAAATAAAGTTTTCTTAATTCTGTTGATAATGTTTTTGTTGGATCTTAAGTATCTTTAAGTGCCTCGATGGCGGAATAGGTAGACGCATCGGACTTAAAATCCGATGTCCTGAAAAGGACGTGCAAGTTCGATTCTTGTTCGAGGTACAGTTATTAACTAAAAAAGTAGATAGTATGTATACAAATGACGAAATTAAAGCAGACCTTGATAGGTTAAAGGATTTAGCTGATGCTTTAAAAGCAAAGTATGGTCCAGAGTTTAGTTGTATTATTGGTGCAGGTATGTGTATTTCATCAGATATTATAAGTGAACCTGACACTTATTTAGGATCTGTATATATTGATGGAACTGATCCAATGTTACAACAAACTTGTAATAGTTTTATTAAAAGTCCAAAATTGATTGATTCTATTATTGATTCTATGGAATATGAAATATTAAAGAGTCATAAAGAAAATAATGTACCTGATATTATGGATAAATTAGCCATAAAATCTTTAGAAGGGTTAAAAACAATTCTCCTTAGAACAACTGACGAGTATAAAGAACTCGAAAAAGAATTAGATGTTGAAGAGGCTGTTAAAGATCTTCTAAAGGATTCAGGTTTTATCACTAATTAATACAGAGTTGCTACCTACTCTGGGGACAAAAAGGTAGCATATTGGGACATGGTGTAATGGTAGCACAACAGGTTTTGGCTCTGTTTGACTGAGTTCGAGTCTCGGTGCCCCAACAAATAAACAATTTTAAAACGAAATGGAAACAATAGTAAGCTGGTTAAAAAGAGACAACTCTTATCAAAGAGTAGAAGGTAATTTTAGTACTGTTAAACAAATTCCTGTAGGTATTTACAATATTGAAGTATCAATGACAGGATGGTATCTTGACAGATATGCTGATAAGTTTACCTTTGATTATAAAATGTATGGTCTTCAAACAGAGTTTTGTAAACACGTTTTAAAGACCTATGAGAATACCACTGGAAACTTTGGTATTATGTTAACGGGAACTAAAGGAACAGGTAAAACTGTTACAGCTAAAACTCTAGCAAATGATTTTAATCTTCCAATTATTATTGTTAAAGATATGGGAGATCAGAATCAGGACATGATTGAATTTATTGGTAAATTTAATTTTGATTGTGTTCTTTTCTTTGACGAATTCGAGAAAAATTTTAAAGAAGCTGATTCTACAATTCTTCAAATAATGGATGGAGTATATAATTCTATTTATAGAAAGATATTCCTTCTTACTTCTAATGAAATGAATATTAACGAAAATCTTATTGGAAGACCTTCAAGACTTCGTTATGTTAGGAAGTTTGGAAACTTAGAGTTAAAAACAGTTGAAGAATATCTTGATGATAATCTTCATGTTCCAGAAGCTCGTCAAGAACTTATTGATTATATAGATACTTTAACTATATCAACTATTGATATTTTAAAGACTATTGTTAATGAAGTTAATATTCATGGAATGGATGGATTAACTAAAGCTAAAGAGTTCTTTAATGTTAGTGTATGTAATTATGAATATACATGTATTCGTGGTTATATGTATAAAGACGAGGTGTTGGAAAACAAAGAAAAATTCTCTATAAATAATTTTGCTAAAGAAGCAGAAAGAGTATTAAATCCTATGCCTCATCCTTGTCCTGGAGTTCCTTATGATCAATTATCTGAAGAACAAAAGAGAGAACTTGAAGAATATAAATTAAGTAACTGTAGAAGTTTCTATTCAGTTCAAAGAGAATATGTAGATTCCTCTATTAAGTTTAAAAACTTAAAAATTGGAGACGAATTTAACGAAGATGAAATAGTTTCTATTGACTTTAAGAAAAAGATTATTGTTACTGCTGATGATGATTGTTATTATTACTATTATATAACAAACGCTGATAATAAACCTTCTTTATATAGCTCAATGGTTTTAAGAAATCTTTTTTAAAAAAGATAAAAAGAAAGAATAGTAGTTAAGAGCGAATTCAGGGAAAACCTGTAAACTTGACTGCAAGACGAAGTGCACAATAAAAAGTTAGTCTTGGATATAGATGGGAGCGAAAGTAAGTAACAGTCTGCCTTCCTTCGACTTAAATATTCTTTCTTTAATGTTTAATTATTATGATATGTAAATGTAAAATATGTAACGAAACTTGGCATTATTCAAGTTCCATTTCTCCAATGCTTAATAATGATAAATGGTTACAAGTATTAAATTATTTTAATATTAAAAATAAAAGAAATACGTTTGTTTGTTATAAATGTATGGAAAAAGCATTAGGAAGAAAACTAAAGAAATCTGACTTAATAGATAAGAAATATCCATTTAATGATGAATTTAGGTATTGGTATCCATTTAATAGATAATATCGCGAGGTAGACTGGAGATGGTGCCAGCCCAGTCTCATAAGCTGGTCTACGTTGGTTCGATTCCAACCCTCGCAACTCCTTAATAATATTTAATTAGTAATTGCGGAAGCTCGTGACGAGTAACTGCGTATCCTTTAGAGAAAAATGTTCAGTGGAACAGATTCCGAAATAGCTTAGCGGCCTAAAGCGCAGCACTCATAATGCTGAGACAGGAGTTCGATTCTCTTTTTCGGGACTAATAAAAATTTAAAAAAATGGGATATATTTATTGTATTACTAACTTAATTAATAGTAAAAGGTATATAGGAAAAACTATAAATAGTTTAGATGAAAGATGGAGGGAACATCAAAACGATTATTAGAGAAGTAGATGTGAAAAACGTCCTCTATATGATGCCATGAATAAATATGGTATAGAAAATTTTAAGATAGAAGAAATTGAATACATAGAAGATGATTCTAAATTATCTGAAAGGGAGGTTTATTGGATAAACGAATTATAGACTTATGGTCATAACGGATATAATGCTACTAAAGGTGGTGACGGAAAAATATTGTATGATCACAATGAAATAATAGAATTAGCTAGATTAGGGTATACAAGAGAATAGATTTCTAAAAAATTGGGGTGTATTAAAGAAACTATTAGCAAAGTATTAAAAGCTCATGGAATAAAACTCCGTAACGCACACTCTAAATTAATAGCTCAATATGATTTAGCTGGTAATTTTATTCAAATTTTTTATGGTTCTAGAGAAGCTTAGAAATGGTTATAGGAAAATAACATTACACAAAACTCTGGAGCACATGTAGGTATAACAAGATGTTGTAATGGAATACAACAAGAAGCTTTTGGTTATATTTGGAAATATATGCCTGAACCAGCATAATCTATCTTTCGGAACGTGGCATAATTTTAAAATTAAGATACTTACAACTTTAATTTTATTCATATTTGTAGCTCGTTTGAATTATTAGATTTAGTATCTTGTAATATCGTCGGTTCGTCTAGTTGGCCTAGGACGTCAGGTTTTCATCCTGGAGATCAAGGGTTCGAATCCCTTACCGATGACATAGTCCAACCTTATAGGAGCATAGGTTGTAAAAGATAGATGCATTCCCCTTAACAGTTTATAATGGTAAAAGCTGTAGGCTTATATTGAGAAAATAACTCTGGTGACGAGCATGGTGAGGTCCAAATAAATTCCTAGATAGCATCTAGTAGAACCTTATATATTAGAAAAATGACTATATATTTCTACTCACTATAAGGTTGTTTGGGCTCATAGTATAACGGCTATTACTTCAGTTCTGCACACTGAGAATCTGGTTTCGACTACCAGTGGGTCCACGGTCATTTTGACTAATTCCAAGTTTTAAAGGTTAAGATACTTACAATATTAAAACAAAACAATTTATAAAGGTAATAGGTTTTAATTAGTATCTTAAATGCTCCCATAGCTCAGTGTATAGAGCAGGATCCTTCTAAGATTCAGGTCGTAGGTTAGATCCCTACTGGGAGTACTATGAATAATACTAGATAAGTTCATAACGGCTTCTTAGTTTACAAAAAATTTTTTCATACATAATACAGGACAGGAGGAGATTCTAGTTAATCCTCCACTTGGGGTGTTCGTCTAGTGGTCTAAGGCGCTGCCCTGTCACGGCAGATATCATGGGTTCAAATCCCATACATCCCGCAATACTTGGGGTCAAAAGGAAAATAGACAATAGATGAAGGTAATAAGAACAAGCACTGACAATAGGGAGAGACCTATAAAAGAATAAAAGGCGACTTATTAAACATTAAAATTGTAGCTTTTAATTCTAAAGAATTAATGGCTGCCTGAGTTGGAAACTTACTCAGTTATTAAAAGTTTCAAGCAAGACATTAGCAAAGATCTCTTTTAAAGTCTTAAAACAAGGAAGTGTTGGTCCTTCTAATTGACTGATTAGTAAAAATACACAGAAGCTTGTATAATTCTTATAGAATAAACTCTATTTGGACGAGGGTTCAACTCCCTCTGACTCCACAACGAGATACTCACAATAATGTTTCAATCATTTAGTTCATTAGGTTAGAACATCAGTTTGCTAAACCGAAAGTAGTTGGTTCGATTCCAACATTGATTACCAAAGTATCTCTTTTATAGTTCCATGGTGTAGCTGGTCAAACACGTCACTCCTACAAAGTGAAGATCTCCAGTCCGAATCTGGATGGAACTACGACGTATGTCTTTGTAATTTAATAGATTTAAAAGTGTAAGTGAGGGAAGTCAAACCGTGAGGTTAGGCTTCCCTTAAAATTTTTTAAAATAATTAAAATTATGGAAAAATTAAATATAAATAATATTCCAGAATCTTTAAGATCTAAATTAGAAGAAAAAGAAGAAAAATTAGAAAAAGCTATTTTGGAATTAAAAGAATTTGCTAAGAAAGATTTAAGTGAATTATGAAAATATTAGAAAACCCTAATCCTATTCCAAGTACTATACATACTTGTGAAAAATGTGGCTGTAAATTTGAATATACAGAAAGAGATATAATTAAACGCAGTAATAGTGATGCTAACGGACGTATAGGTGGTACACATTATTATTGTTATCAAGAATCTGTAGATTGTCCTAATTGTGGAGAACCTTATATTATTAAAAAAGAATCTGGATATACCAATTCTTTTATTAGACAACCTATAAAAACTATAGATTTTATGGAATGATAAAAAAATTTAAAGCTTTAAATATATGAACGCAATATTTTTACCTCCGTCTTTGGAAGAAATTTTTGAACAAGGAAGAATAAATAAAGAAATGGAGGAGAAATTAAATAAAACTATAGAAGAAGGAATAAATGAATTATTAAAACCTCTTGAAGAACCTCTTAAAGAAGCCTTTAGTACTATTAAAATATTTGGTAAAAAGTTTAGAATGGTTGAAGGAAAGAATTGTAATGAATGTGCTTTCTTTGATTCTCGACATCAAGATTGTGGAGTACGTTGGTTAAATATTGTTCCTTGTGGTTATGAGAATTTTTATTATAAAGAAATAAAAGATGAATAGATATTTTAAAGTAGAAGGAGATATAATTTATCCTGACCATACATTTCTTACTTGGGGTCCATTTTATTATCATTCAAAAGAAAAAGCTATTGAAAAAATAGATTGTATATTTTCTAATATAGTAGATTGGTGTAATCTAAAAGAACCTATATTAGAAATTACTCCACGAAATGTAATAAGAAATAAAACCCAAGTTGTGTTTAGTATAATGGCTTGGAAAGATGAAGAAACACTTCAAGAGTGTAATGGTATAATAAGTGTTGAAGAAATATTTTTTGAAGACGAACTTGATTAAATTATGACAGAACAAGAATTAAGAAATAAAATGCATGAAGGTCTTATGAAAGTTATTCCTAAGACAAATGCTGTAACTGAATTAATTATGGATGTTTATCAAGAAGGTTTCAAATGTTGTTGGGAACTTTTAACTGGAACTAAATTTGATTCTGATAAGTAAGGGAATTAATAATTATGACACAAGAAGATAAAGAATTATTGATAAAAGACCTTTGTGCAAGATTGCCATATAAAGTAAAAGTTTGTCTCTATGGAAAAGAGACATGCATTTTAATGGGTATTGATGGGAATGAAGTATATTTAGATGTTGATTCAGACTCATTTCGTATAGAAAGCATAAAACCCTATTTCCGACCAATGTCAAGTATGACTGAGGAAGAATGGAAAGAATATAGAGATATTAACTGCTGTCTTACAAAAGATTGTGATGCGTGGGATGAGATTGATTGGCTTAATGCTCATCATTTTGATTATCGTGGTCTTATTCCTATGAATCTTGCATTAGAAGCACCTGAAGGAATGTATAATTAACTATGGAATGATATGTTTTTAATAGTAAGTATTTGTGCAATAGTAGGGGCTATAGTTATTTTACTTTTATTATGGATAACGATAATAGCCCCATTTATACATTATTTGAAACGAGTATACATATTCTATGTGTTGAAGAAAGTTCGTGTGGCACATAATGATTCTATATATTGCTATTTTTTCGGACCCAATAGAGTTGAAACTATAACACGAAAAGATTATAAAAAAGTTTATGGGTGTGAAGCAAAATTTAAATATTGTTATTAAATATATAGAAATAAAAATATAAGTTATGGTTACGGAAGATTACGTTAGTTTTGAGACAGCAAAACTATTGAAAAAGAAAGGATTTCCTCAAGAATATGATATATATCATTCATTAGTATATAATGAAGAGGACTATGAAGATGAGTATGAAATTCAAAGAATGGTATTAGAAACCAAACTTGTAAAAGCAGGAACAATATCTTCATATCCAGTAGGAGTGCCTGAACCTAAATGTTATTGCCCCTCTCAAGCAGTGGTTATGAAGTGGCTGAGAGAAGTACATCATATTTATATTGACCTTTCTCCAACATATAGTGAGGTAGAGAAAACAATACATTTTATCTGGCAAATATTTGATTCTAATTATGATGGTGTAGGTGATTGCGAAATATTCTATGATAAATATGAAACAGCTTGTGAAGAAGCTATAAAGTATTGTTTAGAAAATTTAATTTGAATAACTATGGCAATAATTAATGTAAAAACAAAGTTCGATATTGGAGATTCAGTATTTGGATTCGTTGATGGAGAAATACATAATCTTGTCATTGACAGAATTGAAATCAGTATTGAGAGGTTTGGAAAAAATAATCCAATTCAAAATAATAAGATTGTATATTTAGCAACAACTACCGATGCTAAGTTTAATACTCAACATAGAATTAATGATGAGGCTTTATTTACAGAAGAAGAATTAAAAGGATATATTGATAAATATTTTAAACGTAGATCATATTAATATTATGGCAACAATTAAGAGTTATACAGACATTTCTCAGAGTAAGAAGTTGGCAGAGATACTGCCACTTGAAAGTGCGGATATGATTTGGATTTTAGAAAATCCTGATTTGCCAGCTATAAAGGCTATACCTTATGAAGACTCTGATTATAATAATAAATATTTAAATATTATTCCTGCTTGGAGCCTTGCAGCATTGCTAGAACAACTTCATTATGAAGTGTGTGATGATGATGGTTATTCAACATACTTGCAAATGAATAAAGAGGACGATGTGTACCAGCTTGTATATGCTGATCCTTACAGGGAATTTGAAAATATAGAAACTAATAGGTATGAGCATTTTGTTGATGCTTGTTATGAAATGATACTCAAACTTAAAGAATTAAATTTGTTGTGATTATGACTACATTTACTTTTGGAATGTATAAAGGAAAAGATGTAGATGCGATTATATCTATAAATCCTAAATATGTATTATGGGCAGAAAAGAATGTATCATACTTTACTTTAACACCAGAACAACATAATCAATGTATTAAGAATGTTAAAGAAATATATCGTCCTTACAAATATTGTTTAGGTCTTAGAGAACAAATGTATGACGATTATGACGATATTGAAGGTTACTCTCCTGATTATGAAGCAGATATGAGAAGTTGTTTTGACCCTAATTATTAACTATATACGAATTAAATTTGTTGTCATTATGGAAAAGTTTTATAGAGGTACAATACGAGCAGCTTCTTATACTTATAAAGAATCTTACGAAAAATATCGTAATAGTTCACAATACAAAAAAGATTTGAATTATTATAAAGAAAAATAATTATGAAAGAACTTAGTATAGAAGAAAAAGCAAAACGATATGATGAGCTTTTAACAAGTGCTAAGAATACGATAGAGGTTAATCAAACAATTCCTGATATTGTAGACTGTGTTGAATCTTTATTCCCAGAACTTGCAGAGTCTAGAACTGATGAAAGGATAAGAAAAGGTATCCTACACCTTATTGGCTGCGCCTCTAAGATAGAATGGTGTAAGGCTAATGTGTCAATAGGAGAAGTACAGACTTGGCTTGAAAAGCAGGTTAGTCAAAATAATGATGAAGATGTAGATATATTGTATAGGTTTAGTTTTTATTCATATAAAGATGAACCTAATGTTCTATATTTGTCAGGATTTTATGTAAACGAAGAATACCGTAATAAAGGAATCGGGACTAAGATACTTGAAGTTACAGATGAAGTAGCAAAGAGTCTGAATTGTTATGCTATTAGGTTAAAAACTAAAAAGGATAGTGATGCTGAAAGATTATACAGAACATATGGGTATAATAGTTTAGCAACCAAAGATAAAGATGAGATTTGGCTTGAAAAGCAAGGTGAGCAGAATTCTGATGATAAAGCTGAACCAAAGTTTAAGGTTGGTGATACTATTGCTGAAAAGAATAATTCTGATATACATGATTTCGGCTCATTTACAATTACTGATATTACAGGTGGAAAGTATTGGTATAATGACAGAATTATATGTGATATTACAGAACAAGATAATTGGGAACTTTATGAACCTGTTAGACAAAAGCCTGCTTGGAGTGAAGAAGATAAATATAAGATTTCACGCTTGACTTCTTATTTAAAGAGATTAGGTAATGATGTATATGTGGAATGGTTAGAATCCCTTAAAGAAAAATACTCTTGGAAGCCAAGTGATGAACAGATGAAGGCATTAGAGAATGCTATGTCTATGGGAGCAAGACTCAATTCGCTTTATAATGATTTAAAGAAACTAAAATAATAAAATTATGGAAACAAGATTTTGTATTGAATATGTAAATCCAAGGCATCCGTTACGTGACAATGGAAGTATAAATATTAGATATGACAGAGTATTAACTTTGGAGCAAGCAGAACACGATTTAACTCTTATTCTATCATTTGGTGGTAAGATTCTTAACCTTTATATGGGTAATGTTGTTGAAGGAAAAACAGGAGAATGGAGTCCTAAACCAATGATTGTCGATGATGATGATTGGTTCACAACTGATTGGCTAAAATCTCTTGAATCTAGATGGAAGCCAAGTGAAGAGCAGATTACATGGTTATATCGAGCAGCAGATGACGCCAGTAAAGACTCTCGTATGAAACAAATCTTGAATAAGTTGCTATCTGATTTGAAGAAACTAAGAGGAGAATAATTATGAAAGCAAACGAAGCACCAGAAAATATTTATATTCATGTTAGAGCCAATAAAGAACTTGGCACAACATGGCATGGTAAAAAGATAACTAATAGTGACATTGAGTATGTCCGCAAGGATGCCTTTATTTATAAAATTCAAACAGAACTTGATAAGCTATATCATAAGTGGTTCGATGATTCAACTGGTCTTGAAGTATCTGAGGAAGGAGCAGAACTTGGGGCTTTAGACATGGCTTATGAGGCTTTTCAGGAAATCATAGATAACTTAAAGGAATAAGAAACAATAGTATAAATACTTCTATGAAAATAAACGAAATTCCTATAGGGACTAAAATTAAAGCTATTATTGGCTATAAGCCAGTAAAGACTAAATACCATCTCTTTAATAGTCAGGGTATTCAGGCTGACGATATTGGTGGTTGGAACGAAATTGTTCCAGAACAAAAAGGAACAGAAGTTATAGGAATTGTTATTGAAGCACCTCATCCTCATGGCAGAAAACCAAATAAACTTTTCAAACTTTTACAATGGACTGATGAGGAAGGTAAAACTCATAAGCAAATGCTTAAAAATCTTCATATCGTACAAATATTAAACTTATAATGTTATGAGACTGATAGACAAAGACGCTTTAGTAGCAGAGATAAACAAGCTAAAGAATATAAGTCTTGAGTATGGTTACACTACAGAACAGAGTGTAATAGTTAATGTTGGCAAAGACTTAACATTAAGAAGGCTGCTTGATTATATCGACACCCTTGAAGTGAAAGAGGTGGACTTGTATGAAGATGCTGATAATTATTGGGGAACACTTACAAGTGATATAAGAGGGAACATCTACCTCAATGATTTTTATAAAATTGCGGAACATTTCTTTGAGCTTGGTATGTCAGTAAGTAATAAAGCACAGAAAGAAGAATAATTTATGGAGATTGTATTATTTAGATTTATTGTTGTGTGGATTACACTACATATAATACTTTTCTTTGTTGAGATGTATAGATACAAGCATAGCAATTAGTCATGGTATGGTTTTAAGAACAATGGTATGTTTTATATTACCTATTTTATCTTATTTATTGATATAGTAGGTATTTGTACTACTATAATAATGGGGCTAGGATATTGGATATTTCAACCAATAATTAAATAAGTACAGAAAAAAGAAGAAGTATGACAGACAAAGAAAAAATCTTGGCAAAGATTGAATTGTTGCTTAATGAAATAAATTATGAACCCTTTACTGATGAAGTTCTTGGAAGGATTAAAACGTTGAATGAATTAAAATCTTATATAGAATCCTTGCAAGAAGAGCCTGTAATAGTAGATGCTCCACCTTATGATTATGTTAAAGGATTTTCTGATGGCAGACTTTATGAGAAGAGGCAAAAAGAAGAGCCTTTAAGCGAGTTTTTGAATACAGAATCGATGATTGAATCGTACAAACAAAGGCTAATATCACAAGCTAATGGTATGAAGAATAGTTCTCTTATTGATATGTGTTTAGCTTCTTATAAGCATGGAATCAATGAAATACTCGACACACTAAATCTTTCCAATGTTTAAAGAACTATAAGAAGAATTTAAAAAATATATGAATAATTAATTATGTGGTTTGTATTAATGTGTATTATAATGGTTATTACCGTTGTAGGACTATTTTTTGTAATGGAAGAAAACAATAAAAAATGGAAATAACTAGATATTTATGTGAATTTTTCTTTACTGATTTCTGGCATTGGCTTGGATTAGTATTTCTCCTTGCTATTATTTTTCATAGACGACTAATTAATATAAAATAAGAAATTTAGTAAGCATGAAGTTTAATCCAATAGGTTCGACCTTTCAAGAAGGTTCCAATGTTCTTTTAGTAAAAGAAAGTAAAGATTTAGGAGTAACCTGTAAAGGTTGCTGGTATAACGGATGGAAGAATAGAAGAGAAAGAAATTATACTTCTTCCTGTTACTATCATGGACATGTTTGTACTCCTTTTTATAGAAAGGATAAAAAATATGTAATATTTGAAAAAGTAAATGACATTAAAACGATATGAATATTGGTCAAAAGAAGGAAAGGTTTGGACTGATTGGTTTCCTTGGAATTGTGATTTAAAACCTGAACTTCAGATGGATGATAGAAGAATATTTTGTAGATTAAAAAACGAATATAAAGATGTTTAAAAGATTTATAGAAGTTTTTATATGTTGCCCTATATTTATTATATGTATTATGTTGAATATTGCTTTTGTAATATCTTCATTATTATGGGGACCTATATATTATATAATTACTGGTAATGATCCTTTATGTGAAGATATATCATCATTCTTCTTTAATGTAGGTGAAAATATAACTGATTTTATAGATAGAAAATTATGAAAATTTTTGTACAGGTAATCAATGTAAAAGATGGTATTTATCAACAAGGAATGATTGATGAACCAATTAAAAAAGGTTTGGAAGTAGCTAATGCACTAGGACATTTTGGTATTGATATTAATACCGTAGATTGGACCTCTACAGATGCTACAGAAAACTATGAATCTAAATTTGGAGCAATTAAAGAAACTACTAAAGTAGTAACTGTTACATCATTATTAAATTCTTAAATATGGAAACAAGAAATATCAAAGTATCTTTGTTTAAAGCTAAAGAGTGGTATATTAGTAATAATCCAACTTTAAAAGAATTAGCTTTACAAGCTTTTACTGAAAAAGAATTAAATAGACTATCTTATTCTGAAATATCTTTAATAGTTGGTTCATTTAAAATCCCTAAAGAAGAAGGTATTTTAAAAACATTAGCAGAATTTTATAAGAAACCTAGTGATAAGTTTTATCCTGATCAAGATAAATATTTTATAGGAAAAAATTCTTATGATGGGTGGACTATAATTAAACATGCTAGTGTTTTATATCCTGGTATAGCTTATTTCCTTAGAGAAAAAGATGCTAAAGAGGCTCTTGAAATATTTAAGGAAGAATTGGGAATTAAATGAAAACAGTAAAATTACAAATAGAAGTAAATGTTCCTAATAACTATCAATTAAATGATAATGATGATATTCTCAGTTTATTATATGATTTTCCACATAACATTGTATTTGTTGATGGAAAAATTATATAAGGTTGTGTCCGACCAACCTGGTAATAATTACAAAATAGGGTTTTAGTCCCGGCTAGTGAAAACTGGCCTATCATTACTAAATCGATCGGTGATTGGGGCAACTCTTAACAAAATTGAGAAGAGTCAAAGGCATGACTGGAATTTATGCACAAGTATTTAACTGGAGACTACCTCCAGTTTAATTTAAACAATTAACAATATGAAATTAAGAGTGTTAAAAAAGAAACATCCATCTAAATTAGACAGAATATGGATAAAACATCTAATTGAGTGGAAACATTATGATGGAGAATACAAAACAATAAAAAATTATTATATAGAATCGTGTAAAAAACATATAGGAATATGAAGAGTATTGAAATATTAGAAATACGTTCTTTAGAACAATATTTTAAAGAAGGTGTTGAATTATTTAGTTCTTTAAAATCTGAAGACGAACTAATTCCTGATATTATTGTTGTTAAGATAAATAAATGGGGAAGATTAGGACCAAGAGTAAAGAAATTTATAGAATCTTTATGTGAAGATTAAAATTTTGAAATTTTAACATTTATAAGTAAATTAGTAGTTAAAGTAGATAATTCTTTATTTTAACGTTAAAATTTATTTAAGATGAACAAATTAATTTCAAGAAACCCTGTATAGAGATTTAAATAGGGTAAAAAACTATTAAAGGCTTAGAACGGAATATCATTTAAATAGGCGTGGAATGATGCTCGTAATAAAAAATAGAGATATTTTAATTGGACGGATGCTAATGGGGTAACAAGAATGTATAATTCTAAGGCAGCCGGAAACGATTCTGCATATGAATCATTTGTGGATAACATGAATGAAATGTCTGCACTATTACCAACAGATAATTCTCCAAAGCATTTAGGTTGGGAAAGAAATAATCCTACTTCTAATGAAATTCGTGGAAATGATAGAATTATGGGAAATAAAATAGGAGGAACAGAAAATACTGTTAAAGAACCTATTATAACAGGATCTTTAAATAAATCAAAAAATAAAAAAACAATAAAACCTCAATCTAAGGTTCAATATAATGTTGTATATAATGTTCCAATGGGTGCTATTGAATATACTGGAAGAGATGGAAAAAAATATTGGATGAGACAAAATCATTCTACAGGAGAATATTATTATATTGATAGAAGTTAGCCTATATCTTATGCTAAAAATATCGTTCCAGAAGGATATATTATTCCTGGAGCTAATATTAAAATTAATAAAGGAACAAATATTGGTAAACTTGCTTTATCTTTATAGAAAAGATGGATGAAACAGGGCGGACAGCTTCCATCTAGAAATATTGTTAAAAGATTTAAAAATAGAAAGTTTAATTAACAATTTTTAACTTTTGATTTCTAACAAAGAAATATATATTTATAATCCCAAGTAAGGGAGATATTTAGTTAAAATTTATTAAAATTAATGATTATGAAACGTATATGAACTCGTAACAAAGGTCCAGACAATAATTAATTAAGCGGAATATTAAAGTAGATAGTATTTTTTAACTTAATTAATTTATTGTATTATGAAACCTAATGTATTAAAATTTAAAAGTAATATTAAAGACTTAGTTGCAGAACAAAAGAAAACTGGTGATTGCGGAGTATGGATGCATCCAATGTATTGTGCTTATTATTTACTAAAACATAATGTGCAGGAAATAGATAAGTTTATTCAAGATGATATTAAGAAATCCTATAAAGCATTACCCGATGAATATTCTAAGAAAGCTTTTCAAAAGAAAGTCGAAGACTACTACATCCACTACGGAGAGTAGGCTGTATGTTCTGATTAATAAAGAGTTAAATTCTATTTATGGTTGTGTTCAAGGTGGTCATGTAGTAGCTCAATGGTTACTTAATCATCCTAAACAAACCTGGAATAATAGTTATTTAATATATTTATCAGTAGATATAAATAAATGGAAAGATAAATTAGATATTCTCGAAGTCGATTATACAGAATTTAAAGAACCGGATTTGAATAATCAAATCACTGCTCTAGCAGTTTTGAATAATGATAAACTTTTTAAAAAGTTACAACTCATAAAGTAACTTTCATAATTTGAATTTTTCCCTCTCCTAGTGAGAGGGTTTTTGCTCGTATAGTTCAGCGATCAGAACAGCTGTCCTCAAAACAGTGTGCCGGGGGTTTGAATCCCTCTACGAGCACTATAATCCTTTTCGGGTAAGGTTAAGCAGAACCTGCGTGCGACCTACTGCATAAGTGTAGGTAAACCTTCCAGCCAAAATTGGAAAATCTGCAAAGCTAGGTAGAGGAAGTCCTAGCATATTCTGACATAGCTCAGTAGGTAGAGCACAATCCTGATAAGATTGAGGTCCCTGGATCATACCCAGGTGTCAGAACTAATAGTGGCGAAGCTTAACTGGTATAAGCACCAGCCTTATAAGCTGGAGATAGTGGGTTCAACTCCCACGGCCACCACATATATCCAGTTGCCTGAGTGGTCTATAGGGCTTGTCTGCAAAACAAGTATTCGTTGGTTCAAATCCAACACTGGATTCTATTATAGCGTAGTATAACGGTAATAGGTATCCGCCTTCATTTGGGATGAAGTCTGTGCAAGTTCGAGTCTTGTCTACGCTACTATTTCATTTTGTGAGCTAGTTGGGAAACTGGCATGTAAATTGATTTTTTGCATAGTTTAAATTTTAATTATTGGAGCTACGAGTTAGCTCCTTTTGCTTCCTTAGTTCAGTTGGTAGAACGCTCGATTTGTAATCCTGAAGTCGTCGGTTCAAGTCCGGCAGGAAGCTCACTGTTGGCTATATAGTAGTTGCAAATGCTATATAGACGTAAGGCTAGAAACTTCGGCTTTCTAGGGAAATCGTAAGTTCACTATCTTGTACGACAAAAGATAGTCCGTTAGTTTAGTAGTTTACTGGAAGATCGAGGAATCTCGAAAATACAATTTGTCGTGTTACTGAAAAAGGGTTTGTAGTAGGTATAAGAATAAGAATCAGAAACCCTGAACCTGCAAGTATGGGTAGCTTATATAAAGCATTGACAGTCGCAAGATGGGAGTCAAGGTTCTGTAGTGAGATTCTACAGTCAGGTTCGCCAATATCTTTAAGATAAATGTAGGTGACAGACCATTGGGTAATTCCATAGGAGCGCTGTTAATCTTATTCTATCTGTACTAATCAACCAGGAGAAAGGTGGTAGATTATAAGTTTTCTAGATTGTACTTAGTAACTAACAATCTAGATTGGGAAGGTCGCATAGTGGCAATTGCTGGAGACTGTAAATCTCCTCCTTTCGAGGTTCAGAGGTTCGAGTCCTCTTCTTCCCACTATCCAAACTTGTCTGGTAACGAGACATTAATGCTGTTATAGTGATTCTCACTTGGCTATAAGAAGTGATAGGTACTAAGGATCCGTGTTACCGAATGTTAATGAGTTTTTTGAAGGAAAGGAAATCGCCGTAGGTAGTTTTTGAATCTATAAGAAAAACTAACTAAAAAAGGATAAGTAGATGGTATGGATACATCTACGTAATATTGGGTAATGGCAGAGGTGGTCAATGCGGAAGTCTGAAAAACTTTAGATTCTAGTTCGACTCTAGATTGCCCAACTATAATTACACTGGTCAACGGGGAAAGCCGGCTAAACAGTTTCAATGCCCAAGTAAGGTATAGGAAAGCTATACACGATGGAAGGTGTAATTATAAACGCTTCGGTAGCATAATTGGAAGTGTAACTTGACTCCAAATCAAGAAAGCGTATGTTCGATTCGTACCCGGAGTGCTATGAAACAAAATATATATTTAAAGAATGGTACACTCTTTGCCAATGGCTATAATAGAATAGTTCATGGTGAAAGAGGAGATTATGTAGAATTTGAAGAGGAGCATATTGTTCCTAAATTAATCTCTAAATTTGGAAATAAACCAACTGATGATTTAGATATATATTATTGGTGGTTATATCCAGAAACTAATGAAGATACTAAAGTATATTTACAAAAGAAAACTGTTAAATATGCTGATTATAAAATAGGAAAATATTATGTTTCTCCTTATTTATTAAAAGATTTTAAAGATCCAGAACAATTATTTCCTTATTAATGCTCCTGTCGTTCAAAGGAAAGGACACAAGAATACGAATCTTGAAATATGGGTTCGAATCCTATCAGGAGTACCAATTCAACACGTTTTTTACACAATTTTTAACGTTAAAACAAAATTGTTGAAAATCTATTACTTATTGATATAGGACAGGAAGTTGTTGATACCTGTTAAAAAAGGAAATCCTATTGAAAGTAATAGAAATGGAAGTATGTGATAATTGGTAGTCGGCTTGTCTTGAAAACAAGTGGTCGGTGAAACGACTTGTGGGTTCGAGTCCCTCTGCTTCCGCTCTAATACAGAAGGAAACACCTATTAAATTAGGAGAAGTTACCGTAGGCAACGAATAGTTTAGTATCACCCAATCAAGGCTAAAAGATTACAGTTGTACGGGATAGTGGAATGTAAGTATAATAAGGAGAGAGCAACCTGCAAGGAGTAGGGGTAGTCTGCTAAACTTCACGTTCAAATTATTGGATTGGGGTCGGAACCCAGCCTCTCCGCTAAAAATATTAATGTATGGAAAAAGTTTTAGGTATTTATAGGATTACATATCCTAAATATGGAGTATCTCAAGTAAAGAATCTTATAGCACATTCGGATTATGAAAATATTTATAAGAGATGGAATGAAAATAAACAAGAACTTGAATTAGAAGTATCTACTCTTAATAAAAAGAAACATGCTGATAAGATAAAAGAACTCAATTCCGAAATAAAAAGCATTAAAAAGAAATTAAATGATTTATTTGGAAGTGAATTTTTTACTGATGAATCTCCATTATGGTTATCACAGAAATGTGGTGGAAATATGTTTCTCTCTAATTGGCAGGGTGGAGTAATTGAAGTTAGATTAGAAAAAATTTAAGAAAAATTAATTATGAATATTTTTAAATTAGAAAGAATTTTAAACCATCAACAACATTTGTGTTATAATGTTCCTTATGGTGATGAAGATTATTCTTTAGCTTATAGAGAGGCTAGTAAAAGAGCAGATAAAGCAGAAGAAACATTAAAAAATCTTTGGGATATTCCAATTCAAACTGAATTAGGAGATAGGTTTCCTTTTACAGGATTTGTAGAAATTGATGGAACTATTCATAAATGTAAATCTTGCGAACACGAAGATTTAGTTCGTAGTATTGTATATGATAATCCGGAATATTTTAAGAGATATAGAAATGTTCCTGCTGCTTTTTATGACCACAAGCCTCAAGGTATGTTACAAGAAGAGTATTTCTTAATGAAATATCTTGGTTTTGTAAAAATCTCTTCTTTTGAAAAAACTCCTACTAAAAAGATTCTTTTTCGATATGAAAATTTAACTTGGAAACAATCAGATATAATTTATCCACAATGATTTATTTTAAAAGATTTTTATTTGGTATAGTAACTTTTTGTTCTCTATTATTTGGAATTATAGGAACATTATTTCTTCTTGCAACTACTCCAATATGGGGATTCGCATATTATATAATTACTGGTGATGATCCAGTAGATAATGATTTTGAAATTTTCTGTTTGGATAAAGCAATGAAATTTAGTGATTGGTGTAGATTAAAACTTAATTTAGAATAAAATGGTATAGGACTATGGTGGAACTGGTAGACACGTATGCCTTAGGAGCATATTCCACGGAGTGAGGGTTCGAGTCCCTTTAGTCCTACAAAAACTATAGTTTATGTTAGTTGAGGTGTACTGCGTTTATGAGAACTTCACCAAGATTACTAATGTCCGAGTTGAGGGTACCAAAGCTCTAAACAACGTTAAACTAGAGTTCTCAATAGTTGTTTTAAATGGTATACTATAGTTTTTAATGCAGCATTGGTGTTAATGGTAGCATGTAACCCTTCCAAGGTCAAGGAGAGAGTTCGAGTCTCTTATGCTGCTCTATGCAAGTATAGCACAATGGTTAGTGCTTCAGTTTGCCATACTGAAGATGCCAGTTCGATTCTGGTTACTTGCTCTAATGCTCTTATGGCAGAAGGGATTATGCACCGGACTCTTAATCCGGCTATCAAGGTTCGAGTCCTTGTAGGAGTACAAAATATTTGGGGATATAGCTCGAAGGTCGTAGCAGGTGGCTGTTAACCACTCGGTGTGGGTTCGATTCCCTCTATCCCCGCAATAATTATATGGTGGTTATAGTTCAGTAGGTAGAATAACAGATTGTGGCTCTGTAGGTCGTGGGATCGTGGCCCACTAATCACCCTAAAACCTAAAATAATGATATTACATAACTTAAATGTTTATAGATTAGTTCACTTGATTTATATCAATTGATCTATGTCAAGAAGTGTTCGTACACATTTGATTTTTAGATTAAAATGATATATTTAAATTGAATTAGATAATTAAATTATAAACTTTAAATTTGTAATAAAATTATGGCTAGAAAAGTAAAAAATTTCATTAAAAGAGTTGGACACGCTTATATGGAGGGTGTTATGGAGATGTATGGTCCTGCAATTAATGCTGGATTACTTCCATTTATTTAATAGATGATTATTTTTATTTAAAATTTGAGAGAAAATGAAGAAAATTTTGTTTATATTAGCAGCAATGATGTTAATGTTTGCTTGTGGAGGTAATTCTACTAAGCAATCAGAAGTGTCTGATTCTATTTCAATTGATTCTGTTGAAATTACAGATTCTATTGATTCTTTATTAATTGATACTATAAGTATCCATTAAGATTAAAGAGAAGTATATCTTCTCTTCTTGTTGCGTCCATAGCTTAGGGGTAAAGCCCGTGATAGATAATTTAGCTTCCAAAGCATTAAGGTGATGCACGAAACTTTTAATTTCGGGAATACGGGTCAGTACCGTGTGGAAGCACCTCATGTATTTATTATGTTTATGTAATATGATTTCAAAAGAAAAAGGAAATGTTGGAGAAGCTGTTATATTAGCTGAATTTGTTAAAAGAGGAGTATAGTGCTCATTACCATTTGGTGATACAGCTAGATATGATTTAATAGCAGAGTTTAATGGTAAATTAAACAAAATATAGATAAAATATTGTGCACAAGTAACTGAAAATAATTCTATTGTATGTCCTTGTGCTAGTAGTACTAATCATACTACGAATAAGCATTATACTACATACGAAAATGATGTAGATTATATTGCTTATTATATACAACCATTAAATAAAAGTATATTAATCCCTATAGAAGAGATAGGAAGCAGAAAATCTTTGACTGTTAGAGTAACTCCTCCTTCAAATAATCAACAAAAAGGAGTACATTACTTAGATGATTTTTCCTTTGATAAATGTATTATAAATGACTAGGTAAATATAACATTCTAATCCGAAGACCTGGGTTCGATTCCCAGTGGTCGCACATAACTAAAACTAAATATTATGGTTTGGATAATTTTACTTATTTTATGGGCTGTGATAACTTATACACATCCATGGATTGACTCTTATACAGATTATATAGGAGGAAAACATACTGTATTATGGTATACGAATTTTAAAGGTGAACGTAAATTTATAAATCTTGTAGGTGATCAGAAATGACCACCTTTTTTTGTGCCTATGAAATGCCCTAAGTGTAAAAAAGATACAATTCACGTAAAATGTGGAATGTTTTGTGATTTGTATGTATGTGATAATTGTGGTTATGAAACTCGTAATAAAAATGAAATATTATATAGTAGTTAATGAATGGAATTATCCTACAGAGTCTGGAAGAACTTTGATTGGAGATTATGATACTTTAGAAGAAGCTGAAGAAGTATCTAAAAATGAGTATGAAAAAGAATATAATAATTTCCAAGAAGTAAATAAAGGAGAAATATATTCTGAAGCTTGTGGTAAAACTAGTGAAGGTTATATGTTAAATTCTTCTAAATATGAAGAAGAAAACATGTATTTTATTTCTAGAATTATTGAAGTTGATACGTTTATATGAAATATATTAAAGTAGGATGGCCAGAAATCCAGGATTATATGTTAAATCCTAGATATTCTGAAGAAGTGGGTTTTGATCCTCAAAAGAATTGTTGGTTTGTTCCAGAGGATATGGAAGAGTATAAAACTAATTTATATGATTAATTATTAAATTAATTAGATGAAAACTTTTCATATTTATACAGATGCTTCTTCTAAAGATACTTCTATATATAAAGACGGAGTTAAACGCACTACTAAGGTTGGAGTAATTGTTGTTGATTCTCATATACTAGATATTTATTATAATAGGGTAGAAAAATATTTTCATTCTTATTATGCAGAACGTGATGCAATAAAAGAATCTATATACTATATAAGAAGTAAATATAATGCCATTGATATCATTGTACATACTGATGATAGATTTCAAATAGGCAAATTTAAAAATAAGAAAGGGTATAAAAATATTAAATTTATATATGTAAAAGGTCATTGTTCAAATAGAAATGGACTTAAATATAAATTTAATTGTCTTGCTGATTGGATTAGTAGAAATGGAGTTAATAATTGGAGAAATTATTATTATAAACATTTATTAAAATGATTACATATCAAATATTTACAGATGGTTCTTGTAGAGCTAACAAAAATGGAGGAATAGGAATAGTTTGGTTAAAGAATGGAAAGAAAGTTTTAGAGTATTCTAAGGCATTTAAAAATGTAACAAATAATATAATGGAATTGTTTGCTATATTTATAAGTCTTAGAGCTATTAAAAAACCTATTGATTCTTTAGAAATTGTTTCAGATTCCGAATATGCTTTAGGATGTATATTTAATGAAAGTTGGAATCCTAAAAAGAATAAAAAATTAATTGCAACAATTAAAAAGCAATTAAAAGAAACTCAAAAATTTGTTAAAGAACCTATTAGTTATCGTCATATTTATGGACACCAAAAAGAAGGAAATACTGATATGGTTTGGAATAACTATGTTGATAAATTAGCAGCTAATGAATCGAGTATGATATTATGATTAAATTAAAATGGAACTTTCCTGATTTTCATACTAAAGAGAAAAATGAAACTTTAGAAAAAATGAGAAAGTACGGTTTACACGCTAGTGAAGTTGATATTTTAGAAGAAGGAGGAGAATTATGACATTTGAAGATAGATTATATAATCATTGGATATATACTTATAATCTACTCAATATTGTAAATGATTTAATATATGAGTTAGAAGAACGTGGTTATTCTGTTAAACCAGAGTTTTATAAATCTGGTAAATGTTTTGATGTGATAATAGATCCTGACGAAGTAGAAGAAGTTAAAGAAAATATTACTTATTTAATAGAATACCAAAAATATTATTCAAGTTTAGGATTTGTTATAAGTAATAATAATAGGATTTCATTTTATATTGTAATATGAAAGATGTAGAAAGAGAGGTTCGAGAAGGAATTGCTTTAGAAAATCAATGTCTTAGGAAACTTGATTTCATAAGAAATGAATTAATTCCTTATTATGGTAAAGATACTTCTTTAGAAGATGTAGAGAAAAGCTTATGGGATCAATATCTTAAATTTCATAAGAAAGTACAAGAACATTTTAAAAATGTGTTATAATGAAAATAGGTAAAAACTTTGAAATAGACATATTTGAGCTAATTGTAATATGTGGAACAATTACTGCTTCTCTAATGATAATTTTTGGTAAATAATTTTTATTTAACAGAAATTAACTATGAAAAATATTTAACTAGAGATATATTAATAACTGATACATTCAGTTTAAGTAAAATTAATTAAATTTATAGTATTATGGACAATGTAAGACTGCCGATTAGAACAAGTCGGGAAGGTAACAAGATTACCAAGGTATGTGTAGAGGACATCTACAAGATGATTAATCGTATTGGTGCTGCTGAAGAGCGTAGTGCTAAGGAATGGAATGAAATTTGGGAGTCCTTAGATAAGGATGTTGAAGATGTTGATGGTAACGTCGTAAATGGATGTCTAGTTGTTGGTACTGGAATATCTCAACCTAACATTAAGGATGCATTTGATGAAACTGTTGGTAACAATATCGCTTTCATGAAGGCTAAACTTAATGCTAATTTCAAAAAGAGAAACATTCTGTATAAATTTTATAAAGCTGCTAGTATTACTTTAAATGCTGTTGCTGAGGAAATAAATAAGATTGATAATAAAATTTATATGGATTTAGAAGGTATTCGCAAACATAATCCAGAATATCTTAATCGTCTTGATGAATATGGATACGAATTAAATCTAGATGACTATGAAGTACAAGAAGAGGAAGCTTAATCTAGAAGCACGAATTAAAGCTTGGGAAGCACGTGGAGGCCAAAATAAAGAAAGTGGTCATATACACATGAAGCCCGGCTCACTTAATAAGTAACTATGAAAATCGTAGAACCTGATTTTATAATGGAACGTTCTGGATCTGATAGTGAAAAGTATGATCTTACTTTCATGAAAAGAGTAAAGAAACGAGATACAGGTAAATATGAGATTGAACCAGGTAATACTTTATATGGTTTAACACTTTCACATTGTTTAAATAAAATAGTACATAAAAGAACTGCTAAAAAGTGGGAAGAAGATAATGTTACATTAAAAGAATTTTTAGTAGAGTTTCAAAAAAATTATAAAGAAATTGTTAAACTTTGTAGAGAAACATTACCTGAAAAATTTGATACAGGAGAATGAAAGACAATAAAAAAACTATAATAATAATTATTATTATTGTTTTGTTGTTAATAGGATTTTATATAAAAGTTGCTGATTTCTCCACTCCAAAAATAGATGATGACAAATTTTACAAAAAAATTACTGAGTTAGAACTAAAGATTGACTCTTTAAATGATCAGAAAGACAGTATTAGAACTGTTATTGATTCTACTCATATTAAAATTATTACAAATGAGAAACATTATCAAGAAAGGGTTAATACTATTATCACTCAACCTGATTCCTTTAGTGAGTCATTCACAAGACAGTATATCCTTGAGTACGCAGCAAGTCACGGCTATCATATTCTTGGAACATCAGAAATTGAGTAATGAAAATCCTTTACTAAAACAACAAATTAAATCATTGGAAGAATTAAATGAACTTTATGTCAAAACAGATTCTATTCAAAAAGTAGAAATAAAAACTTATGATAATAAAGTTACGGAAAATTCTGAACAAATTAAAAAACTTAAAAAGAACCAAAAAAGAATCATTATAGGTTCTTCTATTGGTGGAATTCTTTTATTTATATTAGGTTTAATTTTATGACATATAATATTTATTACGGAACTATTGGTAAAACTCTCGGAGTTAAATATCGTTTTACAAGAAATTGTAATAGAGGAGAACAAGAAGCTCTTCGTATAGCTAAGAACGCTGTAACATCATTCTATTATAAGAATGAAGGAAAATATGGTTTGCCTTCATTTGATATTATTAGTAAAGAATCCAAGATTACAGGACGTTCTATAGAGGATTTATATGATGAGCACATAGAAGATATGTGTAGATGGTATGTAATTCCAACAGAACTTGATACCATTCCGTCCAATAAATTACGTTGGTAATGGATACCTTGACAATTCATTGTGAGCTTCTAGTAAAAGAAGCTGATATAATGAGTTATCAAACATTGGTATTTAAAAACCTAGACAAAGCTCCTTTTGGTTGCAACTATTGTATGGTTACAGTATGGCCTAATTGGGAATCTTATATTCCAGAAGTAGGTGATATTGGATATTTAACATATGATAGTGTGACAGGAGGAGTAGATACATATTATGATAGATCTGCTGATTCTATTGTAAAATATAATTTTACTAATTTAATATTTAATAAATTTGTAAAAGAACAAGATAATTCTAAAAAAGATATTATTATATGAAAGATTTATTAAATGAATAATGTATTAGGAGATGCCTTACAGAAGGCATTAAATGCTAAAAAGAACGACTTTTCATCTTTTGTCTGGAAAGGAGAAAAGAGAAAGGAAGGAGATAAATATGTTCAGGATTCTATTAGAATAGTCGATATGACTCCAGAACAACTTAAAAAATGTTATGAGCATTGTGAAAAGATGCTTCATAACGATGATCCCAAAAACCTTGGTAGATATAATGTATTAGATGAAGTAACGGAACAAATTAATAAATGTAATGTGGAGTTGCTTTTGAGGTATTTTGAGAACAGTTATCTAAAGGATGGAAGAAATGATATACGTAGAAAGTCTTTATGGTTAGCTTTGAGAGAGTTTAAAGCTAATAATCCAGAAATTGAAGACGGACCAATTACTAATATTACATCGGATCTTCCTTCTGAATTTGATGACATTAATATTTCAGAAGTAATGGATGGATGTTTAGATTGTCTTGGTGCTTTCAATAAGCAGCACTTGACAATGACCTTTATTACTAAGATGGGATTATGGTTTAGTAAGGCTGAAGAAAATGAACTTAAAGGTAATTCTAATGCAGAAAGATTAAAGATTGCTAAAGAGAAGTTACATCTTCCAGAGAAACTAAACCTCAAATTTAGTGAAAAAGGTTTATCCTATCATGAAATGAGAGCTATTCTTATCTTACCTAAAAAGCAGAAGTATTCTGATATGACTACAGAACAACTTACTACTTTAAGAAATAAGGTATTGTTAAGATTCCAACGTGAAGTTGATGGTCATATTTATAGCTGGAGAAAACTTCAAAAGCAAATCGAACTTGTTGCTAAAAATAAGGGAGTAAACTTAAATGACTAAAAAAGAATTAATAGAGATGCTTTCCGATGTTCCAGATAATTCTCCTATTTGTATCACTGAACAACAGCCCTATATATTAGGTAATAATCCTTACAGAATTGATATAAAAGGATTTTATGAAAATAAAGGTGTTTACGTTTTAACAGGATTAAACGTAAGACCTTATACATTAGAAAAGCATGACTAGAACTGAACGACAACGAGAATCTGTAAAGAAATGGTTAGCTCTCAAAGGTAAAGGAACTATTGTAGGAAGTACAGGATATGGCAAAACAAGATGTGCTTTAACAGCAATTAAGGCTTTATTAAAGAAATATCCTCAATTTAGGATTCTTGTTGTCGTTCCAACTGAGGCTTTAAAAGTTCAATGGTTAGGTCATATAGACGAATGGGGATTCCAGTTTAATGTAGAAGTAGTTATTATTAATACTTGTATTAAACATTCTTGGATGTGTGATATGTTAATAATAGATGAAATACATAGAACTGGAGCTGACGAATTTAGTAAAGTATTTCAACAAGTAAAATACAAATTAATTTTAGGACTGACAGCAACTATTGAAAGACTTGACGGTAAACACGCTCTTATACAGAAATATTGTCCAGTAGCTGATGAAGTTTCTACAATAGAATGTTTAGTAAATGGATGGATTTCTCAATATAAGGAATATCAGGTTCTTATTGATGTTGATAACATTGATTATTATAAATCTCTACATACAGAATGGTTAAAACATTTTGAATTTTTCCAATTTGATTTTGGTTTAGCAATGTCAATGGTTAGAAAAGGAGAAGGTTGGAAAAATAAATTAAAATATAGAGATGAATTATATAAAGGTAATGATGAAAATATGAAGAAACAAATTCTTCAATCTATTAATTATCATTCAGCAGAATTTATGAGAACTATGACTGCTAGAAAGTCTTTTATATATAATCATCCAAGAAAAGTAGAGGTTGCTAGAAAAATAATAGAAGCTAAACAAGGTTCTAAAATTATAACTTTTAGTAATAGTGTCGAAATAGCAGAAAGTATAGAAGGAGGTCAAAATGTTTATACAGGTAAAACTTCAAAAAAGAAAGGAAGAGTAATGTTAGAAGATTTTATAACTGGAAATATAACTACATTACATTCTTGTAAAAAACTTGATGAAGGTTTTGATTGTCCTGATGCTTCTGTAGCTATAATTTTAGGATTTGACAGTTCTGAAACAAAATCTACTCAAAGAAGAGGACGTGTTGTTCGTAAATTTGAAGACAAAGTAGCTGAAATATTTTACATAGTTCTAAATAATACACAAGAAACTAAATGGTTTAAAGATTCTCATTCTAAAACTGATAACTATATAACCATTGATGAAAAAGGTTTAGATCAAGTACTTAGGGGAGAAATTCCTACTACTACTGTTCAAAAACCTAGAGAACTAATGTTTAGATTTTAATTAACCTACTATGACTCCTAATGAGTATTTAGAACTCCAAACAATGCTCTTAATAGAAAATAGAAGTTATTGTTCTGATGATAAAGGACAATTTTATGAATATTTAAATGAGCGTTATGATTTGGATAAGTTTAATGAAAGATACATACAACTATTAGATAAATTTCTTAACAAATATGCATTGAATAACACAGAGAAATCTGAAGAACACGATTAGCAGCTAATAAGTGTATTATGCTGTGAAATATTTAAATCATAACATTGATAATGAATTAATTTTAATGAGAGATTATAAATTAAATCCAACAGAATTATTTGTTATCAAGGTTATATTATTAGCCCAAGATGGAGATTATATATATCTCCAACAATTTAATGAAATTTTTAATGGACAATTAAGATTAATATTAGAATCTATTCAATCTAAAGGAGTTATTGTTAAAGCATATAAAATTCCAAAGGAAGGAACTCTGTTTATTCCGGAAGATGTTCAATTTAATCAGAACTTTCTCAAGAAATATTATAGAAGTGCATATGAAATGGGAGAGGAATTATTTTATACTTATCCACAATCTTGTGTAGTAAATGGTCAAGTATTTAATTTAAGAAGCGTTAGTCATAAGTTTAATTCTTTAGAAGATGCTTTTGCTAAATACACCAAACAGATTAAAAATAATCCAGAAATTCACCAAGAGATTCTTGAAAATATCAAATGGGGAATTGAAAATGGATATAATTTTACTACACTTGATAGATTTATTGTAGATAGAGCATATGAAGCTTTAAAGGCTTTTAAAGAAGGTAATTCCATTAATATTAATCTTGAAGCCACACAATTAATATGAAAAAATATTTAGTAAGATTTACTACTAAAAGTGGTGATTATGATAAAGAATGGTGTTATGCTAATTCAGAAGAAGAGGCTGCTCAGAATATTCAAGATGAACATTGGAATATAGTACATATTGACATGGTTAGTGAACTATGACAATAACTGAAGCACTTCTTAAAGAGGTGGATTCAGGTAGAGAGGGAAAAGCTCAAGGTTATTCTATGGGATTACCTAAAACAGAATCTATAATTGATGGAGTAACTAAAAGAACTATGACTGTGCTAGCTTCTGGTACTGGTCAAGGAAAATCCTCGTTTGTTTTATATTCTTATGTATATCGCCCATTAATGGAACATCTTGATGATGATAACTTTTATGTTTCCTATTTTAGTTTAGAAATGCCTGCAACTATTATATTTGGAAAATTACTTTCCACATATATATTTGAAAAATATCATAAAGAATTGACTATTACTGAAATTCTTTCTAGAAAGAAAGGATATATCTTAAATGATGAAAATTATCAGATAATTTTAGATTCTCTTGAATGGCTTAATAAAATTGAAAAGAAAATTCATGTTTATGATAAATCTTTAAATGCTGACAAACTATATGCAATATTAATGCAGAAACTTGAAAAGTTTGGAACTTTTGAAGAATTAGAAAACAGAAAAGTATATTATCCTGATAATCCTGATATGCTGTATGAAGTAGTAATAGACCATGCCGGACTTTTGAAACCTTCTAATGGAAGAAATAAAAAAGGAGAAATGGATACAGCTACTGCATATTTAGTAACTTTAAGAAATATGTGTGGAATATCTCCAACTATTATTCAGCAAATTAATAGAGATCAAAGTAATATTGAAAGATTTAAAGCAGGTAGAACTGGAATTCAATTATCTGATTTAAAAGAAACTGGAGATATTGCTGATGCTGCTGAAGTAATTATGGCTCTTTATGGTCCTAATAGAGATAAACTTAATACTTATCGAGGATATGATATAAAGAAATTAGGAGATCACATTAGAATTATTCAATTCTTAAAAACAAGATTTGGTAGTTCAGATGTAGAAGTTGCTGTTAATTATCATGGAGGAATTAATGTTTGGGCAGAATTACCTTTACCTAATGATATTTATGACTATGATAAATACATAACACCAGATTATTTACTAAAAAATAAAGAAGATGAAGATGAAATAGAAATTAAAGAAGATAATACTACAAATAATAAATTTAAATTGATGATTTAATATGGCTTGTGAAACTCTGTGTATTTACGGAGAATCAGGTACTGGAAAAAGTACAAGTTTAAGGAATATGAATCCTGAAACTACTTTTATTATCAGTACAACTGGTAAACCTCTCCCATTTAGAGCTTGGAAGAGTAAATATAAGAAATTTACCATTAATAAAGAAACAAAGGAAATTTCTGGTAATTATTTTGTTCATTCTAATTGGGAACAAATTCTTAAGATTCTAAAGATTATTAACACTAAAATGCCTCATATTAAAACTGTTGTTCTTGATGATATGCAGTATATATTGAGTTATGAATTTGTTGATAGAGCTACGGAAACTGGTTATACTAAGTTTAGTGAATTAGCTCAGCATCTCATGGAAATCTTAAGATATTCAGAACAAATGCGTGAAGACTGTACTATGTGTTTCTTAACTCATAGTGAGAATGTTGGAACGGAAATTGATCCTAAATATGTTATTAAAACTGTTGGAAAGCTTTTGGCAGAAAAAGTAACTCTTGAGGGTCTATTTACTTATATCTTCTGTACCAAAGTAGAAGAAGGAGATGATGGTAAGATGCAATATAAACTAATTACTAATAATGATGGTAAGTGTCTTGCTAAAACTCCTATGGATATGTTTAAAGATATGGAAATTGATAATGACTTAAATGAAATTCTTAAAGTCATTAGAGAATATAATGGTGAAGAGGAAGAAGAATTATAATGGAATTAGAAATTCAATCAGCTAAACTTATTCTGTCTATTGTTGATAAAGAGACAGGAGAAATTATTACTAGAGAGGCTACTCTAGGAGATTTTAAGGAAGTTAAGAAATCTGCTTCTACTACTACAAGAACACGTAAACCAAAGGATGATGGAGATCCTAATCCTAAAGCAACTTTATTAGAGGGTAAGATTCAGTTGAATAATGCTGCAATGGAATTAACTGGATGGGAAGCTGAAATGAAGATTGATATTCGTTTCAACAAAGAAGGTAAGAAAATAACTCCTATTCTGCTTGAAGATTTATCTAAAGGTAATAGATTAACTAAGACTAATACTATTAGTTGTAGAGGTTCTAAACACGATAATCTTGCTGAATATGGAACTGTATTTGATGTAGTTCCTTATGAAGGTAAGGATGGTTGGTTTAAGCTTGTAGGTGATGCTCCTGAAAAAGAAGACGATACTGTAGATATTCCTGATGAAATAGCTAATCCTTCTGATGAAGATTTAGATGTTGATGAAGATGGAGTAGAAGCAGCAGATATTAGTTTTGATCTCGATATTGACGACTAATATAGATACTTATGATGGTACTATATAATGTACTAAATTTTAAAATGTATTAATGAATATGGCAAATTTTAGTTTTAATGGTTTAAATGAAACTTCTTTCACAAACAATGGTCCTCAGTACCTTCGTCCTTATGATATTTATGAGGTAAATCTTACAAAGATTGAACAAACTTCTTTGAAAGGTAAGGATGGCACAGAATATCCTGTAATTGCTATTGAATTTACAGGTTGTGGAGATCAAACAGGTGTATATAATCATAATCTGTTTATTCCTACTAAAGATTCTGATTTCGAGAGAAGAACTAATGAAACCAGTGGAGCTAAGTATCCTTCTGCTTTCGAGCAATTCCAGTATACCCTTATGCAGTTAACTGAAGTAGTTAATCCTAAGGGTGCTGCTAAGATTAAAGAGAATGCTTCTAAGTTAAAGAGTATGGAGCAGTTTGTAGATCTTATCATCAAAGCTCTTTCTGGAAAGACTGATGTTAAGTTCTTCCTAAAGCTTGTTGGTCGTACTACAAATAACCAGACATTCTCAACCCTTCCTAGTTCTTGTGTATTAGGTAAGGACGCTAAACCAGATACAAAGCCTTCTGCTTTGAACTTTGTTTCTCTTGATAAGAAACTTCTTAATTGGAGTAATTATGAGTTAACTCAAATGAAGAAGTATCAAGAGGCTAAGCCTACAGCTATGAAGGATAATAACGATGATAATCCTGATACTGCCGATGCTGAAGTTGATTTAGACATTGATTTAGACGAATAATATAGATTATAAGATTCTTGTTTAGAAAATTTAAATTATCAATTATGTATTTTTCAGCATTAGAACCAGAAATAACTAAGGAATTTATATTTTCTAAAATAAATCAGGAATCTATAATGCAATTCTATACTGGAATAGATGTAACTAGCAAAAAGTTACATCTATCTCCATTTAGAAATGATCATAAAGTTACTTGTGCCTTATATAAATCTAAATCTAATATATTATATTTACATGATTTTGCTACCAATGAACACATAAATTGTTTTCAGGTAGTAATGAAGAAATATGGTGTAAACTATTATGAAGCATTACAAATAATAGCTAGAGATTTTAGATTAATTGGAGGTTCTAATAGTAATTTGAAAGAAGCACCAAAACTTGTTCAGCCCTTAAAAGAAACTGAGAAAACTAGAATACAGGTTCAAATAAAGGATTATACAGAACAAGAATTAGAATGGTGGAAATCTTTTGGTATTTCTAAAAAGCTACTAAAAAAGTATCATATATATTCTTTACAACACGTTTTTCTTAACGGAGCATTGAAATTTACTTCTGATGAAAAAAGTCCTATTTATGGATATTATTTTGGTAAAGATAAAAATGGTATTGAAAAATGGAAAATATATTTTCCTCTAAAAACAGAATATAGATTTTTAAATAATCTTTCTAAAAAAGTTCTTCAAGGTTATCATCAATTACCAAAGACTGGGGATTTGTTAGTTATTACAAAATCTATGAAAGATGTAGTAGCTCTTTATGGTTTTGGAATAGCAGCGGTAAGTCCTAATAGTGAAACTTTATTTATTGAAGATAAGAAACTAGAAGAGTTCAAACAAAGGTTTAAACATATATTAGTATTATATGATAATGATAGACCTGGAAAACATAATATGTGGCTTATTCGTAAGCAACATCCAGAATTAAATTATTTTTATTTACCTTTCTATTTATCTAAAGATTTTACTGATTCTATTAAATTAGTAGGAGTAGATAATATGAAAGAGTATGTTGATGATTTTTTTAAAGAGTATAAATTAAAATGAAAGTATATTTAGCTAAAGATTGGACTGGTTCTCATGTATTTGCAGAACCTCCAAAACTTATGAAATGTGGAGGTATGCCAGACATTTGGTCTGGTAATAAATTAAATATATTTGATATTACAGCCTCTTTTGCAGAAGATGAAATACCAAGAGGTCAATATATTGAAAGACATATATTTTGGTCTATAGTTCATGTTATAAAATGACTAAGCAAGAACTTTTTAAAATTATTGAAAAAGGATTAGAGTCCTGTGAATATAATTACAGTGTAGAAGATATTTGGTATAAGATAATTGGAGTTTATCTTAGAGAAACAAGTAATAGTAAATACGATGGCAAAAGCTAAATAGTTAAATACTGGTGTAAAAATAACTGATAAAGGTGGAAATACTTATGTTTATGATTCTATAGAAAAAGCATCTGAAATGACTACTTTATCAGTTCAAACATTAAAAATAAGGGCTAATAAAAATAGTATTCCTAAAGATGGAATACAAGTGGAGTGGTTAGATCCACATACAAAAAAACATTATACTGCTAAGAGATCTAAGCAAAAAGGTTCACAACTTGAGCTAGATGTTATTCATAAACTAAATGATATGGGTTATCATACAGTAAGTAGCCGGTCAAATAGTAAAATGTTGGATAATTCCAAAGTAGATATAGATGATTTAGATGGTAATTTACCTTGTTATATTCAATGTAAAGCAACACAAACAGTTCCTTCATATTTTAAAATAGAAGAGGAATGTCCTCTAAAGGATAAACCTTTTGTTGTTATTTGGAAAAAACAAGATAAAGAAGGTGGAAATAGTCCAGGAACACTTGCATTAGTTCCTGTTGAGATATTATATGATTATTTAAAATTAAAATTGCAATGAAAAAAGTTTCATAGTTATTATTAACTTTACTATTGTTTTCATGTTCTCCTAAAGTTATAGATTTATCTGGAGGATAGATGATTAACTAGATGAATGGAAAATATTCTATTGCCTAGTTAGATTCTATGTGTATATAGGATTTTTTACCCTATATAGATAAATGGGATAAATTATATCTTAAAGAAGAAGAAACACAAGATAGAATTACTATTTATGTATGTTCAAAAAATAATGCAACATATAAAGTTGAAAAGATAAATAATGATAGCGTTAAAATAATTAAAAGAGTAATTAAGTAATGAACTTTGGATTTGTACAGTCGAAAATTGATGGAACCGAATATATGTTTCTATCTAATGATGGTTCCATCCCCGATAAAATAAGTTATGTTGATTGTTTACCTGAAGTATTAAACCAAGGAAATAATCCTGTTTGTGTACCATGTTCAATATCTGCATATGTTAATTGGATTATAAATATGGAAACAGGAAACAGTGAATATGAAAACGGACTAAATTGTTCAGATATTTTTAAACATAGAACAAATTCAAGTAATGATGGAATGTCATTTAAAGATGCTTTACATTATTTAAAACATAACGATGCTATCATAAAATCTGGAAATAGGAGAATTGTACATAAATATGCTAGAATAGGTTCAGAATTAGCTCTAAAACAAGCTATTGTAGCTAATGGACCGTGTATAGGAGGATTGCCTGTATATAATTCTTATACAAAAAATTTCTGGGATAAAAGTAAAGGTTCTTTTGAAGGAGGACATGCTATAGCAATAGTAGGTTATAATAAAGACGGATTTATTATAAGAAATTCTTGGGGTAAGCATTATGGACAGGATGGATATAGTATATTACCCTATGAAGATTTTGATAAGTTCTATGAACTTTGGACAATTATTGAATAATAAAATATGAATAAGTATTTATGGGCAGAATGTCCTATAGATGTTTGGCCAGTAATTAAAACTCTTGTTGCACGATCCTATAATGATGCTGTTGAAAAGTTAATCATTAAATATGGTGAAGAATTTGATGATGATACTATTTTAAACACTATAGAAAATTGGGATCAATTAAGGGAATATCTGAATGATAAGTTCGATATTGCATTGTCAGATTTAGAAGAAATTGATGAATTATGAAAAGAGAAACTTATATTAAAAGGTTAATTACTTCATATAATAATTTATCTGAAGAAGAGAAAGAAACGTTTAGATTAGAAACTAATTTAGTAAAGAATGATTAAACGTTTACAAATAGGTTGTGATTTAGATGATACTATATTCGGATTTTCTAAAGGATATATCAACCGATTTAAAAGATGGCCTAAATATGATTGGGCTGTTACAAGAAATGTAGAACATATACTTTCCAAAGAGAGAGATTTTTGGGTAAATTTACCAGTAATAAGAAGACCTGATTTTGATCCTAAACTATATTGTAGTTCTAGGGTAAATAAAAAATGTTGGACTAAAAAGGCAATCCAAATAAATGATTTACCTAACAGTCCGTTGTATCAGGTACCAGGATATAGAATTCCTAAATCTCGATATATTAAAGGAAGAGTAGATGTTTTTATCGAAGATTCACCCCATCAATGGATCAATTTAAATTTAGCTGGTATTCCATGCTTATTAATTGATGGAGATAATAATAAAGAATATGGTCCTTTTCTAAAAATATATTCATTAAGCTATGATGAAATAGAAGATGTTTATTATTTAGCAAAGGAAATGGGAATATTCAAAGAATTTAGTAAATATATATGACACTTGATAATGAGTTAATTAAAAAAATAAAAGTAACTCCAATACTAGATTCTTTAAGATTAGAAGATATTGATGATTCTGTATACTTTAGTGAGAAATATAGTGATTATATTTCTAATAGTAGATTAGGAAAGCTTGTTACTGATGGAGCTGAAAGTTTCTTTGATGGATTAAAAAATGATTATTCTGCATCCTTTGAAACTGGTAGTCTTATACATCAAATAGTTTTACAAGGTGATAAATATCAAGTAATTGATGGTGTATTTAAACCTACTGCTAAAGCCGGATTAATGGCAGAATCTTTATATAAATCTAATGGAAAAACACCAACAGATAATGAAATAAAAGCTAAGTCTTATGAAATAGGCTATTATAAAGATAAACTTTCTGATAATATAATAAAGAAGTTTAGAGAAAAAGCCGAACCTTATTGGAGAGATAGGTTTATTTATGAACAAAATAATCCTATTAAAGAAGGAGATAAGGAAAGAATATATACTGATGAAAAGAATTTTGAATTATTAAATAATTGTTTAAAAACATTAAATGCAAATAAAGATATTCAAAAGTTACTCAATCCTTCTAATCCTTTATCTGATCCAATTATCGGTAATGAGAAGACTATTTTGTTGGATATATGGATGGAAGTACCAGGATATGAAAAAAGACAATATAAGTTAAAAGCTAAATTAGATAACTTTAGTATAGATACAGAAGATAATATTCTTACAGTTAATGATTTGAAAACTACATCAAGACCTGTAGCAATATTTGATCCAACTTACTATAGTTATCAAAGAGAAATAGCTTTCTATTCATGGTTACTTAAATTAATTGCTAAGAAATATTATAATGTTGAACAAGCAATGACTAAAGGTAATTTCTTAGTGGTTTCTACTATTCCAGAATACGAAACTCGTGTATATCCTATGACTTCTAAATTATTCTTGTCAGGGTGGAAGGAAGCTTTGTATTTATTAAAAACTGTAGCTTATTTAAATGTAGTAAAAGGATTTGAATTCAAATGAAATATAAAGAATTAGAAAATTTATACAGAGATGTATTTAGTATAGGTTATTTAAATCCTAAACCTACTTCCACTATGACTTCTTTTGAAAGGAAGCTGGAATTAATTTCATTAATCTGTTATGTAACACATAAGATGAAATTAAAAAATCCTGATACAACTTATTATCAAGTGGTAATGAAATTATCTGATAAATTAGGTTTACCCGATAAGTTCATAATTGGATTAAGTATTGTTTGTAAGGATTTCGCATATTCTTGTTCTGAATTTCCAACTTTTGGATTAAAAGGACAAGATATTATTAAAGAAATAAGGGGAATTTTAAGTTCTTATCTTCCCTTTTAACAAATGTTAAAAAATTAATTTTAACATTCATTAACTATGATTACTCATAGTTGATGATAAATTTAATATGTTCCTCTTCGGGGGAAAAGATGTTTCCATTTTAGTAGATAGTTATGACGGATTAAATCCGAATGAATTGATGTAAATTTTATTAACTATTATGGAAAATAACGTATTTTTCACAAAATTTGAGACTATTGGTCAGACCAAAGATGAAGCAATGAAGAACTCTAAGCTTAACCTTCGTGTAGATGCTACTCAGGCTTATAAGAAATGGGCTAAGGAGAATGTAACTAATGAAGATAATGTTAAGGAGTGGATGGTAGAATATCTGAAGAAGAAGAAGTTTAATATGCCTAATGATGGTGCATATATCGTTCTTCAGTCAGCTGTTCTTGATTCGAGAGAGCGTCCTTATAAGGTAGAAAAGCCTAAGTATGAGGCTCGTACACATACTCCAGTAAGAGTGTATGTAGGTCGTGCTCAAGATACTGGTGAGGAAATCTTCACTGAGAAGACTTCTAAGGCTGCTGAACAAGCTGCTAAGGAGTGGGTTATCGACAACAAGGTTGGTGTAGACCTCGTTATTGAAACTCGTATGAAGGAGAAGAACTCTCTTTATGCTAAGGTAAACTATGTACCTTCTAAGGGTACTCAGCCATGCAAGTTGCTTGTATTTGGTTACAAAGTGATGGATTAATCTCAGATTTTGTAGACTCTTAATATTAAGCCGGTTAGAAAGTAATTTTCTAATCGGCTTTTTATTTTATAACACTATAGTACAACATTGAAAAATGAATAAAATAAGTGAAAAGAAAATTAATGAAATTATAGAGGATTTAAACAATTATAAAACCTTAGATAATGAAAAACACAAAGCAGGATATTATTATCAAATGTATCAGAATGTAGTTAGTTCCGATCATTCAGATGAATTGAAAGCACAATTTATTGAAGCATATAATAACTGTAAGAAAAGAAAAGTTAAGAAAAGTGTAGATACCGATGATAGAGCTAATGTTTTTACCGAAAGAGATGAAAACGGCTTAATTCAATATTATACATTTGAAATTTTTAGAAAGGATGCTCCAACATTATCTGGAAAGTTAGATAGAAAAGAAATGGAAACTATTTATAGACTATATTCTATTTATGGTTCTAATTTAACTCAAAAGATAGTTTCTAGAAATTTTCCAGAATATACTTTTGTAGAATTTAAAAGAATTCTTAGAGCATTTAACATTTATAAAGCTAATTCAGAATTTGCTCCACATATTATTGAAGAAAAATCTGAAGAAGAATTAGTAGCTCTTCATAATCAAAATAAAGAAAATAATGTTCTTAGAAGACTTGAGAAAGATCAACTTTCTGAAGCTAATAAACTTATTAATAAATTAGCACAAGAGAATCAAAAACTTTCTAAAAATAGTTCTTTGTTAGAACAATTATTAGAGTATGATCCCAACTTTACAAATGAAAAGCCTATAATTGAAAATCAGGGTACATTACCTGAAACCTTAATTATTTGGTTATCAGATCTACATATCGGAGCTTATAATGAAAAGTTTGGTTTCTATCAATTACCTAATTATGATAAAGAAGAAATTAAAAGAAGATTAGATAAGATTATTTCCACATTTGCTGGAAAATCTTATAATAATGTTTTAATTGCTGATTTAGGAGATTCTATTGATCAATATAATAAAGAGACTACTAGAGGAGGTCATTTACTTCCTAATAATATGACTGATAAAGAAATGAGTCATCTTTATTTAGATTGTATGGAATATTTCTTTTATAATATTAAGAATTTAGTAAAAGCTGATTCTTATTTATATTTTAGTATTGGAGAAAGTAATCATAGTGGTAATTTTGGTTGGGCATTAAATTTAGCTTTATCTTATAGATTACAACAAACTGGATGGAAAACTTATGTAAGTGATTATCCTATCGATGAATTATCTGTAGACAAAATTAAATTTATTTGTACTCATGGTAAGGATAATCAAAATCAATCTAAACAATTTCCATTAACTTTAAATCCTCAAACTGAATTATATTTTGCTAACTATATTGCTGAAAAGAAATTAAATTCAGATAGAACTAATAAGATTTATGTAATTAAAGGTGATTTACATCAGTTTGCTTATACTTCTGGCAAACAATTTGATTATGTTTCAGTAGGTAGTATGTATGCAACTTCTAATTATATTGCAGCAAACTGGGGTAACACTCCTTGGAGCATTAATTATTCATATGTTGTAGGAAATAATGTAATGTTTGGTAAAATAGAAGATTAAATTATGTTAACACGATCTGATATATTAAGTAAAGCGGCTGACGATTGTATGAAGGAATTATATTCATATGCTCAACCTCATGTAGAATGGGAAGATTTTGTAGGTCAGAATAAAGTGTATTCTAATAAATATTTATTATGGGAAAAAACTAAGGATCTTGATCCAAACTACATTGGAAAGTCTTTAGTAGAATGTATTGGACCTAGACCTTATGAATTTTATTATCTTCCAAAAGATATATTAAAGGATATTGTTGATAACTATGTTTATGCCTATAAAATAGATAATCAACAAGAATTATTAGACATAATAGAAACCCTTAAAAATTATTGTAAAGAACCTATTGTTGATAAATATATTGACGATTGGACAGACGAAACTGGATTTCATCATCCTGGATATAGGAGTTATGATCATCCTGATAATTTAGAAAAACAACTTATTGATTTAATTCCAGATTCTGGATTTGATAAATCAGCTATTGCAGAGTCTGTTCAAAGTAAATTCTTTGAATTTCTTGATATGGCAGGAAATTTCTTTAATTGGAATAGAGATTTAAATTCATTTAATATGTCTGTATATATGGGACCAAGTCCTTATTCTAATAAAGATATAGTTATAAAGAATTGGAAGGAATATAGGGGAGAAGATATTGAAATTAATGAAGAAGAAATTAAAAAAGAATATTATGGAGACGAGGAATTGGATTAAAGAGTCTTTTGAATTTATTAGAAAGGCTATGAATAAAGGAGAAAAAATAGAATCGTTTAATAATGATAATAATTACATTTGTTTTGAAATTGGAGATTCTATAGAAATTTGGTTTGGATTTGGGGGTGAATATTTCTCTTTAAGAACTTTGAAAGGTTATCTGAAAATTCCTTTCAATTATAGTGAAAGAGATAAACTAGAAATTCAAGCTTTTCATTTAACTGTAAAAGAATATAATGAAGATATAGCTATTTCTGAATTTGAAAGCTATTTCAATACAGATGATGAACCTAAGACAGTTAATGACTTAGATGACGATGACGAGTAATTATGGAAAATATTACTATATCTAAATGTTTTGAAGTTATTGAAAAATCTATACAAAATAGATATTGTGTAGATAGTTATAGTTTTTCTATAGATAGATATATGTTTTCTATAAAAAGAGGAGATGAACGTATAGAAATAAGAATAGATCCTGATTCTATTTTTATTTCATACGCAAATTATCGAAATGATAATGCTAATATAGAAAAATATTGGAGAGAAGTAAATTATAATATTACTTCAGAGGAGAGAAGACATATTGAACGTCTTTATTTAGAAGTAGATGAATTAAAAGAGGAACTAGCTACAGAACGTTTTTTAAATTTTGTATAATGGAAATTACTTTAAATGAATTATTAGCTGGTAGAGCTACCAGAATTAAAAGTAAAGAATTTCTTCCAACTAGGGCTTATGTAGAGCCCTTTTTGGAAAGAGTTCAAAAGATAACTCAAGAAATTAGAGTTCAAGTACAACTTCCAAGTCAAATTACTTATACTGCTGAAGGTGATATAAATACTGAAGATATAACTTATAATAGAGTTCTTATTGAAGCTATTCTTCCAGATGAATATAAGTTTAATGATGATGTTCATCGTTCTGTATTTGGTATGGTTTATGGATTAGATGTTCGTAAACCTGTAGCTAAATTCTTTAAAGGACAAGAAAGAAGAGCTTGTACTAATTTATGTGTATTTTCTCCTGAACTTTTATCTTGTCAAGATGTAGAGTCCGAAACTCCTATTGATTTTAAGCCGTTAGATAGAATTATTGAGAAAACTGATGATACTTCTGTTTGGTTAAAGAAATTAGTAGAAACAGATTTTGATTGTACTGAGCAAAATGTAAATGAATCTTTAGGCAGATGGATTAGAAATTGTATTAATTACAGTTTTAATAATCAATATCAACCAGTAAAAATTGCTTGTTCTACTCCTATTGATGCTTATAAATCTTTATTTGAAAAAGAGGACGATGATTATTATGTAGGATTTGGAGGAGATACTAGTATGTATCAAGTATATAATGCTTTTACTCAAGTAATTACTGACGGTATGAAAAAAGATCCATTTAATATTTTTGAAAAGACCTTACTTGTTAAAGACATTCTTGATATATGAAAGAAAGGCAAAAGTATAATAAATTAATATTAGAAACCCTTTCTAAATTAGTTGAAAAACATCCAGATTTAAGATTTGGACAAATTCTTGTTGATTGTGATATAATCAGATATGAACCTTCAGTTTTATGTGATGGACAACGAGAAGACATACTAGTTATTGATCCATTTAATGAAGAGTCTGAAATAACATGGAAAAGAATGTTATTAAGTAAGTTTGCTTTTTATGAACAATATAATTAATTATGGATAAATTTATAAAAAATCCTGTACTAGGAGCTATTTGTGGAGATATGATTGAAGTTCCTTATGAATTTCTTAGAAAAGGAGTTCATATTGAAAAAGATTTTCCATTATGGTCTGATGATTCACGTTTTTCTGATGATTCTGTAATGACTTTAGCTGTATCTAAATGGTTACTAGAAGAACCTTTTAATACTAATGATCTTATCAATATTATGCAAGATTTAGGTAATAAATATCCTAATGCTGGATATGGAGGTAACTTTCGTCAATGGTTAAAAACAGAAAATCCTAAACCTTATAATAGTTGGGGAAATGGTTCAGCTATGAGAGTAAGTCCTGTGGGATGTTGTTTTGAAAGTTTAGAAACTACAAAACTTGTTGCTGGAATGTCAGCTTCTGTAAGTCATAATCATCCAGAAGGTATAAAAGGTGCTCAAGTTATTGCTAATTTAATATTTAGAATTCTACAATATAATGATTGGGAGAATTATGATACACCTTATATGGAAGGTTTTGTATTAATTCCTACTATTGATTATAAGTATAAAGTTGATAGGACTCCTCAAGAAATTAGAAATTCTGGATATAAGTTTGAAGTAAGTTGTCAAAAATCAGTTCCAGAAGCAATAAGTTGTTTTCTTTACAGTCATTCATATGAAGAAACTATAAGAGAAGCTATATTATTAAGAGGAGATACAGATACTCAAGCTTGTATAGCAGGTAGTTTAGCTGCAGCATATTGGGGAATTCCAAAAGATTTGGCTGATGAAACATTAGATAGATTACCTAGTGATCTATTGAATATTTTAGAGGACTTTAGTAAAATGTATAATTTAGACCTCTAAATATGATTTTGATTAAAGGGTTATTAAGAATATATTAATATTCTTATAACCTTTTAATTTAAATTTTTATGAAAGAAAAAATGTTAATTATTAAACGTTCAGGTAAAAAAGAACAATTTAATCCTAACAAGATTAAAAATGCAATTAAAGCTGCTTTTAATTCTGTAGGATATACTGTAGATGATGATGTATATAATGAATTAGTTAATTCCGTTAAAGTATGGAATGAAATGACTATTGAAGATATTCAAGACCAAGTAATTGAAACATTACGAAACTTTGATTATTCCGAAATAGCAGATTGTTATCAAACTTACAGATTAGAACATAAACAAGCAAGATTTATCCGTGAAAGATTAGATTACATGGATAATTATGCTAATTCTGGAGATAATGCGTCTACTTCTTCAGAAACAGATTCTAATGCTAATGTTACTATGAAAAATGTAGCCAATTTAGAAGGTGAAGTTTATAAAGTAACAAACAGACGTATTCAAAGACAAAGAATGAAAGATAAACTCAATGAATTATTCCCTGAGGAAGACGATTTGGGTAAACAATATATAAAGGATTTGGAGAATTGGGTTATTTATACTCATGACGAAGCTTCTTCTCCAGTTCTTAAGCCTTATTGTATGGCTGCAACTTTATTCCCATTAATGGCTGAAGGAGTAGGAGTAATAGATGGAGTAACTCCAACACCTCCTAACGATATTCAATCATTTAGTGGACAAGTAACAAATCTTGTATTTTTACTATCAGCCTCAGCAAAAGGTGCTATAGCTTTAGGTGATTACTTTATTGCTTTAAATTATTATGTAATAGCAGAATATGGTCCAAATTGGTATAATAAATTAGATGTAAATACAACATCTGATCATTGTTTAAGACCGATGACTATTAGAAGAGCTATTCGTAAAGGTATGAAACAATTTATTTATGGAGTTAATCAGCCTGCTGGTAACAGAAGTTATAATTCTCCATTTAGTAATTGTTCGTATTATGATAAAACATATTTTGAATCTATCTTTGATGAATTCTATTATCCAGATGGAACTAAACCAGAATGGAAAGCAATAGATACACTTCAAAGAATATTCATGGAATTACATAGAGAGCTTAGACTTATTAAGCCTTTAACATTCCCTGTTACCACATTTGCTATGGTACATGATGGTAATGATGTAATTGATAAGGAATATAAAGATTTATGTGCCGAGGAATGGGCTAAAGGTGGAAGTTTCTTCTGTTATCTTTCTAATAATCCATCAGCATTAGCTAGCTGTTGTAGAGTACTTAATGAAATGTCTGAAAATACATTTAGTAGTACTACTGGAATGACTGGAATTATGACAGGTTCTTGTAATGTAATTACTCTTAATATTAATAGAATCACTCAAGACTATTTTAAAACTGTAGATACAAATTACTTTGGAACTTCTGGTATTCTATACAAAGATATTACAGAAGAGGATATGGAAGGCTTTAGAAATTATCTTTGCAGTATTCTTGAGAGAGTTTACAAATATCACATAGCATATAAAACAATGCTTTATGATTTAGAAGAAAAAGGTATGTTCAGTCCGTCTAATGGAGGATATATTTATATGAAAAAATTATATTCTACTATTGGACTTATCGGTTATACTGAAGCTGCTCAATTCTTAGGAATGTCTGTTTCTAATAATGAGGAATATATTAAATTTCTACGATTAGTATTTGGAACTGTTAAAGAACAAAATAAATTACATTCTATTAGAGACAAGAAAAGACCTATTTTATTTAATAGTGAAGCAATTCCTGGAGAAGGATTAGGAGTAAAACTTTATGAACATGATAAGAAGGATGGATATTGGGTACCTAAAGATCAGAACTTATATAACTGTTATTTTTATAATCCTTGGGACAATACCTCTATTCTTGATAAATTTATTTTACATGGTAAACAAGTAGCTCCATATTGTGATGGAGGACAAGCACTTCACGCTAACTTGGATGCACATCTTTCGAAAGAACAATATCTTAAATTAATTGATTTTGCTATAGAAGAAGGTACTAATTACTTTACTTTTAATATTCCTATAAGTGAATGTAAAAAGTGTGGTCATGTAGTAAATGCTCCTATTGAGAAATGTCCTAAGTGTGGTAGTGAAAATATCGATTATTGGACTAGAATTATTGGATACCTTCGTCCTGTAAGTGCTTTTAGTAATCCTCGTAAAATAGAACAAAAGAAAAGAGTTTACGGTGTTAATAACAATGAGGAAGGAGGAGTTTGGTTTGGATGAAATATTTAATTAAAGAAGGTTGGTAGTTAAATCCAAATGAAAAAATTGTTAAAGGTATTACTAAAGCAGTAGAAAGAAATGAAGGTAAATGTCCTTGTGTTCATGAGGAAAACGATGGAGATCTTACTTGTCCCTGTGAAAGTTATAGATTACGGGATAAATGTTGTTGCCAATTATATATTAAAGAAGTATGAATGAAGAAGATGAATGGGAAAAAGTTACAGACCCAGAATTAATAGAATATTTAGAAAAAACGAAATCTGGAAATAAACTTTATACTAAAAATAATTATTAAAAATGAAATACCTTAATACAATGATAACATTTAGTGAATTTCCAGATGAAATTGCTTTATGTATAAATATAACTAATTGTCCTTTCCATTGTCCTGGATGTCATAGTCCAGAACTTTGGGAAGATATTGGTACAGAATTAACGAAAGAAGAACTTTCTAATCTTATAGAACATAGTAGAGGAATTACATGTGTTGGATTTATGGGAGGTAATGTAGAAGAAGTAAATAAGTTAGCAAATTTCATTAGACTACATACTAACTTAAAAGTTGGTTGGTATACAGGACTTCCGGATTTACCTAAAGAATTAGAAATTTGGAATTATGATTATATTAAAATAGGACCTTATATAAAAGAAAAAGGTTCTTTAGATAATCCAAATACTAATCAAAGAATGTTTAAAATTGAACAAAAATATGTAGGTAATAGTCAATATGATTTTAAAGCCATTGATATAACTTATAAATTTTGGAAACATGGAAACAACAAATAAAAATATTAACATTGGATGTGCTTCTCCACTAGCTGTAATAGTATTTCTAGCTTTCTTCTTTGCTAAGATATATGATAAAATAGATTGGAGTTGGTGGTGGGTATTTAGTCCATTATGGATTCCACTGGCGTTAATTATAATCGTACTTTTAATAACATTAATATTAAAAATATGGATAGAGCTAACGTAATTACAGAGGGCTGGCCAAAAGAAAATGAAATTCTTTTAGATTCTATTTCTTGTACATATATCCAAGAACCGGATTGTACTGAAAGTAGAGATGATGATCCTCAAGAAATAACATTATCTAGTAGAGATGGTGGTGGAGGTAAATTTATACACATAAAAACAAACGGATGGAGTATATGTGGAGATAATTTAGAGATGGATTTAATTCCTCTTATAAATGATTTTAGATTTAGAATGAACTATGAAAATTCTAATACTTCCGGACCTTCACGGAAGGAAATTTTGGAGGGAGACAATACATAATAATTTACATAGAGTTGATAAAGTAATATTTTTAGGAGACTATCTTGATCCATACAATGATGAAATACATGATAATTATTTAACAAAATCTATGGAATGTGAAAGATTTGAAGATTCTCAAAATCTTTTAAAAATGTTAAATGATATTGTTTCATTAAAGAAAAATGAACCTAATAAATATATTTTATTAACTGGAAATCATACTGACTCTTATATTTGGTCTAAATTCCATGCTGCAACTCGAACCGATTATAAAAATTGGGAATTATATCATAAGTTTTTTTCACAAAATTTAGAATTTTTTAACTTGGTTTGGGTTGAAGATAATGTGATATTTAGTCACGCAGGTATAACTGATGGATGGGCTAAAGAAGTCTGGAAAAAATTTAGGTATCCAGAGTCAGCATATAAATCTATAATGGATGTTGCTTTAGCATTAAATGATATTCCTTTAACTAAAGTAAATAATGAATATATACAATTAATTAGCAATATATCTTATTATAGATGGGGAGAATCAGAATATGGTTCTTGTGAATGGGCTGATATAAAGGAACATGTAAATATGTCCAGTAAAATATTAAGTCCTCTTGGAGAAGAAGGAATATATCAAGTATTTGGACATACACAATTAAAGGGTCCACTAATTACTAAAAAGTGGGCATGTTTAGATTGTAGAAAAGGTTTTATTATAGATACTTTAACTTGGGAAATAACGGAAGAAAAAGGTTTTTATGAAAGTTGAAGTAGTATATGAAGATAAAAAAGATAAGGAGTTGATTGAATTAGTTAAATTCTCAGCTCCTTTTTTTGTGGAATTTATAGATGTTAAAACTAAAAATGGTAAGAAAGAAGGTTACCAAATTAAATCTGAATTTGGTGCTAGATTAAATCCTTTTGTAGTTTTATATGATGATGAAGATAAATTTATCAAGTGTTTTTGGTCAGAAAGTGGAAATGCTTGCCAACAATTTATAAATTATTACAATAACAATGATTAATGTCAAATTTAAAAAGCTTAATGAAAATGCTGTAATTCCTCAATTTAAACATTCTGGAGATGCTGGAAAAGATTTAATTGCTACTTCTATGAAATATAATCCTAAATATGATAGATTTGAATATGGTTTAGGATTTGCTTCTGCTATTCCCGAAGGTTATGAATGTTCTATTGTTCCTAGAAGTTCTAATACTAAAACTGATGCTTATATTCCAAATGCTCCTGGAACTATAGATTCTGGTTATAGAGGAGAATGGTTTGTATTCTTTAAGTTAAGAACTTCTTTTGACGTATTATTTCCTGATGGAGACTACAATTTAAATATCCTTGAAATGGAGAATGAATTAGCTCCATATAAAGTAGGAGATGCTGTTGCTCAAGTAATGCTAAGAAAAACAGAAAACTGGAAATTTGAAGAAGTGGATGATTTAGATGAAACTGAAAGAGGAGCTGACGGCGGTCTTGTAAGAGACGATGCAAATTTTAAAGTATGATAAGCAAAGAGAATTTTTTCAAGTTTCTTACAGAATTTAAAACATTTGAAAAGGCTGTAGATAGAATGGAAGTAGCTATTTCTGGTTCTAAATATGGATGTAATTTATGGGAATCAGATTGGTACTCAGCTGTAGGAAAAATGTTTGATATATTTGTAGATACTCATTTTACAGAACAAGGAGCTGATTGGGTATCTTACTATATGTTTGAAGATATAGAAGATAAACTGGTTACGGTTAAACAAGAAAGAGATATATTTGGTGAAGAAAAGGAAATCAAATATCATCTAAATAGTTTAGAAGAACTTTGGGATTTCCTTTTAACTGATAAAAAAGCGTATTTCAAAAATGTCTGATTTATTTGCTTCACAAGAACAAACTAGAACTTGGTTAGTTACTAGAGGTGCTAAAGGAGAAATTAGATGTTTTGAAATTTGGTATGAAAAAGAAGGCGAATGTTATATAATTCATAGGCAATCTTCTCAATGGGGTGGTAAAGTTGTAGAACAACCTAGTATTACTATTTGTGAAGGAAAAGTAAAACGTGATACACACGCACAAACTATTCTTAAATTCTTATCGTTAATTAAAGAAAAGAAAGATAAGGGTTATAAAGAATTAGAAAGAGATTTCTATACTTATTCTAAAGAAGAAGTTGATAAACTTTTGCCTAAAGAAAATACTGATGCTAATGGATTTAAGAAACATATGTTAGCTAAAGCATTTGATAAAGTAAAGAAATCTACCATTGATAATGAAGAATATTGGTATGCTTCAAGAAAAATAGACGGAGTAAGATGTTCTTTTTATTGGAATGGAAGTAAAATAGTTACTGCTTCTAGAGGTGGTGGTAATTATGATTCGGCATGTATTCATTTTACTCAACATCCACAATTTATAGAGTTTTTCCAAAGACATCCAGAAGTAATATTAGATTTGGAACTTTATAAACATGGTAGAAGTCTTCAACAAATTAGTGGTGCTGCCCGTTTAGAGAAGAATGCTTATGATTGTAAATGGTTAGAAGGATACATTTATGATGTAATGTATCCTAATATTCCATTTAAAACTAGACTTAAAATTCTTAATCAAATATCTAAAGAACTTAGTCTATCATTTGATCCTTATAGACATTGGGAAGAAGGAGAATTACAACTTCAAATGGTTCCTCATGTAAAAGTATCTGGCTATGATAATATCATGGAATTACATAATAAATATGTAGAAGAAGGATTTGAAGGAGTAGTTATTAGAAATCCAAATAAGCCTTATGGTTTTGGAAAAAGAACTAATGATATGATTAAAATCAAATGCTATAAAGATGACTGCTTTACAGTAGTTGATGCAGCACTAGGATTAAGAGGTTCTGAAGATATGGTATTTATATGTGAAACCAAAGATGGAAAAACATTTAAAGCTAAACCTTTAGGAGATAGAGAACAAAAAGAGGAATATTGGAATAATTTTGAACAAAAATATAAAGGAAGATTAGGAGAATGTAAATTCTTTTATTATTCTGATGAAGGTGTTCCTCTTCAACCAGCCTTTAAGGCTTTTAGATATGATATCTAATATGACAACATACAATTTTATTATAATAGATATTAATAAATCTATTAATCCTTTCCTTAATATTTTAGATGAAAATGAATTTCTAGAAGAATTATGGGAATGGTGTTATGAAGATAACTTATGGGATTTTATTTACGAAAATCCTGAAGTATTAACTAATTCTGAAGATTTAGAGAATTATATACTTGATAATTTTATTCCTGAAGATTTATTTCATCATCATGAAGAGGACGATTTAAATTGTTTTGCATTTACTGTATCTGACGAAAAATTAGATACAAGAGAATATGATGAAAATAAAGCTTTATCATTTATTTTAGATAAAATAAAAGAACGTTATGAAAACATATGAAGTAACTCTTCACAGAGTAGTGGAACATGAAACAACTTATAGAGTTGAAGCTGATAGTATTGATGAAGCTTCTGATTTAGTATTATCTGGTACATATGACGAAATAGTAGAAGATTCGGAAGAAGGTGAAATAGAAGATCCGGAAGTAACAAATATTGAACAAGTATGATTCAATTAGTAGTTAATGTAGAATTTTAAGAGAAAATGGTAAGTAATTTATACTATAAAGTATTAAAAAATACTATAGATAGTTTAATAGATTTAAGTGAAACTTCTACTCATAATACTTATCATTTATGTGGAATAGACAAGAATATAATAGAGTATTTAAGTTCTAATAAATGGTGGGGAGGAATTGTTAAAGATACAAATGATTTTCATGTTATTAAAGTAACTGATAATGGATTA